GGTGTCTATTCATCCAAAGAAGACGCCGCTGTGGCTATCAACATCTATATGAAAGAGGCTCAAAAGGATTGGGATTCTAATACATATGATCTATGCAGGTACGATCGTTATTATGTCGAGGAGCGTTTTCTAAATGTACCGGCTGGACCTGTTGAGCCGGTTCTTGCTTGAAGTTCCTTTCAAATTCCAATATACTGAACGTATGAAAAATAGTAAATATCTACAGATCAATCGCTACAATGGCCAGGCTGACTACATTGTCCTGGATGAGGATGAGACCATTGAAGAAATCACCGAAGGAATGGAAGAGCAGGAAGGTGATTTGCGCTCCTGGGATGGAGAAGAATATATCATTGTCGAACTTTCCGCTTGAAGTTCCTTTCGAATTCCAATATACTGATTGTATGAAAAATAAAGAATGGATGAACAAGCCAACCCAACTCCAAAACCGCGTTCGCGCTGCTGATATTAACTCTATGTGTGAGGATGACAAATCCATGCACATTTTCTATACGTTAGAAGAGATTGAGGATGTAGTTAAGTGTCTCCATAAGGTGCTTCGTTCCGATGATCCTTTTATCGGACAGAAGATTACTAAGCTTGAGAATATTGTCGGTGAACTGCTTGGAATCCAGGACCGAGCTGAAGCATTTAACAAGAAGAATACCCCAGCTATCGCATAATCATGGACTTCACAAAGAAACAAATCAATCAGTTTAAGTCCTACGAACGAGTCCGAAAGGGAGGACATTACAATATGTTCAGCTCGCAGGCTCGAACGGCAACCGGACTCACAAAGGAAGAATATCTCTTTGTAATGGAGAACTATTCTGAATTGAAAGAAGCATCTAATGCATGTGCAGCTGACGAGATGCTGCTGAAACAAACGGATCATTCATAGAATCTCCCTGGGAGCCCTTGGGAGACCCAGTTTGAATTGCCAATCAATACCACCAGCACGGCGAATCGGAGGGGAGATTGCCTTCCGAATAGCTTGCAAGTTCCGAATCCAGAAGCCATAATGAACGTATGAAAAATAAAGAACAGCTGAACAGCTACAAAAAGACCGGACACCTCTTGAACAAGAAGATTGTTTGTACGGAATGCACCACCCACATCACCTGCTTCGGGACTAACCTCGAAGGAAAGATTGCGAAGTACGGTGGGATTGAAACCCTTTTGGAGACCTTCAAATGCCGTTCATGTGTGAGCGCTTCCAAGCCTAAGAAGGTGAAGAAAGTAACCGTTAAGAGGGCTAAGAAGAAGGACGTTAAGATCGAGTCATATGAGGTACCCAAGCTCAAGCCATACGTATCCCGGGAGGTTGCTCTGAAGGACTCTCCTGAACTCGTATCAGAAATGACTGAGAATGGAGTGTGCATCCGGCCTGATATCTACTTGGATTTCAAGCGGTGTGATGACTGCCCTTACGTCAAGAATTGTAACGCAACTTGCAAGACTTTGAAGTATGTCACTGCTTAATCAACCTACAGTATCGAGGTCGGAGTTCCGTCGAGCGCTAAACCTCAAGTGCCATAAAGAGTTTGGTCTCGGCTTAAACGACCTGCCAGATATCATTTGTATAGATGATGTGTGGTGGGAAGGAATCACTGAGAAGGAAGCCCTCCAGATGATTGAAGGTTGTTTGGACGATTTTCGGCTTGAGTGTTCCCCCTGATGCATTCATAATGAATGTATGAAAAATGAGAAGTGGATCATAGAAATCAAAGAGCTGAAGGTGCGACAACCTTTCGCTCCCAAACAGAAGGCCTTTCGTAACAAGAAAGCTTACAACCGCAAAGCAAAATACAACCTCCAATACGCATGAAGATTCTAGCCATCGATACCGACAAGATTGTCACCAAGTCCTACACCGTCCAGAAGGATGATCAAACCTACCGCTACGTCGATTATTTCAACGAAGACGGAAAGATCATCGATAGCCGGTTGGAGACTGTAGAAGGATACGCTGTAGAGGTACCTGCGCTCTTTGAAGAGATTCAGGAGTTCATTGACACAGAGGCCGATCCAGCCGGGCTGTTTTAAGCTTTAAGTTCCAACCCAAACCAATTACAATCAATAAACAATATGGCAACACGCTCACAAGTCAAATTCTCCGATGGAGGAACAGTTCGTGCAAACATCTACGTCCACTGGGATGGCTATCCTGATGGTGAAGGCGGTCGTTTGAACCAGCTTCAGAAGTTCTTCCAGGACGTCAAGGAACAGGCTAAAGATACACGCTTCAACGACGCGGAGTACTTGGCAGCTAAGTACATCGTCTGGTACGCTATCAGTCAGTGTGATGATGAGAATCCTAATCCTCTGAGCTTCTGTGGAATCGGACCTTGCATCGAAGACCATGGAGACATCGAATACATCTATCTTGTTGATTGCGATCACCATGACGAGAATGGGTTCCCTATCGTCGACTACAAAGAGGCTGGATGGAGGTTGAACAAATAATATGACACACGCCGACCTAGATAGAATGATGTACATTGAAGCCTTTGGACGCCCATGGTGTGCTTGGGTGACTCCAGAGAATGATCTGATGATCCTAGCTGCTGATGAGAAGCTATTCTCTGAGAAGGACATGGAGAAGCTTGGTGACTACCTCTACGAAGAGGGCTTCTTTTCAGAATATTTCAAATCAAAGCTTGCAGAAGCCGAGGACATTTACTAACATTTAACAAGCGACCTAGGAATAGTGTCGGAGGAGATCTCCGGACGGGCACTTATGCCACATTAATCACCTAGGTCGCTTTTTCCTCTTGACCGTTCCACAAATAGAAGCCATAATTACAGTATGAAAAATAAAAACACCAACGAAGAACAAGTCGACGCAAACTACTACGATGCTTTCATCGATTCAATCCTCTCACTTCCGCCTAAGGTTCGGAGTCATATTATAAACGTTGGATTTGTTTGCTCTAAGTTTACTAACCCTTACCTCTACCTCTGGGAACATTATTGCAATGAGAGCGAGGGTGATTACATTCACCAAACTCTCGATGATCATAAGCTCGCTATTGACTAAAATGATTAGCTTTATTCTTAATACAATCGAAGATCTTCTGAGACGTAATCGTAAGCCATCACCCGTCCTGGAGGCCATGCTCCGCACCACGCACTCAAGCTGGGTACAGAGCCTCCAGGATACGAACAGGATCACCGACTATGAGTATAAGCTCTGGTCATAACCCCAAACAACACAACATGTCTAAACTTGATATCGCCTCCCTTATTGTTAATCTCATCAACGTCGTCGTTTGCGCACACGTAGGATTAACTATGCTCGATCATAACCCTGTACCGTTCTATTACTTCTATGTCATTTGCATCGGTTTGATTCTTAATGCGGCCTACGTTTTCGTTGGTCCAAGTACCACAAAATAAATCTTGCCGGTCCGAATACATTCAGCCATACTAAAGATCAAGAATATGACTACCACAGTCGAAACCAAAACAGTGGCTCCTAAGAGCCAGGTTAAGCGCAAGACCATCAAAAGTGCGCAGCCCAAGGTCGAGAAGACCGCTCGTACCATCACGCCGAAGCTTGTCTGTCAGGTCACCGGAGTCGGACGCTATACCAACGCCGCTTACCTTGCGAAGAAGGCTGAGGCACGTAATTGCTCCACCGAGGACATCCTCAAGCACTACGTCTCCCGCGACGTCGCTAAGCTTCTCCGCTCTGGAAAGACCGTTGCTGAGATCAAAGGTATTCTCGGATCAACGTTTGAGTCTCCGATCCAGGATCTCGATGGTGCTACGATCCTCCGTTATAACGGCAAGACCAAGAAGGGAGCCTAATCCAAATGGTTAACAAGATCGAATCCAAGACCATCTCCTCGCGTAAGCCTGGACGGCCCTTCAACACAACCAAGTATCCCTGGCGCTCTACGGCCATTGGACGCTCCTTCATCCTCTGGGGATGGAAGGCTAAGCCGAACGGGTGCAAGATGTATCAGAAGCTCAAGAAGGAGGGATTTGAATACTCCTTCAAGAAGATCCCCACTGGCTTCCGCGCCACGAGGATCGATTAAGAATCACCCTCCAAAGAGGGTCCTGTAAAGCCAGCGAAAGAGAACACAACAATAAGAAAGCGCACCGGGCAGGAAGCTGGCACCGGTGCGCTTTCGCATTTTTCGGGCTTGACTATTCCTTGTTCGGCCATCATAATGATGGTATGAAAAATAAGAACAAGGTAAGCAAAAAGAATCAGAAGCTCATCGCTAACATCCGCGAAATGGTCAATCAATTCGCCATGGCCGGAGACGAGTTCAAGTCATGGCGTGAGGCCTGGATGGAGGTAATTTCGACCCTTGAGGCTGGAGGTTCCATCTAGAATCCTTTATACTGATAGTATGAAAAATAAGAACACCCTGACACCCGAAGCCATCATCGAAATCGCTAGCGCTTACGAAGGAATCGTAGGCAAGGTTTACGACGCCCTTAACGACCTGAGAGACCTGATGGGAACCCCTCAGTATAAGGAGGCTGCTAACATTGTTTACACCGAAGATGAGGCATATGAAGAGGCTGCCGTCGCTGTAGAGAATGCAAACCTAAGTGGCGAATTTAGCTGCTTCATCCAGGATCTCTCAGAGATTACCAGACTCTGGGAGAAGGAATAGGCTTGAAGTTCCTTTCAAAGTACAATATACTGATCGTATGAAAAATAAGAACAAACTGACACCCGAAGCCATCATCGATATCGCCAGCCAGTACGAGAAGCTATCTGGTAAGATCTACGAAGCACTTAACGACCTTAAGGAGCTCATGAATACTCCTGATTACAAGGAGGCTGTTGACATTATCTTCACAGAGGACACCGAATATGAAGAGGCTGCCGTTGCCGTTGAAAACGCTTGTATGAACGGTGAGTTTAGCTGCTACGTCCAAGACTTGGCCGAAGGATGGGCCAGGGAATAAGCTTGAGTGTTCCACAATCAGAAGCCATAATTACAGTATGAAAAATAGAAAAACGTTCGAAGAAGTAATGACAGAGTATAAGGCCCTGGATGCAGGGATCGCGGGATTGGTCCGGAATACGGCCAAGCTTGAGCTGAAGGAGTGGGGTGTTGAAGAGATTGGCTCCTCAGACGTCAACCACCAGATCGTCTCCCTCTACAATAGCTACGGAGGATTTGACGAGATCATCAGACACGGATTGGAACTCTGCCGCCACTAATATGACCTACAAACAACTCATCAAGTCTCTCATGGAGATCCCGGTAGACCGTCTCAATGATGACGTCACTGTATACGATCCTGATAGGGATGACTTCTGTGGCGTTAATCATATGTCTGTAGCCATTGATAAGTACAACGATGTCCTGGATGAAGGACATGCCTATCTGGTTCTTCGATCATACGGATTCTAGGCTGGAAGTTCCTTTCAGATTCCCTTATACTGATAGTATGAAAAATAAGAACAACGTCAATAACCCGATCAACCTCTGGCTCCTTGCTGCTACCTCAGCCGTGGTTGTTATTAACATCGTAGCCTTCGCCCTCATGCCTCGCTAATATGAGAAACCTAGACCTTACCATTCATTCCGATCGCGAGCTTGAGCTCTGGATTGACAACGACGAGTACCTGAATAGCGTCTGGAGGAAGTCCATTAGGACTGGTAACATCAACTATGTCCGCGCGGCCTTGGATCCTTTTAAGTACACTAACGCTCAATGGGAGTATCTGGTTAATGTCTTCGAGGAGGAGTTAAGAGAGGATGAAGAGGCCCTGGAGGAGCGGAACACTGTCCGGGACATGCATGGATTTGTCGTAGAAGGGGCTTGACCGTTCGGCCAGATTCCATTATACTGATAGTATGGAAAATAAGAACACTATCCAATACCGAATCATGCAACTTGAAGCTCAGGCCAACTTGGCAAGGGGGCTTGGAGAGCTCAGCCGAATCAATAACGAGCTGGACAGTCTTCGTGAGCAGCAATCGGAGAACGAGATGCTCGGGGAATACGAAACCGGGTGCACGGTCGAGGAATACTATAGCAAGCGGAGGGTGCGTTGGTAGAAGAGGCTTGACCGTTCCACCTTTAGACCTTATACTGATCGTATGAAAAATAAGAACACAGTAGACGAATACTACGACAACGTAACCAAGGCGGCCAAGACTCTTGAGGAGTACTATGAGAGGATGGCTAAGTTTACATCCAGCACCGAACGCTCTGCTGAATACAATAAGCTAAGACGTGAGATGCGAGACCTTTGGAAGACGCATGAGTCGTACGCCCAGGCCGTTTAAGCTGGAGGTTCAAACAGATTCCATATACAATCATCGTATGAAAAATAAAATAAAGCACACAGAGAAAGATATCACCGTCCAGGAGCTGGTTAACAAGATTGTTGAGCTCCAGGATAAGAAGAACAATCGCCAGTACGCCCACAGCTATGCTCTGGGTACTCTCCAGGCCATTATTGATTGGGAGGTTAAGGGTTATAGTAGCGGTATTCAAGACGCTCTTAATAGGGCGTACGCCACTGTGGATGATGAGCTCAAAGAGCTAGCCATTGCTGTATGATTGAAGAAGGCTATAGGTATAGTAAGGTGAAGATCGTATCATGGATCATAGCCAGTATGATAGGTCTACTATGCTGGTACCTTATTGGATACCTCTCCAATAAGATCTATCATCGTATAGTAGATGGTACTACTAGTAAGCCATCTCTCCGCTATAGCATACACCTTCTAGAGCGCTAGGTGGGTTTCTAGAACCGTATAGGGGGTTCTAAAACCCCCACGGGGATATATCCCCAAGCACGGGAATTTAACCATATAGGGAAAGGGGGTTGGAATTCTATAGGCCCCATGCCAACTTTTTTTAGCAAAATTTTTTTTAGCGCGTCTGCGAGGATTTTCTATATAGGCTCCTCGGTATAAATACCCGTATGATGAAGTTTGATTTTAGCCTCAATAGACTCAACCCGTTTCTCTGTATAGCTCTGTTTTGTATTGCTTATACAATCTTTGATATCGCCGGAAGTGTAGCTTCCCTCCTTAACAAGACAGGGGGTGGTATTATCAGTGATAGTGCTACTACAAGTAGTGTTATATCTACATCTACAAAGAGAGATACTAACACCGTTATCATTACTATTAATTTACCGCAGAAGTAAATTTCTACTTTATTAAACCTATAAATACTAATATATATGAATAATGATAGTCATCTATTAAACGAGGCATATATTCGTACGAATTCCGCACGTCTTGTACCCGTTTCACCTGAACGTTATAAGTTCATTGTATTTCCTGAAGATATGGAAGCCTATCTTGTTAACCCATATAAGAAGGTAGACGTGCGCTACGCTCTAGCCGGCAAAGCCACCGGTTCACCTGTTACTAGGTGGTTACCAGTTAAGGTTGTTATCGGTGAAGATTTGATTGAAACCTATCCATCTCTGGCAAAGAGAATTGATACTAGTGCCTGGTACATTGCCACCCCTAATATACCAGAAGAGTATACCTCCAACGCACTCATTGGTGCGTACTAATTAGCTTACTTCCTCTTCTTACCGGCATCCGATCTCTGGGCCCTCGATTTAATACCAGCATTCCGGTGATAGGCGGCCATGAACTTCTGAGCCCCTCTTGAGCCGTTAGATACGATATTGTTTTTAGTCTTTTGTGTTGCCATATACGTAGTATTATATCTACATCATTTCACCATTGCAATTAGATAATCTTGTATCTATATTAGAGATATGCTTAAATCTGAGTTATTCCAACAAAGCTATTGTATCTTTGTATCTGATATTGTTCCTGGTATTAAGGAGAAGATTGAATCATATAGTATTCAGAGCATTAAGATTCTTAAGGCTATGTTCCAGGAAAAACTGTTTTGTATTGTTATTCCCGGTCACCATGCATTCAAACAGTATGAAAAGGAACTCTTTGATATCTATAAGAAGTCCGGTAGTGAATCTGGGTTCTGGGGTCAATATAGTATGGGATATCTAGGGAAGGAATGGGAGGTAGTATCTTAATATGGCTACTGTATTAATTCCCGTTCCTTTACGTAAGCTAACCAATGGAGCTGATACTGTTTTCTGTGAAGCCGGAACCATTAGAGAGCTTATTGAGAATCTAGAATTTGGTTACCCTGGTATGAAGGAACGAATCTGTGCTTCCGATGACTCAATTAACCGGTTTATTAATATATACGTGAACGGAGAGGATATCCGGTTCGGGGCGGGAACCGATGCGTGTATAAGCGAAAAGGATGAGGTATCTATTGTTCCGGCTATTGCCGGGGGATAAGTACCTATGTGAATAAGGATATTGAGCTTCTTAATGAAGCCTATACTAAATTGATTGTGGAGGAGGATGATCGTCCGCACTACCACCTTATTATACGTTTGGAGCTTGAGGAGATGCCTAATAAGGCAGAAGACCTCATTAGCTTTGTCGATGATCTAGCTACCGAGATTGGAATGAAGATTGTCTATGGACCAAAGGCTATCCATTTACCGTACCCTGAAACCGAAGGCTGGTCCTGTTTTGCTATTATTACTAGCTCCCATATCTCCGTCCATACCTGGAATAAGTCTAAGCCTCCTTTAATGCAGGTAGATATCTTTTCCTGTAATGCGTTCTCGAAGAAGAAGGTAATTGACTTTGTTAATTCCGTTCTTAAGGTAAAGAATATAAAGGAAGTCTTTATTGATAGAACCTCTGCTTTAAAGGTAGAGACCCAAAAAGAAATTGAGGCTGAAAAAGAATGATCTTTAACCGTATAGTAGAATTTTTATTAGAGAAGAGAGCTTATAGGCACCACCCCAAGCACTCTAAAGAAGACGCTGAATACCAAGCCCGTCCTCGTAATGGTCAGATCTGTCAGAACTGTACCATGTTTCGTGCCCCTAATCAGTGTACCGCCGTCAAGGGCTCGATCTCACCTCGTGGGTGGTGTGTCTGGTATAAGCGTTCTAAACTGGCTAAAGGGCACGTAAGAGAAAACTAATAACTTCTTCTGATTAAAGGAGTTACTGATTTACCGGATGTACTATCGGAACAATCAGTATTCCTCCTCGTTCCAGGCGCAAGGCTCGGGAGCCGGGCGTGTGTAGGGGAACTCCTAGAATTGAGAAATAAATTTGTTAATCTCCGGGTAGATCTCCAGATAGGTGCGTGTACGGAGCTTATAACCATCCTTCTTAGCATCGGCGTCAAATCTAAAACGGATCTTGAATAGCTTATATGACTTGTTATCCTTCCTGGAGTGAGCACGAAGTACTAATGATGGGTTCCCACCCTCACTCTCTGTCTCCCAATCAAGCACTGAGCTCTTAAGACCGGTTTCAAACTTACTGAAGAACTTAGGATCAAAGATTTGTACCGCCTTTCCTGCTGCCGATATTGCTATAATATCTGGCTCCTCACCTTGTACAGCGGCCCGAAAACCATCATTAATGACTTGTGGGTTTGGTTTCTTACTCTGGATCTTATCAAATATTGATTGTACGGCCTTGAAGAGCTTAAGCTTATCATTGGTTGTATAGTTAGGATCATTTCTATCGGTATAGATACCAACTAGCTTTAATGTCTTTGGATCGAGGACGGAGAGGTCTTGAGGGGTTACTTTAATACCAATATTAGCTAATGCCTCTTTAATTTGAACTGCAACATCAGTCCCTGCCCATTGACCAAATGTCTTTGAACCGTACTTTAATGAGATTCTCTTCACAACCTTGTTATCAACTAAAATATCAACGTCTGACTTTGTACCTGATTGATCTGAAGTACCAATTGGTGCTACAGCAATATTGCCTTTCATCTCATTAACCTCATCGAGTATGGTTGATGCAGATGTTACGGAATGAATTGCCGAATCCTTAATCTGATTAACCTCTGGTGAATTTCTATATTTTTGATTCTGTAGGGCAAGAAGAGCAGCCTCTGGAAGTTTTGCAGTATTAAATGTTATTGTTTTATCACCTGACTTATATGTATACTTCTTCTGGAAGTAGTTGTCCATGATTGTTGATACTTGCTTAGTAGTAACACTACCTGGGTTAAGGATATAGGCGATACAGGCTGCTGCGAAGACAAATTCAAAAACATCGCCTTTATTAGGTGCTACAGCTTCGGTAAGGTATTGACTAAAAGATAACATATATTAATAAATTTATTTAATTAGGTAGGTGGAGAAATAAATACTTATGATAATTTATGAACAAAGATATCCATCTTTTATTTGAGGCTTATAAAAAAGCTATTACCGAAAATGCTGAGACAGAACTCGGTCTCGATCCTAAGGAGGTAGCTGAATACGACCAGGCTAAAAAAGACATTAGCTTTCATAATTATCCATTCTGGGATGCATATCACGCTGTAAAAGAAGGTGCATGGACAGAGGAAGATTTTCATCAATGGTGTCAGACTGTCTGGAATGACGGTGCTGAATCAGCTCATGCTCGTCATCCGGAGAACGAAGAAGTTCCAGGCGCTGATGATGAGTGCGGGGTTGGTATAGAGGGTGATGGATCAATTCAACCAGGTGTTGTATAATGAATAAAGATATACATTTAATTTTTGAAGCTTATAAAAAGAAGCTAACAGAAAACGCAGAAGGTACATTGATACCATCTGATGAAGAGATTCAAGCAGCTCTTGAAAAATATAAGAGCAATTGCTCAGTTCAAGATGTTAAAGATGCTATTATCCAGGTGATTGAAAGATATAAGCCTACAGACGCAGATGATCTAAAGAATGGTCTCTATGAAGAGCACCAAGACGTAAGTAATCATCAAATTGGTGTCGGTAAGCAAAGGTTTCCATATAAAGAATATTCTGTTGCCGAGGTTGCCGTTCACCTTGCTAATACCCTCCGTACATGGAATAGTATGAAGGAACGTAATGCAAGAGGTGAGAACGCAGAAGAGGCAAATAAGCCCCTAACAGCAAATGATATTCACCGTATTGTTGAAGATGCTTTTAAGACAAAGGGTGAAGAGTCTAGATACTACCCAGGTATTGTTGGTATCTATTCTAGTGTTATTTATAGTATGTTAGATAACATGGGGTATAGCTATTTTGATAGCAAGGTACAGGATGCAGTTAGTGCTTATGAAGCCCACTGCTTACAGGCTCATGAGGAGTATAGTGAGGATCGCGCTGATCGCGGACCATCTATAACTAACGCCCAGGACCCAGAAACCGGTATACTCTGGTATAATTGGGGTGGTGAGTCATACTACAATAGTGCAGCTGTTAATGCAGCATTTGAGCTAGCTCATAAAGAAGGTTTAAATAAAGTTATTATTAACGGGCTTTCATAATATGAAAAACGATTTACACCTTATTGCTGAAGCTTATTCAAGAATATATCTTGAGTCAGATGCTGATTTTAGAGATGAAGATATACGCGCTGGTGCCCAAGAGCATGAAGATCTCGAAAAAGAACAAAATGATGTCGATCAGATTGAGCATGACGAAAAGATTTTTAAGTATCAGACGGGTACAAAATATGTAAATGTAATATATCAACCTGAAGGTTATAATCAGAAGATATCCGCATATGGTGAGATACAAAAGATTGTAGCACCAGGTAAGGTTCTTGTACGTATGCGTTCAGGACCCGATCAGGTAAATCAATCAGGTCCAAATAGTAGTGTGGTACCAAATAAGTTTGGTAGTAAGGGTAAAGATTTTACATTTGATTATGTTATCAAGTATTATCCAAAACGCGGGCCAAAGGTTATATTTCCACCACAGGATGACAAATACATTACTGATATCGGAAGCTCTGTTAACGTTGGTCGTTTAAATCAATACGACTATTCAAGTGATCGCCTTTTAAAACAATGATAGGCTTAAGAGACAAAATTTATCTTGCTAAGGCTTATAACGATATGTATAAGCCGGTTGTTGAGAATGACATGATGGGTCAGAGTAATGATCAATCTGAAACTGCAAAGCAAGCAGAGCCAGTTACACCTACTTCGGTCATACCACCAGAGGGTACAGCGCAGCCATCTAAACTGCAACAGCCGCCTCAGGGTTCTAAAGTTTTTAGCGGTGATAAAAATATGATTTTTAATATTAGTGATCTTGAGGAACATGCATCAAGAATACGCGAGCTTATCAAACATAATAACAATCAGCGCTTTGTTACTTCGAACATAACAAAAATTGGTGATACGATTTATACTTCTGATGAAGCAGCACCGGGTACAATACCTGCTTTAATTCCTGTACCACGTGGTCGACAGATATAAAGTAACATTTGTTGAATAAATATTAATATATGTTAAAAGATAGTAGATATATTGCTGATGCTTATACATTCGTACAGGAAGTAACTGTACCAGGTGCTACTGTCGCAACTACACAATCACCTGTACTCGGTACACCTATTGGTAGTCAAAATGAGCAGAAGGCAGTAGAGCAGCCAAAGAAAGATATAAAGGACTGGATAAGACTTCCTTTTATTCATACACCATTTCAGGCAAGAATGGCTGCAATTTTAATAGTAGAACTTCTTAATAATATGTGCGCTACAGATGCACTAAAAGATCTTGTTCTTAAAGAGATCCGTACAAGCAACAGACTTCATAGAAAGAAGTAAGAAAGTATATGAAACTATCCGCAGAAATCATTCATGAGCGGATGTTTGATGATCTTAGACAGCAGCTTAAAGATTTTCATAAAAAGCGTGAAGACTCATACGTAAGTGATTTACAAGATAACCTTCATGAGGGTAATGAAAGTCCACATGATACCAAACTTGTTAAAAATCTTGTAGCAAAGTATGCAGAAGATACTCCCTACAGTACATTACAGTTTGTAAAGAACTATGTTGTAGAAACCTCTGATAGCCTTGCTGATGCTTTTAAGGAAGGTATTATAGATAAAGAAGAGTATGAAGTAGCTTTTAGTACTCTCAAATATATGCTTGTTGCAGCAGAGATGGATGTAGATCCTAAAACTAAATTAACCTATAAAGGTTGAAGAAATTAATACGCTGATTAATTATTTTGCCATGAAAAAGAAGAACGTCAAAGTAACAGCTGATTATGTTATTGATGAATATCTTGCTGCTAAAAAACTTAAAGGTAGTGAAAAGACTCTCGCTATGAATAGAGTCAAATACCTATCTACAAAGCTCAATCATTTTGTGGATGAGGAAGCTCAAAGATCGAAATAGACATCCTTCTTTTGTTTAGCGAGTTCAACTTGCTTCTTTATGATCTTTTTACCGCTCTCAAATCTATAAGCCTTGCAGCGCGGGCATATGGCTCGCTCATATAATAGTACAGCATCACACCCCTCACAAACCTTATATAGATAATATGTATTGACTATATAATCTAAGGTTGTTTCGCGTACGTGATCATTAATTAGTTTCTCAATGATTTCTTTCTTTTTCTTAGGCATTTATTAAATAATTAGGTGAACGATGCATCGAAGTCAATTTATATGATATATGAGAGTAAACTCGGTATCAATAATACTACACGTAATACAGATTCCTATATGTATACGCCAAATGAATATTCAAAAGTTTATAATCAAGCGGAAGAAACACATCGTTCATTAAAGACAGTAATTGCAAAAAAATTAATGGAGTGTTCCAATAGAAGTACCGTTGGTCGGAAGGAAGATTACGCTGTAATTCTACATACGCTTAATAGCGTAATAAAAGACATTAATGAAATTTTACAGTAGAAAGTAGCGATATTCTTTCTATAATGTTGGCATGTCTAGCGAAAAGACCGTTATTTCTTGGGGTAAAATAATTACCGATACATTATTGCTTTCTAAGCAATTAAAGGATATTGACGCTATTATAACAGTAAGTCGTGGTGGATGTATACCCGGTGCACTTCTTGCGTATCATTTAAACGTAAAGACGGTCGTGAACTTCGCTATACAAAGTTATAGTGATGACAAAACACAGAATAATATCGTCGTACATCAATACCCTGATAGTGACTTTCTTGCAGCAAGTAAAAATATGAATATACTTGTGGTTGATGATCTTTCTGATAAGGGCACAACACTCGCTTTTATTAAAAGGTATTTAGCTGGTTATAAAATACACCCCCAATTTTGTACTCTCTACGTGAAGAATGGTACAGCTTTGTTACCAGATCACTTTGTTGATATATTCGACAGTAGTGTATGGTTAGAATTTCCTTGGGATAATTTAACTGACTCTCTTGCGAATCTTGTTACGTCGTAATTTCAATCTCTTCTTCTTGTTAAGAAGTCTATCATCAATGGTGATAGTTTCAAGAGTATTGCCTATATAGCCTGTACCGCCTGCTCCACCTAACTGTCGCGTATCACCAGCATCACCAGGCACTGGAGGTGCTCCAGTTCTTCCCGATACATTATAACCTTCGAGAAGCTCTTTAACTGTTGCTTCGAATTGCATTTAATTCACCTCTTAGTGATTCGACTTCAATTTTTAGCTCTTTTAAGCATGATACAAGATACGGCACAATACGTTGATAATCTACACCAAGATAACCATTAGATTTAATACTTACAGCCTGTGGTATTGTATTTTGTATCTCTTGAGCAATTAACCCGATATCTTCGCCGGTGTTACTTGCTGATGCATTCCAGGTAAATGTATAACCGTTGATGTTATCAAGTGTATGCAGAGCATTATTAATTGGTTTAACGTTATCCTTAAGACGTATATCTGAAGTATAGAACGCTGTTATATCACCGTTTGCAAAAATGTTATTAGTATATACATTACCTGTTCCTGTAGTTATATCATTATCTTGTGTAAAGACTGAACCACATGTCACATTACCACAGGTTAATGTACCACCAGCGTACAAATTACCACGCGCACTAATCGTATCAGTAGCGGTAATCCTTCCTATATTATTAATATTACCTGTTACACTAAGAGACGAATTTATTGTAGTAGAAGGGAATATATTTAAAGTTGTTGCTGTAGGATTTAATAAAAATACGTTAGAGCATAAACTTACAGTAGTTGATGTTGCAGTAGGTCTGTTTACTATAACGCCGTTCGTGCCTTGGAAGTTTGCTTGAGCAAGTAGTACAGAAAAGTCTAGTGCTGTTACTGTTGATATATCTGTTCTGCCTACGAACTGACCAGGTCCTACGACCATGTCTGTTACATTATTTGTATTGAAGCTAGGATTTAATTTAACAGTATTAGCAGGCATGGTTGCTAGCAATGAATTATCAACTCCGTTTACTGCAATAGTAATAGGTGCATTTGCATCATATTTTACTAACCCTCCACCTACACAGCCTTGGGAAATATATTGTGGTATAATACCACCTTGTTGAATTTGAAGTTGCTTTAAATTGTCAAAATAAAAGACTTCAGGATTTATCAATACAGTGAAGCTGTAATTTTCAAAATCAGTAGCAAGAGGAGGTACTGCGCTTTTACTTGAAAGTGCATAAATACCGCGTGTTGACCGATCGTATACAAAGTCACCAATTTCAGCGCCCGTCAATGTATAATATGCTTCTTGTGATAGACCTGTACCACCGTAATTGCCAAACAACGTACCAATAGATCCGAAATTTTTGGTATCAACAGGTATACCACCTGTGGTCTGTCCGTCACCGACGAAGAGGCGCTGTGTATCAACAACCCATGCTGGCTCACCATTTGTAAATGTAATTCCAGTACCTAAAGCCTCTCTACGCTGTAGATCGGTACCACTTCTAAAAAGAATCTTAACAATTTGATTAGCCATATTATTGAATTATTTATTAGATACCCTGGGAATTATAAATACTTATATGAGTAAAGTATCAACGCCAACAGCTGTAAAATATAAGCCAGCACAAATTGTTAAAGCATATTCAGCTGTTATTGACGGAAAGAATAAGATAAATGTATTTGATTTAAATAGTGGCGTTAGATCATATAGTATAAATCTCGGCAATGTAATGATAATAAACGGCCCTATTGTAACGCAGGATAAATTGACAATAGTTGTACAGGATAGCAAAGGTAAAACAACTGGAAAAGTATATTCCTTAAAAAACGGCATACTATCATATAGCTTTACAATCAACAATAAATAATTATAAATCTATGAATGAGCACGATTATGCAGTGCGCGATATGGAAGAAATGCGCAGAGATCTCGATTCCTTGTATAGAACGGTTTATCAAGGTAACGGCGCACCATCGTTAGTTAATCAGGTCTCAAAACTAGAGCATAGGCTAACTACCATGGAAGAAAAAATGGATTCAAGCTTTGAATCCATAGATACTGAAATGACGCTCAAGTTTAAAAATATTACCGATGTTGTTAATGAGCGATTCAATTTAATTTCATACCAAATAACTCAAGAGTTTGAAAAGAGAAGAACTGATCATCATATTAATTGGAATAAGAAGACAAGTGTCATGGCTGCTTGTATTGCTGGAGTATGCTCGATATTATCGGTCTGTATAAGTGAATTCCTGCGACACGTAAAATAGTTGCTTCTACCTACGCTTAGTATAAAATGCGTAGTAATGAATTTAATCGATACAAACACAGTAGACCAAGAAATTGACCCTTCAGGCTTTGAGTTAATTTCCGATGACAATTATCCGTTCTGCTTAATTGGATTTAAAATTAATGACAAGTATGATCATCTTCGTCATCATCTAGGTAAGGATTTTAAATCAAACGATTATATTCATTTCGTACATCAACCAGAAGTATACCCATTATTTTTTAGAGGTATAACATTTAATCTACACCCATCATTTAATGGTCTAATTAATGACTTAAACGATCTCAATACCGGTCTCAATTACACTGTAGAGCGATATAAACAAGTATTAAAAAAATATGACCTCCACTGTAATAACTGCGCTACACATGTAGCTCCAGGTGTGCATCCTATTGATAGTGAGTGCATTACTCTCCTCGCTAAAGAGCACATCTCAGTTAATAAAATGTATGAGAATATTTTCTCAAGTGAAGATATTCCATATTTTCAATCAGTTGGCTATATTACAATTTTTATTCTCAGCAATAAGAATACTGCAAACTCTTCTAATTTTAAAGCCTTAAAGCAAATAGTAGAAAATTACAAAAAGAGTAGAGGATAGAACTAAATACTTTTCTCGAAGGAGCAGAAGTATGTTCTACTAGGGGCGGGTTGGCGGGAACTGAGGAAGTTACTAGTAGTATACTACTGTTCCTTTTTTTATTGCATTAATAATAATATTACTCTATTGTATATAAATGCAAACATTTCTTCCGTATAACGATTTTTATAAATCAGGCGAGGTATTAGATCAAAAGCGCCTAGGTAAGCAGCGAGTGGAAGTTTTACAAATGCTTAATAAAATTCGTGGTTTGTCAAAAGGCAGGGGTTGGTCTAATCATCCCTGTACGAAGATGTGGAGCAAGACACCTAACGCTTTGGTTGAATATGGTGTGCAAATTTGTCTTGCATGGAGAGCGAGGGGATATAAGGACACATGCTTAGAGAAAATTAAAGCACATTATGATGTGAGAGATACGAATAGTATGCCAGGTTGGTTAGGTAATACTGATTTGCATATATCGCACAAATCGATGCTTATACAAAAGAAGCCTGAATTTTATAAGCATATTTGGCCTGAGGTTCCTACAAATTTAGAATACATATGGCCGGAACCATAAATATTTTTATGGAGAAATTTCCTCTTGAAAATACACTCCTCTTTAAGAAATACAGAGAGGAGAAGAAACAGATAGAGGAAAATAAGTGGTATTTGTCAGAAAAAGCAGGTAGAGATGTAGGTTGGGAGAAGGCATTACTCGACTGGATGTTGTACCACAAAAAAGATTACTTGAAAAAGAAGAACCAGTAATCTACTATTAGTAGTGATGCAAGCACTACATTATAAAGACGTTGTTTTAGTACCCAGTTATTCCGATCTTGATTCAAGATCACTCGCTAATACAACCACAGAACTCGCAGGTTTTGAATTTAACGTACCTGTTGTACCTTCAAATATGAAGTGTACTATTAATATTAATACCGCTCGCACGCTATCTAATAATGGTTATTTTTACATCATGCATCGCTTTGATGTTGATACTGTTGAACTCGTAAGAATTGCTAATTATGAGGGCTGGAGGCTTGTGTCAATTAGCGTAGGTGTAAATGATAGTGATATAAAAATACTACAAGAGTTATACAACTCTGGACATAGAGTTGATTTTATTACCGTTGACATTGCTCATGGTCACCACAAGAAGATGAAGGATACGCTAGCTCATTTACAAAAGTTTCGCGATAACGGGACAAAAATTATCGCTGGTAATATTGTAACTAATGAAGCAGCATATGATTTAATTAAATGGGGTGCTGACGTTGTGAAGGTAGGTATTGGTCAGGGGTATGTTTGTACAACAAAAGATAAAACAGGTTTTACAATGCCGATGTTTTCATGTATTAATAAGATGCCTGTTCATATACCTATTATCGCCGATGGTGGTATTCGTTGTAACGGTGATATAGCTAAGGCAATTGTTGCAGGTGCATCAATGGTTATGGCAGGAAGTATGTTTGCAAAACTCGCTGATAGTCCATCAGCTACATTTAAGGACCCTCATACTGGTGAGACATTAAAGGAATACTACGGATCAGCTAGCTTCTACAATAAGGGTCACAATAAGAACATTGAAGGAAAACGAGAGTTAATAGAAGCTGATACAATGACATATCTTCAAAAAATGCAAGAAATACAAGAAGATCTGCAAAGCGCTATTAGTTATGCAGGAGGTACAAAGCTAGAAGATCTACGTAAAGTAAAATACTTTACTCAGTCTGTTTAGGTGAACGATGATTCAGTAACATTACTATTGTTACTGAATGCAGCATTAGAACCCTGCAGCTGACCAAGACCGCGTATATAATCAGCTCTATGATCTTGTACAGTAGTAGCAAGCTTTGTATTGCTGCCAAGGAATGAATACTTGGTTGGTGCCATTGTAATAGCATCATAATGACCACCATCACCTACACATACAATGGGCGCGTTAAGGGCTGATTGTTTTACTGCCATTTCTTTTATTAATTTTTCTCTTGGAATCTTTGGTAGACCGCGAAGAGGGAGATTTAACTGTGTATCTATATCACCATAACCTGCACCAGGTATATATGCGCCTTTAATATTAGTACCAATTGCTGTGACGATACCTATTTCGTCACCTATGGATCTAAGCTGTATGTCGAGCTCTGTTAGACTTAAGACAGGTGCTGTTACTGTTGTAGGTGTATACTGTGTTTGAACGTGCATTACGTTAGGCTTTGCAACCACAGGTACAGGTGATGTGATTTCTATGGTACAGGAACCGTTAAGGAATGGGTTAGTAATAGAGTGAATAGTAGCATTATACGTAGTTCCAGTTGGTGCTACACCAATAAATAAATCCTCCGGTAAACAACCAACGGCACGACCTGTATCACCGTAGCCCATATATACTGGTGTTAATGGATCAGCTCCTATATCAACACCAGCGGAACCAATACTAGGTGTACCTGTCACTTCATCAAAATGAGCTGTATCACTTGTTATTGCAGTACCCATTGGGGTTACTTTTCCTGTCTCAGGTGTACCAGGAGCAGCGCTACCAGAGTGTTGGTGAGGTAGTGTGGCGTGTAATGCACCGACAGTGTGAGCTTCACTGTAGAAGATAGGGCCCTCAACGAATAGTGAGCCTCTTATAACTGTCTTACCAGTAACACCAAGATCACTGTCAACGAGAACTTGATCTTTATCACGCTGAGTAAGTGTTAATACGTCAGCAACAAGTGCAAGTCTCTTACCGCCATCAATCGTTACTTCAAGTGCACTACCAATATTGACTTGTTCACCTGTAATGTTTGTCATGGCACCGGAGATGTTTACAACACCGTATGATTTCATGTTCATACCACCTGCACCAACAAGAAGACTATATCTATTTGCAACGTTTAAGGTATACGTACCACCAGGTAGATCATCAACCTGTACAACTTCTACAAGGGGTGTTGGACATTGAACCATTGCAGTGTGTGTCTCATGAACCTGAACTTGAGCTGGTTCACACTTACCGAACATATCGACACGTATAGCACCCCAGTCGTTCATTACAAGGCCGATAGTCTCAATCTTATTCTTTTCTATTTCAATTACTTCTGTACCTCCTTTGCCCATTGCTGCTTCTATTTTTGCTAGCTCAGGTATGATTCTTGCGTACTGTAAAGGTAATGCAATTTTTTCAGGATCTGGTACCCAAACGCCACCGAAAGAGCTTGGACTAAATCCAGGTAGCTTACCATATGGTCCGAGACATAATGGACATTTTTCTTTAGGAACAGTGTTGGGCATGAACCCGGGTACACGCACTAATGGCTTGAATCCATTATCTACAATAGCTCCAGTACTATTAATTAGTACACCTCTCGGCGTCATTGTCCAACCGTAGAGTGCTTGGCCATCCAACGGATGACCTGCTGCATCGAGTTGATGTACAGGTAATATGCCTCCGGATGTCTCTGTTCCGCCACCTGCGCCTGTTGAACCGGTATTATTATCACTTGTACTAACTGAAACTTTGTAGCCAAAAGTACCTGTTACATCGGTAAACAAATTATTTGCAGCAATAGATCTATTGTATGTATCAATATCTGTACATACAGGACACAAAGCAGGCACACCAGCTTTCTTTTGTTTGGTAGAGTTTATTTTAAGAAGCTTAGTATTTAGTTTATCGTTTACTGCATCACATCTCTGAATATCAAACAATTGTTTGGTATCAGCTATATCATTCATTTTCTGCTTCCACTGTTCGTATAAAAAGACACGACCTGGGTCACCAACTTTTCTATAACTATCACCTGCTACCACGCAGTCATAGTCCATCTGTGAATATTCATTACGTGTACCGCGTACAGTAGAGAATGAATCACCAAGAACTAATTTTTGATCATTGTTAACGGCAAGTTCAATATTTGCCTGATTATTAAATTCCTTAAAAGATCCTGAAAAATGTGTAAGCTTGAGAAGTTCGCGCTGATCAGTATTAACAAACGATAGAGTACCTCCCTTTTGATTTATAACGTATTTGTTTCTATACGTCTCGGTATTGATATTATACGCACCATTGTTTGTTTTATTTTTAAAATTTTCATATTCACCTGGATAATCCTGACCAAGATCATCTGAATGTACATCATAGATACCAGCCCAATCACTCGCACCGAATGCTGCGGCAAACACAACAGGTTTGAGAGGATCACCTTCAGTAAAAAATACCCAAACGTGAGCACCGACTCTTGGTATAGCAAATGCACCTTTTGCTTTATTACTGTATGTCTCGGGCTTATAGTTATAACTTAACTTATTAACGTTATTAACGTTGGTATCAGCAGGATTATTAAATGCATCACTAAGCATGAATGCATTCTGATCAAAAAGATTACCAGGTTTATCTCCTGTACCATCAGGGTTAGCGCCTGTTTGGTTTTTATTTGTTTCCTTAATTTGTAGTTCATCAACATTACTCGAATCACTTGTTGTACCAAAATCATCACTACTATGGTAGCGTCCGGATGCTACTTCACCAGCAATTGGCATAGCAACGCTTGCCCAAGGTAGTACCTTCTTAATACTCTCAAGAACTTTAGCATCAATATCACTAAAGACGTTCTGACCAAGAAACTTAAAGGCTATATCACCATCATTACCGAGTTGATCGGTCCACCCACTATACACGGTTGGTGTAATGTGTGGAACAAATACCTTTACTCTACCCTGGCGCAATGGATCGTTGTTCTGTACAACGATACCCATATAATTTCCATAATATGTCGGATATTCCATAGTTGATTTATTATTATTTACATTTATATTTTAGATATGCTAATGAAAGTCTCTCATGAATCTCCTATTTCTATTCTAGAAAGCTCACGTAGTTATAATGATTTCGATTACGCACTCGTACATTTATTCGAGAAATATCCAACATATAAAAACTTCTTCAAAGCTTCACGAGAGATCTATAATAGGGAAGTGCTTCTTGACAACTCAATCTTTGAACTTGGACACTCTTTTGATTCTGATAAATTCTTAGCTGAGGCTGTTGATCTTAAGCCAAATATGTTTATAGTACCTGATGTTCTCGAGGACACTGTTGGTACTGTTACAAGCTTTAGTAATTGGGTTGAGACTGGTAAGATTGATCAAGTTAAGCAACATTGTATAACAAAGGCAATTGGTGCAGTTCAGGGTAAGACGTGGAATGATCTTCTTGCATGCTATATGTTTATGGCAGATTCAGCAGATATGATTGCTATAAGTTTCGACTTCTCTTACTATGAAATTACAGGTGAGGGTAAGACTTCTCTTGAGAGATGGTGCTCCGGTCGTCAGCGGTTTATTAGTCAATTGATTGAATACGGTGCTTGGAGATGGGATAAACCGCATCACCTTCTTGGTTGTTCTCTTGCAAGAGAGTTCCGTTATTATGTCGATAATAATATTCATAACATTGTAAGCTGTGATACGAGCAATCCAATTGTTGCAGCTATTCACAATTTAAAGTATGATGCTGATTATGGTTTGCCGTTTAAGCCATCGACAAAGCTAGCAGATTTAATTGAATATGAATTTAGCGTTGATCAGCTTGAGACAGTAAACTATAATACATCAATGTTTAAAAAGACTATTCGTCGATGAAGAGGTCCTGGATTACATTTTTTTCACAAACTGGATCAGAGATTGCAAATCTCTGTATGTATTTTAATACTCAGCCAGACTGTATTGTAACAAATAAACAAGACCTTTCTGATATTGATTACTTTATGAATGAAATCATAAAGAAAGGATGTAAGCTTATTCAAACTGATATTAAGCCTGATGAGAATGTTTATCATGACATTCTTAGTCAGTATGAGAATCCTATTGTCACTTTACATGGTTACCTGCGTATAATTCCAAAATCAGTATGTGAAAAATATGAAATTTATAATTTACACCCTGGCTTAATTACAGAGCATCCAGAACTGAAAGGTAAAGATCCACAGATTAGAGCATTTAATGCAGACCATGATGTTGTGGGGTGTGTATTACACAGAGTATCACCGGAGGTTGATGAAGGCGAGATTATTGCAAGTTTTCCGTTAGAGAACCCAAGAACAAACTTTCAACATTTTAACGCACGTCTTAAGAGTGCAGCAATTCTCCTCTGGAGAGATCTTTTAAAAAATTATGTCAATTGAAGAAATAATCCAAACAATCGAAACACAGTATCCAGAAACATGTGCTGAATTCAAAAAGATTCAGGCTGATCATTATGCTACTTTTTGTAAGAAGCAGTTTGATTACGGTCCTGGTAACATCTCGCTTGGCTCCTCCCTCAACACTCAGGAGGAACGCAAGGCATCTATTTCAGCAATTGTTGTCCGTTTGAATGACAAGTTGCAGCGTCTCATTAATCTTGTCCTAAGAAAGAATAGTCTAGAGTCTGCCAATGAATCAGTATTTGATGCATTCCTTGACGCAGCTGTATACAGCATAATTGCTGAGATTGTTCATCGTGGCAAGTGGGCGAAGTAGTAATTATACTCATTAAATGATTGTAAGTTTTACAGGAGCACAGTGTACAGGTAAGACGACTCTATTGAAAGCTTGTAAAGAGCTTTATAGTGATCAATTTACTTTTGTTGACGAAGTAACTAGACTTGTAAAGAGGGAATTCAATGTTCCGATTAACGAGGCTGGTAGTAATATTACTCAGTGCTTAATCATTAATAAACATATTGAGAATAGTCTTATATCGCACGAGAAACAGGGTTTGATCTTAGATCGCTGTATTCTTGATGGACTGTGTTATACAGGGTATTTACACTTAGAAGGTAAAGTATCTAAATGGGTATTTGATTATGCAAAAGGTGTATATGGTGAACTCATTGATAAGCTCGATTACATTATATACCCTGATCCTTATGACGTTGAGTTAGTGGATGATGGTGAGAGAAGTATCGATGTTGAATTTAGAAATAAGATGATTGAGATATTTGAAGAAGTAATGAGCGGAGCTACTTACGGAAGTGTTCTACATAATAAAGTTGTTCGAGTAAAAGGAACAGTTGAACAACGAATGGAACAGATTAAAATGATTTTATGTTCACAACTACACTAACTGATATTGCATCGAAGACGCTCGGGTCTTCAGCTTCATATGCCGTCTATACCGAGCAATTTGACCCTTCACTTCTCAACCCTATGCCTCGTGAGCTTGCTCGTAAGGATTGGGGTATTACTGGTGGCGAGTTTCTTGGTTATGATACATGGCACTGTCATGAAGCTACATTCCTTCTTAATAATGGGTATCCTGTAGCGGGTACAGTCAAGTACACCTATAAAGCTGATTCAGAGTTCATGGTTGAGTCAAAGTCAGCCAAGCTTTATATGAATTCATTTGATATGTGTAAGATGGGTGAAACGGTGAAACAAGCTATCGCTAATTACGAGAAGCAAATCGCTATCGATCTTACTGCATGTATTGGATCACCTGTTGATGTAAAGTTCTTCCCATCAGGTGCTGATACCCAGCCTCTTACTTTTCCTCTTGAAGGTTATAAGGATTTATTCTGGGAGCTTCTTGATAGAGCTAATACAGTCAATATTACTGACTATAATGCTAAGGAGAGTCATATTAAGTTTGCAAAACTTCATCCTGAAGATAGTGAGAAGGTATCAAGCAAGTATTTTACAAACGCATTACGTTCACGCTGCCGTCATACAAAGCAGAAGGACACAGGAGCTGCTTATATCCATATCATCTCAAAGGATGGAATGGCTGTAGATCCGGAGTCACTCTTTAAGGAGATTGTCTCCTTGCGTGAGGTTAACGAGTTCCATGAGTTCTGTGCTGAGAAGCTCTTTACAAGTATTATGAAGCATCCTGAGGTTGAGGATTGCTGTGTATCACTACTCTATTCACGACGTGGTTCGCTCGACATTAATCCTGTACGCGCTAGTAGAGCTGATCTGCTACCTGTCGGTTTAATTAGTGTTCAAAATTATACGTTAAAAGCAATGGGTCAGTAATCGGTACTGACATATAAACAAAAAGAGGAGACGAAAGTCTCCTCTTTTTTTATTTCTATATGTATTACGATTAACCGAGATAACTGACAAGTCTCGAATGACCAGCTGTTGTACGAACTTTCTGCAGATCGTTAAGATAGAAGAAATTGTCGATCACACCGCTTGTTACAACGATTGTTGATGCATTGGCGGAGAAGCTCAATGTTGTTGTGAGAAGATCTCTTGATGCTGGGAATGCTACAGTGAAGATAGCACTGTTAGTAGCAAACTGACTTGATGTAACAACACCAGCTGCGAAATTATCATTATTACCAGCTGTTGCTGAACTCAATGTAAATGCAACAGTTGTTGCACTGAGTGTTGCAGCACTTAATGGACCTACACGACCAAGGGAAAGTGTGAGCTTTGCAGCTTCATCATTTTGGGATGCACCAAGTGTCGTGCCACTGATATTAAATGTGAGAGTTGCAGCTAAACTGCTTGTATTAATAGAATATGCGTTAACAGCGGAGAGTTGTGCTGTGACGTTTAAAAGTGTTTCGTAAGCCATATGTACAAATATTTATTCTCTACTGACAAAATATTTCACTTTAAAAAGGGAAAACCCGGCCTTTCGACCGGGTTTTCTTTTGTGATCTTTCGATCTCCGATTATACCTCTTAGAAGTATACAGACTGAGTAGCAGGTGTGAACGCTGCACCAAGACCCTGAAGGATGATGACGTGGTAATAAAGATTTGCACCGAAGATGTTATCTACAACGCCGTAACGGGTTAATAGACCAACACGAGGTGAGAAATCGTTAGGACCAATGGTACGCTGAACCATTACAGGAATGTAAGGACAGTAGATGATACCAGTGTCGTAGAACTCAGGGCCCTTGTAGCCGAGAAGTGCGTAATCGAGGCGAGCGGAGCGTGTAGCGCCACTTGGGAAGCGTGCACCGGCAAGGTTATTGCCGAAGGATGCTTCGTATTGTGCCTCTGTACGTGTATCACGGTATACATTGAAGCGACCAGCGAGTGAACCTACCTTTGCAACACCGACGGGCTGAGTATTGACGTTACCTTGAACAGGTACCCACTGGAATTCAGGGAGCATTTCAAGGATTGCGCAAACGCGAGGAGTTGCTACAATGAAGTTAGCAGCACCACGACGGTTACGTACAGCAATACGATTAGCCTCAACGATGAGTCTCTGATAGAAGTCACGATTACGCTCTACCAACCAGCGACCATCTGCCGAAGCAGGTGACCATACGGAGAAGCCAGAACCATAACCTGTGTTAAGGGCTGTCTGTACCATACGGATGATCATTTCACGGTCGATTTCGGCCTGAAGCTCATACGACATAGCGTTTGTGAGCTCAGTATCGATATCGATACCGTTCATGTTCTTAAGATCCTGCTCGAGTTCGACGGACCAACGAGCTGCGAGACGGCGTGTGCCGGCTTCAACTGCGGTCTTCTCGAAGGAGACAACGATCTGAGGAATCTGACTGGATAGTTCGAACTGGCTAAGGAGAGCTGCAACACCCTGATCCTGAGGCTCCATCGGGAAGTATCCCGGAGCACCAGAAAGAGCCTGTGAAGAAGCACCTGTGAAACGTGTATCAAGATATTGATACCCGAGTTCAGCGCCAGAAGCAGCTGCACTGTAACTTGTTGTTGAACCAGCGTTGAGGGATCCATCGGATCCATTGCCATTGGTTGCACCAAGGAGTGAGCCTTCGTACTTATAACGGAGTGCAAAAGCAAGACCAACTGGACCACTCATTGGCTGAACACCAACGATTTCGTTAGTGATAAGCTCAGGGAATGTACGTCTAATCATCGGGATGAGGATCTTTGGAAGACGGGCGTCACCAGGAGCATAGGCGTTATCGTTCTGTGATGGGAACTGATTGCCGTATGCACCGTTATTGATGCTGCCTGTGTTGAACACGCCACCTGTGCCACCGGATTGGTTGGCAGACTCAAAACAGTACTTTTCTTGGTTTTCAAGAAGAATAGCTGTGTTAAGACGTGTGTGATCATCTTCGATCGCCGCTACATTGTTTGAAGTGTAATCCAATACTGGAGCCCACTTTTCAACAAGAAGCTTAGCGCGATTCTCATCGATGTAAGACTGAGAAGGACGAATGCTTGACATAGTTAATTTAATTTCTTTCGATTTGTCGACCATGGTACCAACGTGGTACCTCTATTCAGGTAATACCTCAAATACAAATTAGTATTTCTTTAACTCAGAAAGGTAAAGATTAAATGAAGGATTTGAATCACCAGCAACCTCCTCTTCGACAGACTCTTCGATCACTGGGCGATCGACCTTAGAAGCAACTGCTTCTGTAATAGCCTCTGTCTTGAGGTTGTTGAGCCGCTCTTCTTCAGATTTGTTGAAAAGACCGAGTGTGTAATCGAAATTTTCAACAACGAACTTGGCTGATTTGCCGTTGAGCATTTTTCTCATGTATGTCTTCTCTTCGTCTTCGAGTGAAGAAAGCTTCTTCTCGAGGATGAGTTCTGACTCTGCACGAGTTACTCTACTCTTTAGTTCGTTAATCTGCTTAGTAGCAGCTTCAAGCTGGGTTGCAGCTTCATCAAGTCTTGACTTACCATCAACGATGGCATCCTTAATGCTGTCCTTTGCAAGGGCCATATCAACGGAAAGCATATTGCGGATCTCATTAAGAACTGCATTTGCTCTCTTGTTGTTGACTGCTTCTTGCACTTCAGCAAAAGGAAGTTTTTCTTCAAGATATAGGTCAAGGTAATTGCTGATTTGATCAACTAGGGTACCTTTAAAATCACTGGCTTCGGAAACAAGAGCGGATTCATACTTCTCGATTACAGCCTGTAGCTTAGCAGCGCGGTCTGCATCAAGAGCTTCAACAACAGCCTTAAGCTTGTTTGTGTGATCGCTATCAATTGCTTCGATTAATGTCTCAAGCTTCTTGGCATAATCTTCATCCTGTTCGTTAAGAGCCTTCTCAACGTGAATGAGTGTTTTTTGTTCTACTGCAGAATTAAATGCAGCTTCGATTTCCTGAAGCACGTCCTCTGTGAGGATGTCTTTTGTTGCTTCTTTAAGAACTTGAGAGATGTTTTTTTCCATAAAAGTGTTTATTTTGAGGCCTTGTTAATAATACGCTTTAGTTTCTCATTAACGAGACTTCCTAAGTATTTATCGGCCTGGGCGTAATTTTTCTGTGAAATCGCCTTTAAAAAGTTTGTTGTAGTTACTGCTTCTTTATGCATGAGCTTCTTGCCAATTTCACCGGCTTTCTTTTGAACAGCGCCTGTGGTCTTCCAGCCTGCTTTTGCACCGCCCATTCCACCTATAGCTGAACCAATAGCTCCACCAAGCGGTACTGTTATTGGAGCGAGTGGACCACCAAGGAGACCAGCTGTACGTCCTAGTGCACCGCCTGCTACTCGTCCTGCGGCAGAACCAAGACCAGCGCCTGCAGCTTTACCTAATGTCCTACCAAGAGTATTTTCATCTTGATCGTGGCCAAGGAAGCTATCAAGCGAGCCACCAGAAACAGAACCATCAGGCTCCACTTCCGCTGTTCTTGTTGTGTGCTTATCGGTCTTTTTTGTAAGAACAACTACATCACCATGATCTTCATGCTTTGTATGAGTAACGCGAAATCCGTTTTGTAAAAGGGCGTGTACAGAATGACCTTGCTTAGATGTCTGTTCATTTTGCTCAGGGCTAATACCTGTACCACCGCCAGCGATCTGAGCACCCTTAAGACTACCAGCCGCGCCGCCAAGAGTAGAACCAATAATACCTCCAATGGGACCGCCAACTACTGTACCCGCTAATCCGCCGAGTACAGTGCCACCTGCGCCACCTAATGCACTTCCTGCAAGTCTGCCTATTGTACCTTCTTGTACGTTGCTTTTTGAATTCTTGTTAGCCATAAGAGTGTCTTTTTTATTATTTAGTTTACGGCGCTTGTTTTTCTTAGATTTTTCTTCATCATCTTCACCGTTTTTATCGGGTGCAATTTTATTAGCAATCTGTTTACCGATTTCACCTCCAATTCCTGCTCCTGCAGCTCTGCCTGCAAATATACCCACAGGTCCACCAAATGCTCCTGCCGCACCACCAGCTACGCCGCCGATGATACTGCCTCCAATCGTACCAATTGTACTCGGCTTAATGCCTTCTTTTGTAAGTTTGCGCTTTGATGTTTCCTCGTTTGATTCATCCTGAGCGATGGATTGCTTAAGCTGGTTAACAAGCTGAAGTAACTGCTGTTGATTAACTTTCCTAGCTGCAGAGACTGCATTAATTTGTTTTACAAGATTTTGTGTAATAGCAGCGGTTTGTGATTTTTTTGTACCAACACCTAGTGTACTACTTTGTGTAGGAGTAATAGCAGTACCCACACCGCCGATTGGCGGTACAAGACTCATTTGTTCATTTACTGCTTTTTTTGACATACAATTAAAGCTTACTTAGGAAGGCCATTACTTGCTCCTTAAGATATGCTTGTACATCATTGCGAGGTAGCTTCTTGAGAGCGTTTTCAAATCTGTCGTAGTATTCTTCAAGTCGACCGTCAGAGTTAATGACGAATTGCTTACTTTCAAGAATACCGTTTACAAAAGCTTTAGGACAAGATGGATCAGCAACACAGTCAACTGCGATAAGACGCATCTCATTAACGCGGTTAATGCCGTGACCCTCTTCTGAAAGTTGACCAAGGGCGCGACTTGACATACCAACCTTAACACCGTCATTAATGAGTGATCGAACAATTTGACCTGTAGGTGAGGAGAGAACAACTGATTCTCCAACTACTGTCTTACCTTCCCAGTGTAGATCGGTTACCATGTGACATGCTCTTTCAAGATCTACTTCCGCGGAGGCAGGGTGATTTAATTCACCAAGGGCACGCTTTGGTCTAACCATTTCGTTAATATAACGGTCAACTTCACGGCGCATATCACCTTCTGTATAGATACGTTGATTCTTGTTTACAGATTCTGACTCCATATACACGCCACGAATTTTGAGAGTCGATGGTCCTTTTACATTCTTTTGCTCCTCAATGTATTCGAATTGATCTAATGAGGGCGTTTCTACAAGTAGGCGTAATGACATAAAAATATTTATTGTTTAAGATGTTATTTATTTAAGCCGAGCTCTGTTTCTGTCAAGATTTTAAAGCTGTAATTTTTCTTCTTACACCATTCTCTTGCCGCAGCCCACTTGGCTTGATTCTGTATCCATCTGCTATTTTCATAAATTACTGTTGATTTGCGTTTATTACCAGGTTTTGGCGGTAATACTTGTGAGCTCGGCTTTATCTCTATAATATACTTAGTTACTGTATCTCCTTCTCTAAGAGCTACTACACCATCTGTATAATATCTATGCACCTTACCATCTAATGGACTGACATATGGTATGATTATACTTTCACTCGCCCACTCTATAACATTAGTATTATCATCACACCAGCGGAAAAATTTTAACTCCCAACCTGACCTATACACAGGGTTCTCCTTTCCTATATACTTGCTAAGGTTCTTAGGCTTATAAACGCCTTGTCTAAATTTACTATTCTTTTGGAGCGGTATCACGTGAATAATTTAATAAAAAGTTTATAAAACTCGTAACCTTTGTTTGATACTCAAGAGGATACGAATGACTACATAATTCGTTTTTGATTTTAATTTTTTCTTTTTGCGGTAGTGTCCATAACCTAAATTCATTAATACGGTCCTCGTTATATACTACCTTATTAGTATTTTCCGCTATACCGTTTTCGTAAAGGTCTTTATAATGATAGGTATCATTATCACTAATAATGTCGGTAACATTATTAAACCAAATATTAATATTTCTTTTAGCACAAAACTTTACAAAATTAGGTATCTCATAAACATTTTGTATTATAGGGCAGACTGCAAGGGAGGTGAGTTTTTTTGTAGCCAGAAACTTTTCAATATTATTCAACACTACATTAAGATCACCTCTACGTCTTATATACGCATATGTTTCTGGTACTAAAGAATCGAGTGAAATAATAATTCTTGCATTAGGTAGATTTGAAAGCATATCTTCAATTCTCTTAGTATAGATAGAGCCGTTGGATGTAATATTAACAGCACAATTTGGATTTATATCACGAATAATATCCCACATTTTATAATAAATGGGTATTAAGAAAGGTTCACCGCCTAGAAAATTACAACTTTCAGCATGTTGTAGAAACGGTGTAATTTTCTCGATATATGTGTCATCATACACGCTAGGTGGCGGTAACTTGCCATCTCTGTTTTTACATATTGATGACGAGTACTCACCTGAACACATTATACACTCATAGTTACAATTATTTTGTAATTGAAAAGTTAATTCTGCAGGATACTTCTTTTCACTTTGAACGCATGCCTTCTTACTATTAAGCAACTCATCTTGGCTATTTGCAGCCTCCATCATCGTATTCATTTCGTTACCAATTAAAATTTGATGCATGCATGTCTGGCAACCAAGATGAAAATCATAGTTTGCAACTGCTCGTCTTAACATTGCTAGTTGATTGCCTTCCCACGCTTCCTTTGGTGAGTTTTCTGGATACGTACCGATAACGTGATATTTGTTAGCACAACAAACAGTCATATTACCGTTAAATTCAAATCTCAGCGTACGGTATGGAGCAATGCACGCATATCTTTTTCCAGCAAAATATGGCTTACGTGCAATTTGTTCCTTATGAGGTCTGCAGAAGCTATTATCTTTTTTTAGTTTATTACAGTGATGGCTTACAACGTACTGAATTATTGTCTCTGCGTCAGTCTTACCTTCAAAATCAGCAACGTTCGATTTTTCTAAATCTAAATCAGGGTAATATTTTTTATATGTTAATTCATATACCTCAGCGGTAGTTTTTTTAAAATCTTCGTAACTAATGATATCTGTTATACCATTTTTAAGAGCGGTAGTTATATACAGCTTATATAAAGCCTCATAAATCATACTATAATTTATGAGTGTAGTTCTTTGTTATCCAATGAAGAATTGTGGCGGATCAGCATCACCAAAGCCGGGTGAAGCTCCGGTAAACAACTTATCTTCTAATGCTTGCTTTTCAGCAAGGCCTTGTTGTAATAGATCACCGCCGTTGATAGAACCACCGCCAAACATCTGGGTGTTGTTGTATTTACCGCGTACATTACCTACTGTAATCTTTGAAAGAGCGAGAGCGTATTGATATACCCAAGGCTCCTTGATAATATCACGTAGCGGTCTTTCTACGTGACATGCAAGTATGCCCCAGAAATGACTACCTGATCCAGGTGTACGTGGTGGTGGATAAAGTACGAGATTTTGTGTACGTGGATCAAATGTAAAGTAACGGCGAATAGCTAACATTTTCTCACGTACTTCAAGCCAATTTTTCAATGTGTACCAACTGATAAGATCGAAACCATAGTTACCCATCGCATAACTAAAATATGTTTGCTGCGCTAGTGTCTGTTCGATAGTAAAGAGTGTGTTGACACCATCACTTGTACCTTCTTCAAAATTAAAGATATCGACAACCTTACGATAATCCATGATGTCATAGTCGAAGCTATTAACGCGTTGTGTTTGATCGGCATCTGATGGTGCAAACGTATATGCAGCTGCACTATTAAAGTTGATAACACTAAGGTAATCTGTTGTAGTTAGAATTTGATTTACAAAAATACCATTAATGTATGTAGCAGAAAGTTGATTGGAGTTAGCGAAGTACGCACCAGGAATCGCTGATGTAGCGACATAGACTGTTTTTGAAACTGTGTTTGTCTTATTAAAGTAAGGTGTAACACTGAATAACTGATCCAGTCTTACACCAACATTATCAATATAGATATCAGAGTTAAAGACAATATACTCTTCTGTTTGCCCGGCATATTTTGTAAATAGTTCACAAGCTTGTGAAATGTTCTCGTAAAGCTGGTCAGAGTGTATTTCGACATTCACCATTGGTGCACCTAGTGAGCGTGTAATACGCTGACCAAGTCGTGTAAATGTATCGATTTTAGAGCTTAAGTTTGTGCTCTGAAAAGCGGTTATAGGTGTAATTGCTGTACAGTCCATCATATATTATTAAGCGGTTGGTGTTCCAGCGGCTGGTGCTGATGCCGGCGGTGCTTCTGCAGGAGCTGCTTCTGGTGCACCAGCTTCTGGAGCTTCACCGCCAGTTGGTGCAGGCCCAAACGCCGGTGGTGTTTCAGATGGCGCACCGCCAATGCCTCCGCCACCTGCTGGTGCCTGACCTGGAGCTGCTGTACCCATTTCATCCCAATTGGGTCCACCGTTAGTAATCTGATCAAGCTCCCACATAAGTTCACGATCCTTTCTAAGGAACTCTCTATTAGCCATAACGTCAGAATCAGACCATCCGAGGTAGCGTTTCTGTGCGTATGTCTTTGATACAAAGTCACTCTGTGTAATGCCATTGAAGCTTTCAACTTTGAGCTGTAGCTTTTGCTGCTCGCGTAGTTCGTAAAAGTTTGTCGGTGGGTTGAAATGTAAATCGAGATGTGTCTCGCGAAGCTTTAGCTCTTCCCAGATGCCACGAAGTTTTAAATGAGTTACAAATCCATTCTTCAGACCTTCTGCAAAACGCTGCTGCTGTCTTATAATGAAGCGAGCAAACTTTAACTCTTCACGAAGAATATCCATACCGTCTTTAAACTGTTCTTCAGGGTTAAGACGAGACGCAGGTACTTTGAGTGACTTGTAGAGCTTCTTTACAAAGTACATTAAGTCAGTCAACTCACCTAAGTTAGCTCCACCTTGTAATTGAGTAACAGATGTACCTTCTGATCCTTGACGCTTTGCAAACCAAAAACTATCAAGCATGGACTGAGGATTGAACTTCTGAACAGTAGCACCTTGATTAGCATCGTAAGTACGCTTTGACCAGTAATTGGTCATGAGCTTACGTAAATACGCTTCAGCTTTTGCAGGTGCCATTGTACCTACATCGACGTTAAAGACGAGACGCTCTGGCGCACGCACTAATCGATAAATGACGATAGCGTCTTCAATAAGACTCAACTGACGATAAGCACGTCTTGCATTTTCAATAAACGGTAAACGTAAAGTTTTTGATTCGTTCCAAATACCTGAATTAATGTACGTAATTTGATTTACGTCCATAGGTATCATCTCTACTTTTGCGACCTTACCAGGGTTCTTTGCATCATAAATTGGCTTTCTTAGTAGATAACCTTTTACGACCATGTTCTGTACATTTTCTAAAATTGGATCAATAACATCGGATGGCACCATTACGACACCGAGAATACCTTCCTTCGGATGCTTCTTATGTATGATATGTTCAAAGTAAAGCTCAGCGTCAACAAGAAGCTGTCTAATGTACTCCCATCCGTTATGTTCGAGATCAAAGAAATTTACATACTTTCTAAATTCTTTCTTAACTTTTGTTTTTTGCTCCTCTGATAATTCAGATTCTACAAAACGAAGTTTAATAATTTCTCCGTTTTCGTCCTTATTAATAAATTCATCACATATCTCATCTAATGCGTCAGCAACTTCGGAGAAAGCTGCCATAACACGATAATCCATTAATCTCTTGCCTTTATCCGGCTGGATATTGGCATACATGAAATTATGGTAATCCTTGTTTTGAATTACATTTGCATAAAGATCATCAGTTGTTTGAAATGATGATGAGATGGACTGTCTTATTAGTGCTTCATCTCTATGAGTACCTTTATCAAAAAATGTATCGTATTTAGGGTTTAGCTGCTCAATCCTGTCCTGTACGCTAAGAGATTGATACGGGAGTTTAGACGAGATATATCTCATCAAACTACGACCAAATGTACTCTCTCTATCCGGGTTTGTTGAATCAGCCATAATAAAAGCAATAATTATTTATAAAGAAAGGGTTGAAACTCAAATTAACTGTTTAAATTAAACCCTGTATTGGTAATCTGCGGGTAACCGTTAATTGTAATGTTATCTTGATCACTTACGAGACCTGTCGAAACAGGGTATGTAAACGTCTCACCAGATAGATCATTATACAATGTTACGTTTCTTGAATTATAGAAGTGTGTATCAATATAGAAAATATTGCCAACATCGTTTGTCTGCGCCGGAAATAACCATCCTTTTATTGTAAAGGTTGTATCACCGGCAACTCTGTACTTTTCAGAAGCATTAATATCTGTTGGGTACGTCATAGATATATCCCCGCTCCAGAGCACTTCACTACGAATTTCCTGCGGTACACTAAAACCACCTGTAGCTACATCATCAGGTAACTTCCATGAGAGAATGATATATGGGTTATTATAAGGAATGAAGTTAGATAAAATTTGATCCATGTCGGATTGGAACTTAGTAAGAATCGACATGTTAATGCCGATGTTAACAGGGACCGGGCTCTTATAACTGGTAGAAGTAGCATACTTGTCATTATCACTAGCTCCTTTAGCATAAAAATAACCACCGATCTTATTAAAAACACGGCTTTCATCTCTTGAGATATTACTAATACTAATGGAGACAACAGGTATAGTTATGTTCTGAGCTTTATTAACAAGATCATATATAACACGCTGCTTAGGTGAATAAACATAACGTACTTGTAGTTTACTTACAACGTTTCTATTTTTATCGTAGCGATTAATAATAATATCGTCGAACGCAGCTATAAACTGCGTAAGAAGATCCTTAACCTCGAAGTGAAACGTTTGAGTCTGCACAGAATTATTTATTAATGTATTCTATCTATAAAATACTTTGGTAGCTTATTCTTTGCATTCCTCAGCACGTTAATGAAATTTCCATCGAGAATATACGTTACAGAATGATCATCTTTACTGCGAGTCGCTCTTCCGCAGGCCTGTACGATAGCATTTAACATTTTATTTTCATACCACACCTTATCTAATTCAAACATTTTCTTAATACGCTTTGATCCTAACGGAAGGAATGGCAGTTTAATTATAATTTGAAACCTAGCTAAGTCATCCTTAAGATCAATCCCGTATGTTAGTGATGGTGATACGAGAACTGTTGGATCCTTTCTTGCGCTATGTTCTTTAAGAATTGCCTCATTGTTTGTAACTATATCACGGTACAGATACCTGTCACTATCGCAAAAGCGTTCTTGAAGAAAGTTCGTTATCTCTTGTGTATGGGTATGAATAATTCCTTTTTCGTTCTTATGATGATCAACAATCTGTCGAATCTGTTCGCATACCTTTGGTAATTCAGTTTTTAGATTTTTATGGTTGAGCTTAAGAGCTGTAGAAACATAGATAGGTGATTTATTCGGATCAAAACCGCTCTCCTCTTCTACATATGTGTAGTCTTTTATACCCAATGAACGCGCATAATGTACATGATCGATGATCGTTGCAGACATGAGAACCACCTTATCTGCGTAATCAAAAATATGTCGTGCAAGAGAATCGGCTTTCAGAGGTGTAAAAGATACTTTATTTGCATCAACGTCGATAACATATTCACATTTATCCCACATGGAATCAATTGTAGTTAGCGACTTGTGTAAATTTTTAAGATACTGAAATTTAATTTTTTCAGCTCGTGACAACATTGTTGGTGTCTTTGCTGCGATTGTCATAATATCCTCTAATGAGTTAGTTATACGTTCAAGTAGTTCGTATATCCAAGCGCGAGCTCGCTCTTGATTATCTGTGATGAGTTGTTTGTGTTTAATATCACACTGCTTTAACTTCTCATATATTATTTCAGCAGAAAATTGCCTTATTAATTCGTCTTCTAATTCTGAGGCCTCGTCACATATAATAACATTTTTTCTTTTAACGTGATTAGGCAGGGCAAGAAACATCTTATAATTCAATGCAGCGAATCTTGACAACAGTGCGTTATTTCTTGCTGTATAGTAACCGCATTTATTCTTAGCCCAGCAATCATCTTTAATAGATGAAGCAAACGTACACGGTGCTAAATCTACCATGAAGTTATCGTCTACTGCACATATATAATTTGATTTTCCTTTTAAGATATCTGTAGTTTCAAAAAGACTAAGATATTGGTCCTGAAGAGATTTAGTAATTGTGAGTACGAAGGAGCCAAACGCTGGCTCAGCAAGGCAATCTTGTTCGTGTATAAACTGACCGGAGAAGTCTTGCTTAAAAGCTCTATAGCTTGTTATTAGGTCACGGGTTGTATCTGTAGGTTCATCTGATAATTCAGCTATTGTACGCGCTAGCATACTTTTACCTGAGCCAGTTGGTGCACAACAAATTACAAATTTGTTTTTCTGAAGACCTATATCAATCTTATCTAAAAGTTTTGCTTGTTGCTGCGTCGGGACGTAGTCGCTTGGAAATAATGTCTTTAAACTGCTTCGCACTATTATAGTATATACTATATGCGCGAAGTAACAATGAGTTTTTTATTAAAAAGTTTTGAAACTTTCTGAAACTGCAAAGCGTTTGCCTGAGCTTGTATTTCTGCGTTTTTTTCACTAAACGCCTCAATAGTATAATCGAAAATTAAATTATTATTTTCCTTTTCTATGCTAAACGGATAAGGTATCTCATACGTAGTACGCTTATTTTTTGCGCTATCGATAAACGTAAAAACGCAGAAAAAATCACGTATGCAAAATAGAATAAGGCGACCGACTTTTATTTTTTTACCCTCGAGAGTAAATGTAGTCTCAGTGAGGAGAAGCGGTTTAATATGTTCTTCTATTTGATCTATTGATGTCATACGTTCATGAAATTAATTTTTTCTGGGGCTGACATACCAGCTAACTTTTCGTTAAAAAATTTCCAGAATTCCTTGTTCGCTGGTATTACCTGTATAAGGTCACACGCACTTGCATTTATACATCGATAATCCTGCATTATAATATCCCACGTTATAACTAGATTTTTTTGTGTAGGATCAAACTTCGGCATGTTGATAGCGCGTCTATAGTTTAAAGCGAGACGACCTTCAACACTATTGAGTAAATTGAGTGAATTCGTACAGAGCATTCTCCTTGTAGGAGATGATCCCGGCTTAAGCCGACGACGATAGAACTTAATCTCTGCGACGTTGCTTAGTAGAAGATTTTTTAATGTGGGCAGCGACACTTTCATTATCGTCAGTACGTACAGAACAAATACCAAAAATGCGTTGTTCGTTTAGAAAGATTCCAGAGTTTAATGTACCGTAACCATCAATATCAAGATTAGCGACCGGTACACCTAGGTTATTGGGAAAGCAGACATAGTCATCAACCTTCGTAAAACGAACGTTCGGTCCAGCTAGAATAACCTTACCAATTCTCCATGCCTTTGTTTCAGCATTTACAGGCACGTGAATACCATTACGTATAATTTCACGACCGTCGTCTGTTTGATCAACGTAGTTAACGAGCAATATATCGTCAAGAACTTGCTTAAGATTGTAACCGTAGAAAACTGAATTAAAAGAATTTTTTGGTAAAGCGGAAAAGTCAATAAGACTTTTCTGTGGCGCTAAATTATCAATAGAGATAGACATATAAGAACTTATTTAATTTTTTAAAAAGGCAATGTATTCATTTATTTCACGCTTTGATAGTTCGAGATTCTTTGCATATAATGCAATTGTCTGATCTTCTTCATCATTTGTTTTCTTTACCTTCTTAAAGTATTGAATTTTTTTGGGTGAAACTTTTGAATAATAAGCAACAAATAGATTATAAAGATCGAGTTTATTCTCAAAGATACCAACATACTTGTTTAAAGTATTTGCTTCTTTTGCAAGCTGAGGAGAATACATACTTGCCCACCTATTAACAAGGTATGGTGAGAATGTACTCTCTTCATCATGAGATGTTAGACAATTCTTTTTGTTCTTGAAAAGAACGCTCGCAATAACATCAAATATCGTCACTTAGCTAATAACCTTTGTAGTAGCGAGGAAGATATCTTCATTCATCTTATAAAAGATATCAATTACTGTCTTCATCAACTCTTCTGCTTCTGTATCACCAAGTCTTGTAGAGAATGCAAAGGCAGGTGCCTTCTTTCCAGCTTCAATATTAATACCTGTGTGTCCAAGAGCTACATTATTCTTTGAATAGGTAATACTTACACTACACTTACCCTTTACCTGTGTGACACCGCCTTGATTATGCTCCTTATATACAATAAGGTCATCACCATCAACTTCAATGGGAGCTCTCAAGTACTTTATACTTAGAATATTCGCAATCTGTGTATTGAGGAGTCTCTGGTACGCGACAGCACCGAAAGAATCTAGATTAGGGATCTCCCATAAAAAATTAATTGCATCATCACTATAGATATAATCATTATTGAGTACATCCTCTGTGTCAATCATACCCTCAGCCTCTACATGCATAGGTGCACGGAAAGCAATAATATTACCAATAGGTAGTGTTCTGTCACGAAAGTACTTGTAAGCAAATCGTGAGTGTAGAATACTTCCGTCGTAGTTTTTAATATCTGTTACAATCATACTACGATTGTAAATGAACTTGCTCGTTAATCCAGTTGTAAGTTTTTGTTAAACCTTCTTTTAGTGAAAGAGTTGGCTTCCATCCAAGTTTAGCAAAAATAAGATTGTTATCAGAGTTTCTACCACGCACTCCGAGGGGACCAGGTATGTGCTTCTTTACAAGTGTTTTACCTCCGATTTCACATGCGATATCTGCTAGTTTGTTAATTGTGACCATTTCATCAGATCCAATATTAACAGGGCCGAGAAATTCATCTTGATTCATTAAACGACGAACACCCTCAAGACATTCGTCTATGTAAAGGAAGCTACGTGTCTGTTCACCATCACCCCAGATCTCTATTTCTTCACCAGTCCTTGCCTGAGCTACCTTACGACATATTGCTGCTGGTGACTTTTCCTTACCGTTATTCCACGAACCCTTTGGTCCAAAGATATTATGAAAGCGTGCAATGCGCACATTCAGCTTATAATTTCGATTATATGCGAGAAATAGTCTCTCACTAAAAAGTTTTTCCCAGCCGTATTCACTATCAGGATTAGCAGGATATGCACTACTCTCTTCACAGTTTGGGTTATTAGGATCTAACTGATTATGCTCAGGATACATACACGCACTACTACTGTAAAATAGCTTCTTAATATTATTCTTTACAGCTGTATCAGCAACGTTAAGATTAATTGTTGCAGAATTGTGCATAACATTTGCATCATTCTCACCGCTAAAAATATAACCTGCGCCGCCCATATCAGCTGCGAGTTGATAAACTTCATCAAATGAACCTTCAGTATAGCTTTTTTGCTCTGGTGCCCACATAACATTTCTCACTACTAAAGTATCAGTTAAATCACCAATTACAAAATCATCAGCTCTTGTTTCCTGATATTCATTATATTTTAAATCAACTCCACGCACCCAATAACCTTCGTCTTTGAGGCGGTTAACAAGATGATTACCGATAAAGCCACCGGCTCCTAATACTAATGCTGTCTTCATGCTATACTTTATTAAAGTTGATCGGAGAAGCAAGCTCTATATGTCTTGAAGAACTGTCTTGTTTCTTCTGGAATAAAATTGCAGTTATAATCACAATTTGAAAGAATAAAGCTTAACGTGTTGCGATAACCAATAACTTCTTTCTCTAGATTTGTAATAAGATCCTGTACATTTCTATCTTGATAGACCGATGCTGGTGCGTAGATAAGATTGTCTTTGAAGAGTGTCTGTACGTAATAACTAGACCAAATATCGTCCATGCGTCCCACGTAGGGTAGCACCGTATAATACGGTATTACTTCGCGAGCAATAAATGTATTTTGACTATTAAACGGTGAAATTACATTACTGCAATAAGGTCGAGTAATATTAAACTTAACGAGTGACTTATATGTCAGTCGAGCCATTGCATCAATATCTGGATCACCATCCCAGAGATCTGCTTGAATCAAAACTTTACGTTTTGTTTTACCTGTATATGTTACATTGTTCTTTTTCTGAAGAAGTTCAATTGGAACACCGCGATGCCAGAGGTAGTTGTGATTAGTTACAGCAAGTGGATCAAACACTAGATTATCTGTTGTATAGCTATCACACTCTATCTCCTGTCCAATATAAAGATTTTCACCCCAATTTTCATACGGAATATTATCATCATCAACCGTTGCGAGTACATCAGCACCCTTATTATATGCATGTACAAACCCGATATTACGACGTTGAATTGTCTTCCATCCAATAGTATCGCTCAAGATATCATATTTCTCTTCCTGCTGTGCAGGTGATAGATATTCAACATTTGGATAACGATCTTCGAGTTCACGGTATTCAGACTCTGGTGTCTTCGTATCACCTACAATAATAAAATTCCAATCCTTCTTCTCACAGAACTTAAGCGTTGCTTCAGTTGGAGAATTAATAGTTGTTGTTACAATGTACTTGTTCATTTTTTAAATCCTATATATTTTTCTATAAACTTTTCTGTCGTATAATTAGTAGTTGCCTTATTAAATGCATTATTAGCTATTTCCTCACATGCCTCAGGCTCCTGTAGACAAGCCTTTATTGTTTGCTCAAGATTGTCCATATCATAATAGATAAAATCAACTTCTGGAGTAAACCATTCCTCTACGATGTTATATTCATCGCGAAGAACAAGCATGAGGCTCTTACAAAATGCAGCTTCAAAAATTCTACTCTTCAATTGAGGTGTGCCTGTACCGGTTTGATTATGAGTAATGCAAAGCTTAGATTGTGCAATTAAATTAAGTTTATCCTTATATGATGCATTTAAGTCTGTTGTAAGACCACCGTGACTGCTAAAGCTAACTAATCTATAATTAAAATTTTTAATTACATCTAATAATTTAGAGATATGATCACCGCCAGCAAATCCTGTATATATTACATCATATTTTTTTTCTATATCTGATGGTATATCTTTTGTATTAAGGGGAAAGAACGCTGCCTGTCTTTTTTGTCTACCAGTAACACTCGGTGGACATATCGTAAGAATCTTATCTACAAAGGAAAGATATTGATCAGTACCATCCTGTGACCAAGATTGCTCTTCTGTACTGAAGAAATACTTTGGTACATCAGCAGGTTCTGCAATACTCTGATGCGGATGTGCACCTACGAAGAGGATGCTATCCTCCGCAATATCCTGAAACTCCTCGAACTTAAAATATCGAATAGGGTCGTCGTGATAGTTATGATCAAAATTCGTTACAACTTTCATTTAGGCATGAAGACAATAAAGCCCTGTTGGTGATAGTATTTCTTAATCTTGTGAGTCGGTTCAAAAAGAGCACAAATTTCATCAAGATTTTTTCCGCAAATTTGCTCTCTTGTCATATTCTGCCCGTGACGAGCGCAATGATCATTAAAGCTACCGGATTCATAATCACCGTCTTCATATATCCAAAGATCATCACAGATAATAACATCAGGCTTGCCACGCTTATGAATTGCTTTTAATTCGGCTTCAAGAGGAAGTCTTCTATTATAATCTTGCTCTGCTGTATATTCGCAAATACCAGCATCAGCCCCAGGGAAGTGTGCATCAAGCCAAAATAAAGCCGGTTCCTCCATAAACTCAGTAATCTCTGGTATTACTGTTGATGAATCACCGTGAACAATTTCAACCTTATTATTATCTTTATATTTTTGCTCAGCCTTTACAACTAGTTTAGGTTCTATTTCAATTGAAATAACTCTATCAAAACCGCAAGAGAGTGCATAATCAACACCATCGCCATAGAGTGTACCTGTTTCTACAAATGTAGAAATTCCGGTACGCTGCTTAATTTCAGCGATATCAAAGCTTCTTATTGAACCCATATTAGTTAATTTTACCGAGCCAATAATTGAGAAGATCACCCATTGTTTGGTCGAGGGTTCGCTTTGGTGCCCAACCTGTAATGTCAACGAGCTCTGAACAATCACCGTGTTGATAATGAATATCGATTGGACGGTAGAGCTTAGGTGAAATCTCCTTTACTACATCTGTCAAACCGCTCTTCTCAAGAAGCATATCTGTATATACACCCATCTCATGCGGCACATCACCGGAGACGTTAAACACCTTTCCATCAGATTTATCTGATAACATTAAAAGATAATATGCATTAACAATGTCACGAACATCGAGCACAACACGAACTGACTTTAAATTACCAACAAGAAGTGTCTTATCCTGAAGACCCTTCATCATCTTTGCAATTTGATATGCATCAGATGAGATTGAGAACGTCTTGCCGCGTCGAGGCCCGGTGTGTGAGAAGGCACGTGTAATATAACCACGGAGCTGCTTATTTTCAAAACGTTCCTGTAAGTAAAGATCGGTAGCAGCCTTACTTGCACCGTATGGGTTAGCAGGAAGTAAGAAATCAGTGATCTTAATCTTACGACCGTCAATACCAACATTACCGTAAACTTCAGAAGTACTACAGAACATCAATTTACATTCAGGCTGATTATCAAGAATTGCCTGTATCAGATTCGCACTACCCATTACATTGGCTTCCATTGTACCGATAGGGTCAATAAAGCTCGTTGGTGGGTGAGATTGTGCTGCTAAATGAAATACACCGTCAAACTTATTTTCCTTAAAAAGGTTATTGAGTGTACGGAAATTAGTTAAGTCGCTATAAAGGAACTTAATTTTTTGAAAGTTTTCTTCTGGTACAACGTCGAGAATATCTGTCTCGCGACCGTTTGAGTTTCTTACAAGACCGTAAACAGTATGTCCGTTTTCAATAAGAAGATTAGCAAGATGTGGCCCGGCAAAGCCAGTAATACCAGTGATTAGATATGTCATACCCTATTATTATATTGCTTAAGATTCAAAAATCCATTCTGGGTTATGTATTTTTTTGCAATAGTAAAAAGAGTCTTGATCTGTACCGGCAATATCTGCTTTTTTTACTGCTCTGTGATAGATATGTACTCTTTGCTTACCAAGAATGTCGAGCAAATAAGCAAGGGATGTCTGAAGTGTGTGTACTTCTTCTGCTTGTTCAATAAGTTTTATCCAGTCAAATAGATTATACCCAGGCTCGTAATCAAATTCTACAATTTTATATTTTGATGTAAGAGCAATATCTTGTCTCTTCTGAGGATTTGTACCGTAATTACGGTTAACAAGAATATACGGTTCATTAGGAGCTTTGAGATTGAACAAGCTTTCTTCCTTTTCGTGATTGCGTTTAAGCTTTACATAAACGGCCCAATTTTTATAATCTAGACCGACAAAGCTATATTTTGAATATAGGTTTTCTTGAAAATTAAAATAACCATATGTCGACTCACAACTATATTGCAGAGGTATATAGGTTATATCATCTATATTTACAACTTGACGAATAAAGGAGTCATATAACTTCTTACCAGGAAACTCACTATCCTCATTAACAAAATGTATATTGGACGGGGTATCAATATAATCTTTAATATCAGAATACTCCTTACAGACCGGCCATATTATTTGCTCAGGTTTAAATTTTTCATTTATCTTTTCTGCAACCTTATAGGTAAATAGAATATCCCCTAAACCAGCGGGTTGACGTATAACAGCTACTTTCATATTATAGCAAGAGGTGAGTCGAAGAGAAACGGGTACCTCTTAAATAACCAGTCTTCAGGTATCTCATACTCTTTTACTTTTTTATAATTATTCTGCATTCCCTCACTCATTGAGTTATATAACTCAACAGATAGCTTGCTGTATATATTCTCGAGTTCCTCCATAGTATTAAATACTATAATACCTGAAGTATCAAAAAACGGTTCAACGTTAGAACCCCAGTATATAGGAATTGTTTTGCATGCAAAACAGTCAATTATTTTTTCAGAGAAATAATAATCGTTACGTGAATTTTCGAGTACGATAGAAAAATAATAGTCTTGTAGACCTTCTTCCTTTGTTTCAATTCTTTTAAAGCCGTTACCGAAGTGATCGACACGTCCACTAAAACGTTCAATAACATCCTGTCTAAAATTATGACCAGGTGTCATTCGTTTATTTGAAGCAATCATAGAGCATATTTTGCTCTTTACAGGTGTTGAGAAATCCTTAACCCAACAAACACCAAAAGGATAAAATAAAAAATTTGCTCCTCGATCTAAAAGCTCTTTATCAAAAGTAAGAACATAATCAAACTTTTTATGATTTTGTTCAATGAAAGCATATGCGTGTGGATTAATAGCGCGTGGTTCTACAAGCATCGCTATTTTTCTTTTTGCATGACACTTGTCAACTTCATGTAAGTGTAGATCTGTTATAAAACACGAATCACTTACAGCTATATTATCACGGCACCATTTAATGAATGTTGCTTTCTTCTCATGAGTCATTGACTCAGGATGGTGTGCAAAATTACTATCTCTTATGTTAATTTGTTTCATACGTCTATAATTGTCCAGCAATCTCTATAAATGTCCTTATAGTCTTTTGGTCCATCAGCACCAAACCAACGACTAGGTGCACATATTTTTTCTTTATTTTTGCCTAGATATGCACCCCACCAAGAAAAAGTACTATTTGACATAATGGATGAATCTGCTTGTGAGAGCATATAGAGGTCTTCTAGCTCGTCCTTGCTATTACAAAGAATGGCATTTTCTATATTAATATATTTTGTATAGCTTGCAACATCGTCAGTACAAACAATGATTGTATAATCATTTAAATTGTAATTCTTAAGTGCATTAATGTAGTAATCACGGTTACATATAAAATGCGTACTCATATAGCTTGGCTGTAAGTAGTCACCCATTCTTATGTGTACAGTTAATATTTTCTTATCAAATTTCGTTAGTGCGTTGTTGATCTTATTTCTTATTGCATCAGGAAAGATAAAAAGATTTTTTATATAATCTGAATACTTTGCAAAATGTTTTTCAGATTGAAAATACCCGTCAATAATAGTATTATCGGAACACGTTATTGGTGAATAAGACCAGTCGGGTTCTGCATAAACATTATGAAACATAGTATCTGTTTCCTTAATATTACTGTAGAGTGTTTCCCTGTATCGTAAAGGATTAAATCCCTGTCCACCTACATGTGGTAGGCCACGATAATTGATACATACTTCAGTTTCTAGATCTTTCGCTCTCGCTGCAGCTGCAGCGATTGTAAACATCTGATTACAAAGACCGCCTTTTAATCTCGGTATAATCATATTATATTCCAGCTCTCCTTTGTATATTTGATAACATCGCTCTTTGGTGCTGTTTCAACGAATGAGCAGATTTGTCTATTTTGCTCATGATAAGGGTTTTCTACTTTAACCGAAGCACCCGGACCATCGTGTGGTAGATGCCATAAGACATGCTTATTATTTGTAAGTTTGGAGACCGAAAAACCGAATACATGAACACGTCGTGGAAATTCGTTATCTTCGTACCCCCATCCTTTGAAATTTGGATTATAACCATTAGCCTTTATTATATTATCACGTCTACCGAGAACACAGCCGCCTACACTACCGAGACTACCAACTAATACATTACCATCGCTATAGTTAACCTGCATTACACTCGGCCAGTATTTTATAAAATAGCTTGAATCAAGCTCATTAGCAAATTCATCTTTAAGCTGCTTATTAACACATAAGAATGTACCGTTATACGGATAAACTAAGCCTGCTTCTTTATCTTCAAGTAACTGATTAATTGCATCTGTGAACTGTTCAGGCGATATAATCGCATCTAAATCATGAAATGCAATTAACTCTGACTTTGCTAATGCAATACCTTTATTAAACGATGCACACTTATTCCATTGATCATCATTGTACGTAAAGACGTAAGTATCTCTATCAGAGATATCTATTAACTTAGGGATGTTCATTTTTACATCATCTTCGATGTAAATGTTTTTATAGTTAGTAAAATTCTTATTATGATACTTGTTTATTATTTGTAGGTTTCTTGCGCGTTCCTCTGTATCAATTCTAACATGAAACAAAAACGTTAAACCTTTTAAATCAATTTTATCTTCCATACTTCTTATATATTTTCTTGAGAATAGTTTTTATGTTATCGATTGTAGTATCAGGTACAGCATTCTGCCAGGCTGGTAATACACCATGCTTATCAAGAAACAATTTTGCACCTTTCTGAATATTCTCTTGCCAATCTTTACGCGGTCTAATAGCACTACTTTTTTCTGAGCATTCAATCTCATCTAAATAATCCATACTATTGGCAAGATCTGGCCAATTCCAATATGGAGTGCAGTAACCAGCTTTAGCTATTCTATAGTCATGTTCAACATGCTCAAATGCATTATGAAAATCTTCGTCGATAAGACCAACTTTTTCTAAAACTTCGCGTGTATAATAACAAAAGGCGCCTACGCTATGTTGATTGAGCGCTATCTTAACTGAACCGTAATCAATTACATGACGTGGCACAGGCTTACCACCCGATATTCCTGCTTTATTTGCAGGACCGTGATACCCAAAATTAAAATGCTGTATACCGGTAATATTACGAGCTTCTATATATTTTTCAAAAACGTTATGATCTTTAACAATAATATCATCTTCAACTATGAAGATATGATCACATCCTGCATCGAGCAGGGTTTTAAATAGTAAATTTTTTGATTTGCCGACTCCTTGATTAACAGTGTTATGAATATATGTAAATTTTTTCTCTGTTAGTAATTTATTTAAATCTGTTTTGTCAAAATCAGATCCGTCATTAACTACTGCAATTATGTAGTTACCTGGCATTGATCTTAAGCATTTAACGAAAAAATTCGGCCTATTACACGTTACAATACCGATTCCAATTTTATTATTCATGGTTTTTTGATATTTTAGTATAAATAATCATAATGGCAATCAATCCATCCAATAGTAATGCAATTAATGTTGCAAGCTTACCACAAGCTCAATTGCTTGTACCTGGTGACTTAATATTAGTACAAACACCAAACGGTACTCAAACAATTGATTTCGGCAATCTTAATGTAGTAGAAACAGATATCAATGATAATGCAACAATTACAGGTACTCTCACGTGTACCAATACTATAATTGGAAGCGCTTCTATTAACTCACTTACAGCTGCTAGCGTATCAACAGGTCAAGGTGAAGGTGCAGATTCATCAAATGATTTTTATGATAGATTTACTATATCAAAAGGTATTGTATTAAGTGCGTCATCTAATACTTTCAATAACCCTGTCTATAAGCAGATTACACAAACAACAATACCAACAGTGACAAGTTACATGCTTTCACTGTTTAAAAATGTAACTGATTCAAGTGAATATTTTGTTGGTGTTGCGACTATTCCTGCAGGAAGTAATACAATACAGGCATCTATTCCGAATTTCTTTTATATAAATCCACAGCTTAGTGTTTCTCAATATGCAAGTGATTATAGTCAGTTTATCTTAACACCAGAAGCACGTACACAAGATATATCTACTATTTCAATTAACGCATTGGCTAACGTCGCAACACAAATAATGGCACTTTCTGGTATTTCACCGGTTAATTCAAATCGTTATGCATCATTAACTACTGCACTAACTAGTCTTATTACAGTGATACCATCCCTTTCTACAATGCCAATAGTTCCGGGTATTGTACCGGGCTCGGTGGTCGTAGGTATTAATGGATACGATCTTAACTTTACTATTGGTGTACCATCTGCCTTAGCTGTTTCAACAAACATCTACTACAGAGTACTAACTACACAGAATTCTATCGGTAGTTAATCTCTTACGTGAAAGAGAAGAGCCTTAGTAATTCTACTTAAGGCTTTATTAGGCTGAATACCTTCATCAATAAGGCGTTTATATTCACCTCTAAAAGCATTTACAAACTCCTCAGATAGTTGAAAATTACGCGGATAAAAAGCGCGCTTGACGGTCTTGATAGGCTTAAAATTTTCTTCTATTTGCTCTAATGCTTTATTAAATTGTTCCACACAATTATTTATGTCCGCGCATTATTTCGTCTTTAAGCTTATTTTCTTTTTCAGCTTCAATACCTAAAGTCTTTTGTATCTCTAACAATTGCTCCATTTCTTCTATACTCTGAGCTGTAAATATACTATCACCATCTACTAAACTACCTGTCTCACCTAAGTAGAGTTTAATCATCTCTATTCTTTCCTGTGGATTACCAAAGATCTCTATAATAGGTGGACGGTCTTCATCAGGAAAGAACGGTGACACTCCAGTACGATAATAACTGTGTGATATGCCCTTAAAGATATTATCAATTTCTTGAATATAAGTAGGATCTACTTCACGCTCTGCTCTTTCTGTTATTGTTACAGGTGCGACGCTTGTAATTGGAAGAAAGAAAATGATATCCAAATTATGCATACTCTCCTGCACAAGCGGTATACACTTTTTTATAAATTCATCGTCAATATCAGATTCATTCTTTGCATTACTCCATAATGAATAAACTATATTGTCAAGAGGACATCTATCAAATATTACATTATCAGTACTTGAATAACCTTTGAGATCGTTTATAAGACAGTTAAGAATCTCAAATTGCGTACTCTGATTTGTCTCCTTATTAATAGGAAGATTCTTTTCGCGTACAGCTTTACGATAAGATGATTGATGCGCTGTATATACAGGCCAGTTTTTTATTATATCGTTTACTAACGTAGTCTTACCCTGACATGCACTGCCTACAATTGCGATTCTCATTAATACTATTTAATTAGTAATAACCTAGGTGCAATATTTTTTTATCTACCTGGATTAGATACTGATGGTACTAATCGCTTGACTTCTTTTGGTAAAGATTTTTTAGTTAATTTAGCTAATTTATACGCCGATTGTGCATTACGTGCTTTACTGTAAGTATCAACTGATCTTTTAAGATTGATAACTGTCTTTGCAACAGCTGGTGCTTTGCGTAATCTGAGAAATTTAATTAGAGAAGCACCTGGTATTAGAGATATAATATTAATACCTGCATTTATTAAATGCTTCTTTCTTTTATTTGGTGTCTTTTCAGCAGCAGCACGTAATGCTGAGATAATAGCGTTTGTTGCATTAATTCCCATTTCAACAGGTGGTATTGCTGTCGTAACAATACCAGCTGTATCAAGAGCAAGTTGTAAGATATCTAGATATTTGGAAGCATTCCGTTCCTTATTTACTTCTTTCTTTGGTAGAGTGGTTAACGCATTATCTACGTCTGTACCCTCAGTTATTATATAATATTCTCTAAACGTTATCACCAAAGTATTTATTATACCTTTAGTGCTTTATCCCAAATTACAAGCTGAAGACGCGGACTAAAATTAACATGAAGTGCCTTTGCATACTCAGCAACTGCAGCCGAGCGCTCAGAATGTTCTTGACGTGATCCGCAACATGGCATAAACCAAATACGGTTAAGCTTAACATTAATACCATTTTTATCTTTAACGTATTTCTCCCAAATCTCTTCAATATCCTTATCTGAATTAATGACAAATTTAAATCCTGAATTATTCTCTGAATGCCACTTAAGGACTTCTGGTTTATATGTTTTATCCTCAGGATCACCGTTTGAACGAAGCTTAGGTGATGTAGTAAATGTAGCACCGTAGAGCTCTCTCCACTCTGGATCAGGCATTAATGTAGCATTAGTCTCGAAGTCAATAATAGGAAGAATCTCATACTTCTGCATGAATGCTTTAACAAACTTAATAAGTTGTTTTTGTTGAATGAGAGGTTCACCACCTGTAAGCTTGAGAATAGCTCCATCAGCAAGATGCTGAACGTAGTTATTATCTTCCATAAGCTTAAAAATTTCTGCAAATGTCATTTTATTCTTTACTGACCATGATACAAAGGAGTCACAACCGTTTGGTGAATCAGGTGATGAAAAACCAATGCATGTTAAATTACACATTGACATGCGCATAAAAACAGAAGGCTTACCTACATACTCACCCTCCCCTTCTATAGTATAAAAAACTTTATCATCAGATAAAAAAAGACTCTCTGTATTAATATCAATAGTACTCATTACAATAATAATAGATTATTTTATGTAGATATCAACGGTGAACTTTGATTAAATAATTTAAGATGAAAAAGAAGAAAGCTGTGAAAACAGCTGCCTCCGCTCCCTTAGCGAAAAGTGTCGAGCCTGTTTCTAACGACACTTCGCCCTACGTAGCCCAAAGAGAGAAAATTGATTTCACTCTTAATGTTCGAGAGCTTCCTTGGACAGATAAGCAGAAGGAAATTATAAATCTCTTTCTTGATAAGAATACAAAACTTATGATTCTCAAGGGACCTGCTGGTACATCAAAAACAATTTTATCAATGTATCTTGGTTTGCAACTTCTTAATACAAGAAAAGTATCAGATATTGTACTGGTACGGTCAGCAGTCGAGAGTTCAGATTCAAAGCTTGGATATTTACCAGGTGACATTAACGAAAAGGTTAATGTATATATGACGCCTTTTAATGAAAAATTTACAGAGCTCGTAACAGAGCCACAAATTCATCGCTTACATAAAGATAATAGAATAACTATTTGTCCTATTAACTTTGCGCGTGGCTTACACTTTGCAGTAAAATTTGTATGCTGTGATGAGAGTCAAAATTTAACAATTCGCGAACTACAGACACTCTTTACACGTATGGGTGAATTTAGTAAAATGATTATCTGTGGTGACCCTGATCAATCAGATTTACCAAGTGGTAAATCAGGCTTTAATACTGTCTATAAAGCATTCGATAATGAAGATGCAAAGCAACACGGTGTACATTGTGTTGAACTTACTGAAGATCATATTGTACGTTCAGAGCTCTGCCGTTATGTTACACATGTATTCAAAGGTATTATGCCTGTAACAAATACTAAAGAGCTCCGAGGTCCTTCAACTCAGCCATTGCACGGACAATCTCATTTTGTGCATGACGAATATCGTCCTGGGTCTGCTCCCTCGGCTGCACACTAGGTACTTCGCGTACCGGTACCTCATCAACAGCACCAATTTCACGTGCTACGCGATTGAGTGTATCAGCTAGCATCTGTTCAAATTTATCAGGCTGACGTTCAATTAAGCTCTGCATATTTGGCCTATTAACATATATGTTAGAAGTATCAATGGCACCTTTTTGCTTAACTTGACTATCATATATACTCTCTAGTGCATTATCACTAGCAATTAATTGATTAATGTTTCGTACAGCTTTGATTCCTTCTTTAGGAAGGTTAATGTAATCGGCTATGTCACCGCCGTAAATTTGATGCAAATGCTCTGCATTCATTACACACCCCAACTTGTTCCCTTAAACGGGTTACCCCATCCTGATGTAACTGGATTTCTCAGTGGTACACCCTCTGGCCGGTGTATATTACCTGAATCAATTCCTGCTGCAGATGATATAGTATTTTCAGCCACTGTTTTAACTTCCGGTTCCTGAACATTATTTGTCGATGTAATATTTGGCAGATCTTGTGTGTCAACTGAATGAACAGCTTTTGCATAAGTTATTTCCTTTGGTTTACTGTAAATAGCTGAATTTGCTTCATGTTCAAATACTTCAACTGATTCTACCCAACAACGATCACCGTAGTGTTGTGTAACAAATGATGAAGCTGCTTCAAAACACCATTCTGCTGTCTTCTCTATACCTACACCATCAGGCATGATACGAAGAACACATGCTCCTGCATTTTCAAGTTGTTTAAAAAGATCAATACATGGATCATTTGCTGCAATACAAAGTGTATGATCGAATTGATTTTGTAAAGTCTCTTTAAGTTTCTTAAGACCACCGAAGTCAACAACCCAGTTTCTACTATCTAATGAGGATGATCCAAAAACAAATTTAGCTTTAAGCTGATAACCATGTAGATACTGACAATGACTATGATTGGCTCCGAATTGTCTAAATGCACAACTCCCTAATTCAATAATCTTAGTACTTTTAAAATTCATATAATATCAGTATACTATCGCTTTTTCTGTAATCAACTAATATATCAGAAAATAACAGATAGTACTATTCTTTCTATATCTATTAATATTATAATGAGTGCCGAATAAAAGGCAACTAACTATTTTTAGGAAAATGAATATTTCTTAAAAAATTATTGACTAAATCATCAAATGATTCATTAACCTTTGTTTTGGTCTCTTCTGATTCATTAGCATATATAGCAGATATTTGTTTTTGAGCTGCTTTTTTGGATGGGTGAGTGCCAAAAACATGGCCATCACCACCTTTCTTCATCACCTTAAACTTATTACCTGATTTAACAATTCTATATGGCATAAAAATATTTATACTTTTAAAATCCAATATCCCTTTTTACCTGTAGGCATAAGCCTTGCATTAATATTTGTTTTAATGTTGCCGGATTTCGTACGTAGATTAGATGTAAATCTGCCATCTTTACTAATTATTAATTCAATTGACTTTACATCTTTTGCATTTGTTAAAATGCTATAGATAATATCAGTACCTGATTTTCTCTTTTTTACGACTTGTCCTTTTAGGGCTTTTTTATTAAGAACTAGTTGAAAAATGTCGCCTCTACTTGGTAATTTTTTCTCCATATTACCTGCATCGCCTTCCCACCATTTTTCCTTATCTCTCAAGTAATCAGGGTCACGCTTCCATTTTTGAAATTCTTTGTATTTTTCTTTTGCCGATGCAGCAATGTCAGCGGGTTTTGAAAGTACATCCTGCCAAGTCTTTGCACCAAATGCTCCTGCTACATTACCTACACCTTTTAAGACGCTGCCAGCACCTTGTGCTATAGCTAATGGTGATATGACCGATCTACCTATCGCCTTTAAATGTCTTCCAATACCTTCTTCAGCTAATGCTGCATTAGCTAATTGATCAAATTTATTCATGATATAATAAACTCCTTATATAATTCTGAGAGTTGTTCATCATCTACGCCCTGATTACTTATAAATTGTTCTATTTCATCTATATTGCTACAATTTAATAATTGCTGAATAAGCGGATCACCCTCTTTAAGGTTAAGCTTATCAATAATGTGTACAATAAGCTCTTCATATACATTTTCTTTTTGCTCGTCTGCTAAGAATTCAATTAATTCTGCAGGTATCTCTTCTATTGATAGATCCGGTGGCATAACAAGAATCTTAAGCTTTGATAAACCTTCTTCTAGAACATATCCTTCATATGATGGACAATTACTAAGATCAGATTCTGCGCTTACATGTCTTGGGTCAACTTTGACACGTACTTTCTGCAGTGATGTAAGTCTCTTTAATTGATTTTCAATAACCAAATTGTATTTCACTAAAATATTTATGTTGAATTACAGCAATATGTGGTTATTATAGTAGGTATAACTATGGAAGAATATACTAAAGAAGTTAAGCTTAAAGAAGCTAATGGTAATCACCCACGCTCTACTGAAGAAAAGCAATCAATAATTGAAAGAGCTGCTAAAGCTTATGAGGCATATCTGGATGCACTCGGCTTTGATTGGCGTGATGATCCTAATAGCACTGGTACACCGCTTAGAGTTGCTAAGGCGTTTGTTAATGATCTTGCAGCTGGATGTTATGAGGTACCACCGAAGATTACATCATTTCCAAGTAACGGTTATGATGGAATGGTATTCCAGGGCGGTATACCTGTAAAGTCAATGTGTAGTCATCATCATCTAGCTTTCACCGGTGTAGCACACGTTGCATATATACCCTCCAAGGAAGGACGTGTTATCGGGCTCTCAAAGCTTAATCGTATTGTAGAGCATTACGCACGCCGGCCTCAGATTCAGGAAGGCCTTACGGTTCAGATTCATAATGCAATTGATGATGTTTGTGAGCAGAATGACGGGGTTGCAGTTATGGTGAGTGCTACACATACTTGTGCTTGTCTCCGCGGTGTAAAGCACGATGGTTGTGAGATGAAGACTAGTAAGTTGAGCGGTGATTTCCTCAACGATGCTGCGACACGCGCAGAATTCTATGACTTCATTTCAAATATGAAGAAGTAATTACTTCTTATCTACATCGATAAGAGCATTTAAGTCACGAATAAAGGGTTCTCCAACGAGAACCTTTTCTTCATTTTCAGTACGATCAGATATACTAAATGGTATATTCTTATAAGTTTTGCCATCTAAAACAATATCAAATGTTGTAACCGGTCTTTCTTCTTTTATACCGCTACCGATGTTAATTTGAATTGTACTAATTAATGGTTTGCGTATTTGTTTATCATTAAGAGTTGTACATGTGAATTCTTTATCTCCTATTACAACATCGACGCCATGGAGTACATTATAAGCTTCATTGCCACTATCAATTTTTGCGAGACACTTACCAACACCATCTATAATCATTTCCTCTACAACACCGAGTATAGGACGATTTTCAGTATCCTCTTTAACACAGTTGTTAACCATGCGGTTACCTTTCTTCTTCATACCACGCTTTACATAGCCCTTCCAGCAATGCTTTTCGTCTAAAAATTGTTTAAATGTTAGCATTTCCATCTCCTTCTTGCTGCGCAACCACGTGTTTTCTTACCTGCACACCCACCTGCTGGAATCCAAGCTCGTGAGCGTGCACAAAAGCTTTTTCTTCTTTTTGATGCCTTTGAGCCTTTCTTTACCTTTCCGGTAACAGGTGCTTTTAAATTAGATCCTGTTGCTCTATTATACTTTCTACGACCCTTTGCTGTTAGACCTCCACCTCTACTTACAGGTAATTTCTCACCGCGTTTTATAGAAAGACTTGGTCCGTTTTTTTCTTCTAAAAGCGATATAAAGTATGACTCAAATAAACCTCGCATATTATTATTTATACAGCAGAAAGACTAAATATTTGTATATGTTTGCAAAAGATTATCACCTTCTCAATGAGATATATACACATAAGATAATTACAGAGGATACTGTTGATTATAATGCTGTTGATGCTGATGGACCTGGTCAGTTTGGTGGTGATCACAGTACACAAATTAAGGATTTTAAACCACCTGTAAGAGGATGTAGCTGTGGTTGTGGTGGATCGTGTGGCAATGCAAATCCGGAGGAGGATTGTGAAAGCTGCTATATGGATAATGAAGCATGTGAAACCTGTGAAGGTGAAATAGGTGTGCCTGGTGGTGAAGAACATGAAAATGCTGATATGGCAAAACAGAGTTTATATCGTTTAGTAAAGCTTTCAGCAATGTTACATGATTTAATCGAAGGAAGTGAACATATTGAACCATGGGTTCTTGCTAAAATTGTTGAAGCACAAAAAGGTATTGAATCAGTATATGGTTATCAGGACTATCAGGCGTTTAAGAATAAAGTAGATAGTGACCTCGAGAATATAGAGGAAGAAACAGAACATGATTTATATAATTCTATTTCTTCCGGAGGAGGTTCACTATTAAGTGTACTTAAAAAACTTTTAGCTACAGAATCAAAAGATGTAATTGAAAATGTACTCTATGAGACAATTACAGCTCTTGAAGCAAAGAAGTAATTAGATACCAAGAATCTTAGCAATCTTCTGCTTATCTTGATTAGAAATTAACTGACTACCATCATTATGTGTCGGTATAAAGTATTCGACAGCATCCCTTGCACCTGATGCAATCTTCTGACGTATTGCTGTTCCAGAGATTCTTTTATGCATTGGCGGTATATTCACAATTTTTACTAGCGGATATTTTTCAGGATTCTTTTGAAAAGTTGCATAACGCTTTAATTCATTTGGATCTTCTTCCGGACCGATACCTACAATAATATTTTCATTATTATGTGTATTGGCGTACTGGTAGGTAGCCTGAATGGGTGATTGTATGTATTCATTTTTTGGCTGTTCTCCGTTCGGCCCAGGTATTGTCTTAATATCTGTTGCTATATAAACCTCAACAGGTTTGCTGAGATACTTTTTATAAATATCCCAGATCTGTTTTGATTGATCAGCTGTAATATTGACACCTTCTCTTACTTTACCACCTACATAAACAATACCACTATCAGCTTCTTCAAGAAGATAATTAAGTGCATCAAAATGCCCTTTATGAGGTGGTTTAAATCCTCCAGGTAAAATAGCGACAGTTTTGCCGCCTGAAGGTTTAAACTGATTAATTAATTCTTCAAATAGGAAATCAAACTTCATACATTAACACCTGTTGTACCAGGAGGATTACCTTCACCTGGACCTGACCATGGCATCCGTGGTTCAGCCATATAACCACGATTTAAATTATTAACCATTTGCTGATTTGCATCTTCATCATCCTGGCTCTTTGCAAACTTACCAGCTTCCTTGCCAACGATAAATTCACCTGTGAATTTTACAGGTACACCGACAGGTTTGCCTTTAAACATTAAATTACGTACAACAATACCTTCATGCGCACCTACATGCCCAATATCAGAACGCAATGAGTTTTTAAGTATTTGCCCCATAAGAAGTGTTGCATGTAAAAATACCGCACCACAGATCGCATCATTTATTTGTACATCATTGCCGTCTTTTATAGCTGTATCGAGAGGTGTGCCTTGCATTATAATTCCATAATTCTGTAACCCCATAGCACTTATGCGCTTATTGTCAGCGAGTACAACTGTCTTGCCTGTCGGATTATTACACTCTTTTAACCACGCAGCAATAGACTTTGTAACAGCATGTTCTGGTGTATATCTTACAGTTAAATTAGTTCTAAGGGCCGGGCTGAAATCAACCTCAGTATTATCTTCATCAAACTCTGCAGGTATTGTACTATATACATCAAAACCATATTGTTTTGCAATAGGGCGTATCTTCTTTATAATACTCTCAAGTACATTTTTATTGTAGCCAACTTCTTTCGCTTTTCTTGTTACTATATTAATTTCATTAATACCGTGTATTGCGAGGAAGTTCTTATCATAACCGATGACATTTGTATGACCATAAACATACTCCATATTGAAGAATCGCTGGTCTTCTTTGCCGAAAAATTTTAGCTTTTGAAGATCACCTTCAATCGATGGTAATGCTGTATTAAAAATATTGAGAATTATACCACCAGCTTCAATAAGACCGTGTGGCTTTGAGGGATCAGCTTTATTAACAAAACGTGATCCGAGTCGGTCAAGAGTAACACCTTTTATATCATCTTCTTTCTTTGTACCTCTTTCAATACCGAATTCCATTCCACCTTCTGCATTACGATTGATATTACCTTCAATATCGCGTGCAATCTTAATAGAGACATTTGCACCATCAATCTTTACCGCGGGTCTTTCTGATTGAATACTCTTTACAGCTTCATCAAATATATCTATTAGATCTGTACCTGTTCGTACCCCTGGTACATCGAATGGATGGATCATACTACCACCTGCACCGCCTTCGTTAATTAAAATATTCTGATATGCAAGTTGACGTCTAAGAGGCGGCAATACAATACCTAGACTTTTTTCTGCATATACTTCTTTTAAACTCTTGTACTTCATTAGCTTGTAGGGAAAAGTTGTTTAACAGAAGGATCTCTTTGCTCCATTGCTGTAATTAACTGTTTTAATTTTTGTTCAAAATTTGTAGCATTAACTGAACTTATAAATTTTTTATAATTAATATTTTCAAGTCTTTCAGGATTATCAGATTGTATTTCATTTTCCTTTAAAAACTTCTCCAACTCATCCTGCGTATTAAAAGCATTCTCACTTGTAACTTCTGTTGTAGCAAATAACGCATCAATATTGCCAACAGGAATATTCATTGCGAGTGATTTTGCAAGAAGCTTAACGAGGTTCACATAACCCTCTGGTGCTACTGTTGTAGGCTCACTTGGTGCTGCAGGAACAGCTGCGGCCGCATCAGGTGCTGTTGCATCCTGTGGCTGAACACCTTGTTCATCCTGTTCAGTAACTAAATTTAGATACGTTTGGTACTTCTTAAGAAAACTCATATGAAGTATTTATACATTTATGTAAGAAGAAGCTGTTTTGATTTAAGTGTATTAAAGAATTCCCTATTTAAAAACGTTAAACCTTGTTTTTGCGTAAAAATTTTTATTTTGCTAAATGTAAATGTACTAAAATTAATGCTTTCTAAAAAGAGTCTTATATTTGCTATAAACTCATCTCTTTCACCGTTTCTCTTTAATACTATTTTCTGTAACTCACTAAATGTCTTTCCGTTTGTGAATATTCTTACAGGTAGAAGTTTTTTTAACTTATTAAGAAACAACTCTATTAATGTGCCTATCTCCGGAAAATATTCATGAAGTAGGCTATTATTGAGATCATCTTTATTAAAATAGACAATCCATTTCTCTCTTCCTGTAGCAGTGAGTAATTTAGAACACAAGCATAATGTTATATGATGCATTAAAATTTTCTTTACATCCTTTGTAATTTTTGGTTTTTCAAGCAAACCATATACATACATTTCATTAATAATAGTAACTTCCGATGCTTTTAGTAGTCTACAAAAGTCTATTAACCTAAAATTATATTCAGAAAAAATAATATCATCTACCACCCCTTAAGTGTATATTGGTTTAAAGGGAATTCAAGTATGATTGCTTTATATCCTTAGGAGGTGTACCAATTCGTACGTTTATAATACCGTTATAGTAATCATCTCTTAACAAGACGTTTTGACTTATTTGTTCTTTTATTTCCTCGTATGCAAGCTCCCACTTAGATCCGCAGGCTTTAATAATTTTGAATGTAAAGTTATCTTTACCGTATTTTTCAATATCTAAATTAAGCTCATTAGATGAACTTGTATATGTCTTCCAGTCGGATTCCTTATGATCAATTCTGTTGCGTGTTTTACCTTTAAGAGGTCTACGCTTGATCCGGCTTATACATTGCTTTTTACCTATATATTTCTTATTGAGAATATTATTAGTTATCTCGTATATAAAGCCAAATGTACGTTCATCAATAATGATGCTTTCATTCAGAATCCAGTGACCATGTTCCACGTAGTTAATTATTATGTTTTTATTCTTTGTCTACGTGCAATAGGGAATCTATACTTGTTTTTCTTACCCTTACCTTTGACTACCTTTTTACCGAGTGCAAGGCTCGCCGGATCAGCCGGCAGACTGTTACCAGGATTATAAATTTGATCACCCTGCATTGCAGGATTAGCTGCAGCCGCCGCAGCAGCAGGACCAAAGACTCCTGCAGCTGTATTTGCATCTTCAGACAGCATTCGTAAAAACGTATTTTTAAAAAGATTTGTTGACATTTTGAGTCCTTATACTATTATTTAAGTTAATGCTAGCAGAATATATAAAAGAGTTAGAAGAGGATCTAAAAATTAATGAGCTTAATTTAAAAGATTATCAATTACGCTTACCTGCAACTAAGCACAAATGGGCAGGAAGGCTCATTCGATTAAAAATGGAAGTAACTCAAGAGACAAGACGTCTTAATGCGTTAAAGACAAAACTAACAGAGGAGATTAAAAAAGGTTCAACAGTTGATCTCTCGTTGCCTGTTATTTTAAAAGCTGTTGAACAGCGACCCGAGTTAATTGAAATGCAGCAAACTATTGAAGAGAAGAAATTAGTTATTGAGCTGTTAGAAAAAACAGAGAAGACATTAAGCAGCACTACTTTTGATATCAAGAATTTAGTAGAGATAATGAAGCTTGAGACAACGTAATATGGTAGAGTTTGATTTTGACAGTACAAAGAAAATGGGTATTCTCAAAGGCGAGAACTTTGATGATATTCGTGAGTACTTTTCTGTTAAGAATGAAGGTGCTAAATTTATGCGACGATATGGTAGGTTCTTACCACCGCGTACATATGCTATAACACCTACAGGTCGCTTTGAACCATGCTTAGTTGAAGAGATTAAGAAATATATAACCGAAAAGCAGATAACAGGTGGTCAGATTTTTAGTAAAGATTTATTTGATACTGTCTACCCTGCAAGATACGGCTGGCATCAGCAGCTAGATTTTAAGAACGAAATATTACCTCTCAAGATACCTCTTAGAGATTATCAGGAAGAAATTGTAAAGAAATGCCTATTCAACGGCCGCGGTACTATTATACTCGCTACTGCAGGTGGTAAAACACTTACATCTGCCTCTCTTCTAACAAAAATATACAGCATATACAAATCACCATATAATAAAAACACATTTAAGTGTTTGTTTATTGTACCTGATCGTGGTCTCGTGGAGCAAACATCACAGGATTTTATTGATTATAACGTTCCGTTTAAGGTATCAAAATGGACAGGAGATGATGACCTCGATCTTACTTCTGACGTAATTGTCGCAAACATCGGCATTCTACAGAGTAAGAATTCTAATCTAGATTGGATAGAGGGGATTGATGTACTTGTAGTTGATGAAGTACACAAAATACGCAAGGGCAATGAAATTAACAAAATTCTTAAGCGTGTTAAGACACCGCATCGCTTTGGATTTACTGGTACAATGCCTGAAGATAAACTCGATCAGTGGAATATAATTGGTAAAATTGGACCTGTCATCTATGAAAAGCATAGTTATGATTTAAGACAGGATAATTATATTACAGGTGCTCAAATACAGGTGCTTAAATTAAATCACAAACTACCTGAGCGAGATATACCGCCTATAGGTGATAATGCATCGGATAAATATCGAGCTGAAGTCAAATATCTCATACAGAGTCAATTTAGAAATAGAACAATAAGCACTCTAATGGGTAACCTCAAGAACAACTCACTGGTAATGGTTGATTATATAGAGCACGGAGAGTTGTTGTATGATATAATAAAAGAACAACACCCTAGTAAGCAGGTATTTTTTATTCGTGGAGAAGTTGAAATTACAGAGCGTGAAAAAGTTAGACAATTAATGGAGCTACATAATGATATTATAGTTGTCGCTATCTCTAAAATATTCTCTACCGGTGTTAATATTAAGAATTTACATTACATAATTTTTGCATGCGGCGGTAAAGCGAAAATTAAAATAGTACAGTCCATAGGTCGTGGTCTTAGGTTGCATAAGGATAAGACACAACTTATAATATTTGATGTAGCTGATAACTATCGCTATAGCTCAGCGCATCTCGACAAACGTATCTCACTTTATGAAAAAGAAAAAATCAAATTTGCTATCAAAGAAATCACAGAAAAATAGCATAAAAGAAAAGCCTGCAGTTCTTGATATTCCTATTGAGGATGTTATTGATAGCGGTGAAGTGCATGAGGCTATTATTAGCGATATTATACTGCCAGTTGAGAGTGTAGTAGAAGCACCGGTAGCTAAAAAATTAAAGCCACGTGAACGTGAGCATTATGTCAATAGTAGAGAGTTTGAGGAAGAAATACGAGAGTTTTATAAAACCGGACATGTTACATTTAAACTAGGTGATAGTATCAATAAGATAGCGCATGGTCTTTCATTTGCTGGTAACTTCATCAATTATTCCTATAAAGAAGAAATGGTTGGTGATGCGATTGTCAAAATGTTTTCTGCTCTTAAGAATAAAAAATTTAAGCTTGATTCTGGTTTTAACCCATTTTCATATTTTACTACTATTGCATTTCATGCGTTTATTAATAGAATTAAGAAAGAAAAACGACATCACGAGACTCTTAACGAATACAAAGAGAAGGTATATACGGAAATGATGCTTAACCCCGATGAAAACGGTGGTGCACATATCTACGTTGATCCAAGCGATGATGGAGAAGACGATTATTAATCTTGAAAGACTTACACTTAAACACTAATCGAGTATGCTGTATTGCTGATTTACATATCGGTGTACACCAGAATAGTATTTTTTGGCATGAAACAGCTCTTAATTGGGCTGAATGGCTCAAGAGTGAATTAAACGCAAAGGAGATAAAAGATATTTTTATCCTTGGTGATGTATTTCATTATAGAGACGAAGTAGCAGTTAATACTATTCATGTTGTAAATCAAATTCTTACTAAATGGAAAGAATTTAATATTGTTATTATAGTCGGTAATCATGATGCATATTATAAAGATCGCTCGGATATCAATTCACTTTCTATTCTTAACGGTAGAGATAATATAACTGTTATAGAACAACCAACGACATTTACAGTCCTTGGTAAAAAACTTACCTTCCTTCCTTGGGGTTCTAATATATCTGACCTGCCTCAGTCAGATATTATGTTTGGTCACTTAGAGATTGAAAGCTTTAAGATGAATAGCTTTAAACTTTGTGACCACGGTACAAAGACAAGTGACCTTCTTGATAGATCAAAGTTAATATTGACAGGACATTTTCATTTGAGAGATGAACGTGTCTATGATAACGGTACAATCGTATATGTTGGTAACCCATTTGAGATGGACTTTGGTGATACGGGTACAACGAAGGGTTATTATATATTAGATATTAATAGTAGTAAATATGAATTTATTGAAAATACTATTTCACCAAAGCATAAAAAAATCGGTATTACAGAAATTGCAAAACAAGCTGACATTAAGGAAGTATTTAAAAATAATATAGTTAAACTTATTGTCGATAAAAAGGTTAGCTCTGACAATATAGATAGTTTACTAAAAAAGATATCTAATTTTAATCCGTTTTCGGTTTCGGTTGATTACTCTCTTTATGATGATAGTATTGTAATAGAAGATCAAAATTACGACGCTACCGGTGTTGACTTACAAAAGACAATAGAAGAGTTTGTAAATGTACTCGATATTGAAAACAAATCTGAAGTAATCAATTACTGCATGGATTTATACAAGAGAGCAACTAACGCATGAAATATATAAATTTTAAAAATGTTAAGATAAAGAATTTTCTGTCTGTAGGTACAGAGCCTGTAAGTGTATCCTTTAATCAAGGACTCAATATTATTACAGGTATTAATAAGGATAAGGAAGATAGACGTAATGGTGTTGGTAAGTCTACTATTGCTGATGCTGTATATTTTGCTGTCTTTGGTGAAACACTACGTGATTTAAAGAAAGAACATATTGTTAATAATGTCAATAAGAAGGGATGTGAAGTAGAGCTTGACGTAGTAATTAAGCACTTTGATAAAACTGAGAGTATTAAGATTGTACGTACATTGGAGCCATCTAAGTGTTTTCTCTATATAGACGGTGAAGATAAGACATTAGATAGTATGTCTAATACAACTGCTTTTATTCAAAAGAAGTTCACATGTACGCCTGAGATATTTCAAAATTGTGTAATTATGACCATAAACAATACAGTACCGTTTATGGCAAAGAAGAAGCAAGAGAAGCGTAGATTTATTGAGGATATTTTTAACCTTAGCATTTTTAGCGAAATGCTTACCTATCTCAAAAATGATATTACTGAGAAAAAGAAATCTTTTGATATTGAAACAACACGCTTTGATGAGGCAGAAAGAACGCTTTTGACATTCGAAAGACAGAGAACTACGGCTATAGAGGAAAGAAGTAAAAAGCGCGAAAAATACTTAATGCGTCAGAAAAATAATAAAGAGGAAGTCGAAAGCATTGATGAAAAGCTCGCTGACGTTGTTGAGACTGATAACACGCAGTTACGCAGCAAGATTGATGAGCTTGAAGCTGCTGTAATAAAACTTGATGAAAAAATACAATCACAGCGTGATGCAAAAACCGAGAAGACTCTACAGATACAACAAATAAGCAAGCAATCAGCGTCTATCGGTACTGATAAGGATAAATGTCCTGTTTGTTTGCGTTCTATTGAAGAACATGATAAAAATTATATTAAATCCGAAAAAAAGAAACTTAAAGAAGAAGCAGAACAATATGCAGAAGATATAAAGACATTAGCTGCTAAAGAAGCAGACTATGTAGAAAAGCAAAGATTGATTAAGCTTAAAATTAAGGAAATGAGGAACGAGATTCATAGCAACGAGCTAAAAAAACAAGAGATAAAAAATCTTAATGATAGACGATTACAGTTAATTACATGGCTTGATATGCTTGAGCACGATATTGCAGATCTCGAACACGCTGCAGTAACAGACGACACACAGGTAGATGATCAGAAACAGAGAATAGATTCAATTAAGATTATTATTGACAATATTAAGCAAGATCTCAATACACTCGATATTGTTAAATTTGTTGTCTCAGAAGAGGGTGTTAAATCATATGTTGTAAAGAAAATTCTTAAATTGTTTAATAGCAAACTAGCTTATTATCTTAAGAAAATGGATGCCAATTGTGTTGTAACATTTAACGAATACTTTGAAGAGGAAATCGTTGATACAAAAGGCAAGCCTTGCTCATATTTTAATTTTAGTGGTGCAGAAAGAAAGAATATTGATCTTGCGTGTCTCTTTACTTTCATGGATATGAGACGTCTACAAGGTGATGTATGTTTTAATTTTAGTATTTACGATGAACTATTTGATTCAAGTCTCGATGAGAGAGGTGTAGAGTTAGTTATAGCGCTCTTGAAAGAACGTGTAGAGAAATATAAGGAATGTATCATGGTAATCAGTCACCGTAAGGAAAGTACTAAAGCTGCAACCGGTGAGATTATTTTTCTAGAAAAGAATAATGGTATAACTAAACGTGTAGATTTTAAGGAATACGCAGCTTAAATTGTAAGAGTATATGATCGTATCTCCTTTTGTTTCACCGTTTGTATCGCCGTTTGCTGCTCCTTTTAGCAATAATATCGCTTCTACAACCCTTCAGCCTACTACTCTCCCTGCTCCACCCGAGCTCGGTCTTACACGTGTAATAAATTATTATGCTGATTATAGTGGGTGTGGTTTTTGGAGAATGATTTGGCCTGAGCATATTATGAATGCTCACCAAAAACTAGTCGTACATGGAAGTACTGTTATGAGTTTTGATCCTAATTATTTTAGGGGTACAAAAGCTGTACGCATTCAACGTCAAGCTACTATACATCAACGTAAGTTTGTAGAATTTCTAAAACAGTTGAGTAGAGAATTCGGTTTCCGACTAATCTATGAAATTGATGATTTGGTCTTTAGTGAAGATATTCCTGATTATAATAAATTTAAGCCTGCGTTTACAGATCCTGAGATTCGTCAGCATGCACAGGCAATTATGGAAATGTGCGACGAGATTACTGTTACATGTGATTTCATGAAAGATTATTATATGAGTAAGACAGGTAATAAAAACATTACTGTCATACCAAACTACCCACCGAAATTCTGGATGGGTAATTATTATAATGAAAAGCGTATTTCTGAAAATTATGATATAAGCAAAAAGAAGCCGAGAATTCTCTACGCAGGGTCAGGTGCTCACTTCGATGTAGATAATCGCGTCGGTCAAAACGATGATTTTGCGCATGTGTGCCGTGTAATTGAAGCTACAAAGCACAAATATCAATGGGTATTCCTCGGTGCCTATCCTCTACCTTTACAGCACATGATTACTTCTGGTGAAGCTGAGTTCCACCCTTGGGAGAGATTATATACATACCCAGAGAAGATTCATACATTGAGAGTCAATGCTATGGTAGCACCGTTGCAGAATAATACATTTAACAAAGCTAAGAGTGATCTAAAGCTAGTTGAAGCAAATTGTTATGGTATACCGATTGTATGTCAGGACCTTTGTACATATGAAGATGCACCATTTAAGTTCAATACAGGCGATGAGATGATTGATCAACTTGACGACATTCTTTCAAAGAAGGGCCGTTATATGAATCTTTCGACAAAAGCACGAAAGACAGCAGAGTTACGCTGGCTTGAGAACGATAACAATATCGACAAGTATGTAGAACTCTATACTTTACCGCACGGTGATCCACAGCGTAAGCTTCTTAACCCTATTAACGGTATCATAGCTTGATTTCTATCGAGCAGTTTTTATACTTGTAGTGTGTATAGAAACGTAGCATATTTACCGCGTGAGCAATCCATGCGTCTATTCTCCTGGGACGAGAATGGTAATCGTGTATCATACGATACATCTTTTGAGCCGTACATTTATGTAGAAACAACACATAACGAAGACTGTATGAGTATCTTCAATACAAAGCTTCGTAAGAAAAAATTTAACCATCAGGCAGAAAGATCACAGTATCTAAAAGATAACGATATAGTACGTGTCTTTGAAAATTTAAGTGTTCAACAACAGTTCCTTATTGATCAATTTGGTCAGAATAACGAGACGCCTGATTTTTCTAAATATCCTCTTAAGGTTTATTTTCTCGATATTGAGACATATAGCCCAGACGCATTCCCTGATATTGAAACAGCTAATCATCCTATTAACGTTATCACAATTTATGATACATTAACTGAAAAATTTATAACCTGGGGATCAAAGCAATGCAAGAAAAGCTTTGACAATGTAACATATATTGCATGTAAAACAGAAAAAGACTTGCTTAATAAATTTCTCGATTATTTTTGCAATGATTACCCTGATATTCTATCTGGATGGAATAGTGAGTTCTTCGATATGCCGTATATCATTAATCGAATTACACGCATACTCGGTGAAGATGCAGCAAAAAGGCTATCACCTATAGGTAGAATCCGTTCTCGTAAGTTTATGGGTAAGTTCGGTCGTGAGCAAACACGATGGCATATTGAAGGTGTATCGTGTGTTGACTATATGCAAATCTACAGACGTTTTTGTCCTGTATTGCGTGAGTCATATAAATTAGGCTATATCGGTGAGATTGAGCTTGAAGAAACAAAGATTGATTACGGTGATACAGACCTCGCAACACTGTCTGATGATAACTGGGATCTGTTTATTGAATATAACATTCAGGACGTTAACCTTCTTGTTAAGATGGAGCGAAAGTTAAAATATATACAATTGCTTCGTTTTATTGCATATGCTGGTCTCACAACGTTTGAGGGAGCACTAGGATCACTAAGTGTTATTACCGGTCTTGCTGCTATTAGAGCTCGTGGAAGAGGGCAACGAATACCTACATTTAAGAAAGATGTAATAGAAGGCGGAGAGCAGAATGCAGGTGCATACGTTGGTGACCCGCAGCCTGGATTCCAGGAACATATTGTATCGTTCGATGCTAATAGTCTGTACCCAAACGTGATGATTACTCTCAATCTTTCTCCTGAGACAAAAATCGGTACTATTGTTCACAGTAAATGGAAAGATGAGAATAATAATGATAGGAGAGAGATTGAATATACAGATGACGGTAAGCTTACTATCAGGCATGTAAATGGATCAGAATACACTCTCACGAAAGAGAAGTTTGCATCATTTATTAAGCAAGAAAATGTAGCAGTTTCGAGAGCATATGTTCTTTTTTCACAGAAAGAAAGAGGTATCATTCCTGAAGCTGTTGATCACTTTTATAAAAAGCGTGTTGAAGTAAAAACACAACTATCCAAAGCGAAAAGAAAGATTCTTACCCTTACTAAGGGTACAGCTGAGTATAAAGATTTAGAAGATCAAATCGACTATCTTAATATCACACAGCATACAATTAAGATTCTAATTAATACAATTTATGGATACTTTGGTAACAAGCATAGCCCTCTCGGTGACGATGAGCTTGCTGAGTCTATTACTTTAACTGGTCAGGCTGCTATCAAACAATCCAACAAATTGCTTATTGATTACATCAAGGATAAGGCACAATTAACAGATGATGATATTCAGAAGGACAACCCTGTTATCTATAACGACACCGATAGCTCATACATCTCAGTAAAGCATCTTGTTAACAAGCTTGGTATTAAGATGGTTGGAAAGGATGGTAAGATTACGTCTGAATATTATGATGCAGTAAAGGAGATAGAACAATATCTCAATAAGAATATTCAGGAGTGGGGTACACGATCGCTCGGCTCTAATGACTGCAGGTTAAACTTTAAGCGAGAGAAGATCGCTGATGTGGGTGTCTTTTTAAAGAAGAAACGCTATATCCTGCATGTATTAGATGATGAAGGTATACCATGTAGTAAGTTTAAGTATACAGGTGTGGAAGTAGTACGCACAACAATGCCTGCTACAATTAAGGTGCATGTAAAAAATATTGTTGAAACGATGCTACTGACAAAGTCTAAAGAGGAGACGGATAAGGCCTTCATGAAGACATATGAAGAATTCAAATCACTATCTGTCGACGATATTGCATCAGTATCAGGTATTACTGATTATGAAAAATACGCACGCCATTGCAATGGCTTTCAGACAGTTAAAAGAATGCCACATCATGTAAAGGCTGCTTATTTTTACAATCTACTTGTCGATAAATTTAATATTGAGCGCAAATATGAAAAGCTCGGTTCAGGTGATAAGTTAAAATCTTTTGCTGTACGTAAACCGAACAAATACGGTATATCAGAAATTGCTTACAAGTACGAATACCCTAAAGAGTTCGCTGAGATATTTGAACCTGATTATGAACTTATCTTTGATAAGATTGTTCTTTCTGCAGTAGAAAGGCTCTATGATACTGTCGGATGGCGTATTAAAGCACCTAGTCAGCAATTACAAACAGATTTATTTGATTTACTTGGTATATAAGTTGATTTTTATAAAAATAATAGTAATATATAAGAAATATGAGCGATACACCTAACATCATTACATTCGTTGATCACATTGGTCGCACCCTTCTTGCCGAGTTCGTTGAGGACGTAGACAATGGTGCTTCTTTTGTCGTTAAGAATCCAGCAATCATTCACGTACAGCCTACCCAGCAGGGTCAGCTTAACGTTCAGACTATACCTCTTTACTTCCGTGACTTTGTTAGCGAGAAGAATAAGACAGAGGGTACGAAGTGGAAGTTCCATTATGCCTCAGTTGTCGTCGGTCTTAATATTGAAAACGATCAACGACTCGTTGATCAGTACTCAAAGCTCTTTGCTGAGCCTTCTGTAATTCAGCCAGCAGCTGCAGCTAACGATCAAAAGGTTGTCAAGCTTTTTGACGAGTAGAAAAAAAATTACAAAAACATCTGCGTTTTTTAAAGCGGTGAATATATTCACCGCTTTTTTTTATTGATAATTAAAATCTAGGTAGTATACTCTTTATATATGAGTAAAGAAATTGATAATATTTTTAAGAAGCTTGATGCAATGAATAGCGAAGCATCAATGCTAGATGAAAACGCTCTATCTAATGTTGATACCTGGTACGATACAGGTTGTTATGCACTTAATGCAATTCTCGGCGGCAGCTGCCGTAAGGGTGGGATTCCTAAAGGGCGTATTGTAGGATTCTCAGGAGAGTCTATGACAGGTAAGACGTTTATTGTTAATAAGATTCTTGCTAATGCTCAAAAGCAAGGTGTGTATCCAGTTATCTTTGATACAGAGTTCGCTATTGATGAGAGCTCAACAAAAGGCGTTGGTCTCGATGCAAGCAAGACAAAGTATGTACCTGTCTATACTGTAGATCAATGTCGTAATCAAATATCCGCATTTCTTGATAGTGTAATAGAGTCGAAACAAAACGGTAAGTTCATTATTAGTATTGATAGTCTTGGTAACCTTTCTTCACAGAAGGAAATCGATGATATTGCAAAAGATAAGTCTGCAGCTGATATGGGATTAAGAGCTAAGTCTCTTAAGTCGATGCTGCGTACTCTTACATATAAGGCAGGTAAGGCTGGTGTTACTATTATATTCACCAATCACACATACGCAGATCCAGGAGCAATGTTCCCATCTCTTGTTAAGACACAATCAGGTGGATCAGGACCTGTTTATATGGCAAGTATTCTCGTTCAGCTTGCAAAGAGGAATGAAAAGGAAGGCGAGGGTGATGCAGGTGCTGTAGATACATCTAAGCTTGCTGAGGCTAACAAATACTCTGGTACTACTATTAGAGCTCTTACTGTTAAGAATCGCTTTGTACCACCTTTCCTCGAAGCAGAGATGTATCTATCATTTAAGTCAGGCCTAAACAAATACAGCGGTCTTCTACAAATGGCAACTGCACGCGGTATTATCGAACAAACCGGATCCACCTATGTAGTAGGTATTGATAGCGGCAAATATAAGAAAGGTGATAAGCTCGGTTATGCAAAGAACTTCGTAAAAGATCTTTCATTCTTTGAAGATTTCCTGATACCAGAGATCGATAAGCATCTTGAAAATGATTACAAATACGCGAGTAATCAACAGGTTACTGAGCAGGATGAGCTTGAAGAATTAACTACAAATGAGTAAAGTAGTTGTACCGATCTCAGGTGGAATGGACTCTACCGTTCTGCTTCACCTTGCAGCATCGAAGTTTAAGGATGTGTATGCATTATCTTTTGATTACGGTCAAAGACATATTAAAGAACTTGAATGTGCTGAATATCAAATTAACTCTATAAGAGAAAAAGAAGATGAGCAAAATGTTTGTTTTAATACAACCATGCAGTTACCATTCTTTAGTCTTATAAAGAATTCAGCTCTTCTTGATAGAAATATCGATGTTGCGAAGGCAAAAGATGTAATGGGTGACCCACAAACAGTTAATTATGTTCCGTTTAGGAATATGATGCTACTTAGTATTGCATGTTCATTTGCTGAAAGTGTTGGCGCTAATACTGTGTATCATGGAGCTGCACAAGCAGATAGCGTAGCTGGGTTCTGGGACGGTTCACCGGAGTTTATGGATGTAATTAACAAAGTTACATCTCTGAACCGTCGCAATAAGATTACAGTTGAAGCACCTCTCATTGATAAATCAAAGAAAGAGATTATTGAACTTGGTCAATCTCTTGGTGTTGACTTCAGTAGGACGTGGACATGCTACGAAGGAAAAGAGGAAGCATGTGGCGAATGCACTGCTTGTGCATTGAGACTAAAAGGATTTATCGATGCAGGTATAGAGGATCCTGTCAAATATTCAAGAGCGATTCCCTGGGATCACTTACTTGGTAAGGTTTAACCGAAGTAGCTACTCATCGCACTACCTTCACCGCCCCAGGCCTGTCTGCTTGTCTTGTTTGCTGTACCGAGACCAGTATAATGCCTTATTACATCTTCATCTGAAAGAGTGGAGGAATCACTACCACCAGCTTCAAACTTTTCAAAGTTTTTACCGAGCTTTACGTAATCACCCTTCTTTTCAAAAATTTGCTTATTAACAAGATCCTTGAGAACAATTTCCACTTTTCTCTTATCTTCACCTTCCTTGAGACCAAGACCTCCACTGTCACGAATTTCTTGAACAACGTCATCAACGAGATACTTTGTTAAAATACCACTATCGTCAACACCGTTAGCTAGCAACTGCTCTATTCTTACTGTAAGCTTATCACCACTTGTAGCTGCACCTGCATCACTCGCTGGCGCTGCTTCACCTGAAGGAGCTGTTTGCGCTACTTCTTCTGATTTATCTGTAGCATCAGATACCGCATCAGCGATATCATCTGCAGCTGCTTCAATTGTTTCACCGCTCTCTACATTGCTCTCCACTTCATCTACAACCGCTGCAATAAAACTTCTAAGAATTCTTGCTGTATATTGTGATTTTGCTCTTGGATTACTTGCAGCAAGTTTTTCCATGATATCACGCTCAAGTTTTACTAAATCTTTTTCTATACCTTTACCTTCATATGTCCCATTTGGGAATAGATCATTAATGATAGGTACAACGAGCTCACTTATGCGCTTGTCTAATGCCTCACCTGTGAGTCCTTTAAAGAGATATGTATCGTTGTTCTTACCTCTCTCTTCTAGACCTTGCTTGATGGCAGCTACTAATGCCTGTACTGGGTCTCCCTCGCCTTTTACACGAAGAGCCATTTCATCTATGCGCTTCTGGCGGTATGCTTCAAAAATAAGGTGGATATCACGATTCATATGCTTGAATTATTTATTCTCTTAGTATAATATATCAGAGGAGAGTATAATAAAATGTGCGCAATATTTGGGTCCAGTGAATTTGGTACGTATAAGAAGCTATATGATGAATGTAAGCAAAGAGGAAATTTTGCTTACGGTTCACTTTATGTATGCGATCCTAAGGTAGCTAAAAATTTAATAACAATAAGATCGTCGGGTGAAATTGTTTTAAACAAAAACGAATCTTTTACCAGTGATGAGTGTGAGATTGGTATAGATGATATTAAATTCTTTCTCGGACATACTCAAGCCCCGACGAGTAGTGTACGCGAGTTTGACCCCTCTACATCACATCCATTTTCATATGGTGATTGGATTGTAGCACATAACGGTGTATTGACAAATTACTTAGAAATACAGAAAAGTCTACCCAATAAGCAGTCATTTAATGAAGTTGATAGTTCAGTTATACCAGCACTTTTGAATCAATTATCAAATGAAGGTAATGAAGAAATTGATGTTATAACAGGGGCTCTTTCTAAATTAAAAGGTACATTTGGTCTTTGGATATTTCACAAGCCAACTGGTCATATCTATCTTGCTAGATCAGGCAGCACGCTTTATGCTGATTTTCTTACTAACAATTTTTCATCTCTTCAATACAAGAAATTTACCCCTCTTGAAGAGGGCTCCCTTTATCTAATTACAAGCGAAGGTCTAACAACAGTCGGATATTTCGCTGTTAACTCTCCGTTCTTTACACTATGAAAATTGCAATCATCTCTTGTTCACAGGAAGAAACAGCCGAAAATACATTACTCGTTAAGAGCTTAAACACTATTAAAGAGTACGTAAAGGTAATACCCGATTACGTTCGCGTCTTTACATCAAACAAGGACGGTCTTTCAACATGCTATAATAAGGCTATGAGCGAGAATACTGAATCTGACATTATGGTTTTTGTGCATGATGATGTTTCTATTGATGATGGTCTATTTATACCCAAGCTTATTGAAGCGCATAATACATATGACATTGTCGGAGTAGCAGGTGGATTGAATCCTATCATTAAAGCTCCTGCACTTTGGCATATTATGTGTGGAGGTTTTGGTCCAAACCTAAGAGGTGCAGCAGGTCACTACTTAAATGACACCTTGACTGCAATAACAAATTTCGGTTATGCGCCTGCTCGTGTAGCGATTCTCGATGGTGTTTTACTTTCTGTAAAAATGGAAAGCGTGAGACGGACGGGATGGAAATTTAACGAAAATTACAAATTCCACCACTATGATATTGCAAGTTGCCTGGATGCTAACAAACTTAAGCTTAAGCTTGGCGTTGCAAACATTCATATTAATCATAGATCTCCAGGGTTAAAATCATTTGATGATACATCATTTCTCGAAAGTCAGAGTATTTTTCTAAATGAGTATAAAACCTATTGAAATAAGAATTTTTGCTAGTATACTCGGTTAATAAATGTCCAAGCTCGATTTAGATTTTTTTGAAAATATTATCGCGTATAAAGCGATTACCGATGAATCATACCTATCGTCAATCGTTGATTACATAAAGCCTATATACTTCAAAAATAAGGATATCAAAGCAGTTTTTCTTATTATAAAGGAGTTTTTTGAGGCACGTGGTACAGTGCCAACCCTTACTGAGGTAAAGTCACACCTCACCTCTGCAGAGCTTAAAGCCTCCTTTACTACTGTTGTTAAGAGTTTTACCGATTTAGATAAAAAATTCAATAATGACGAGCTTTTTGCAAATACCGAGACGTTTTTGAAGGAAAAAGCTATCTTCCATACAATGATGGAAGTTGTAGATGACATTAACAAAAACACTGTCAACACATCTGTTGTACTAGAGAAGTTTGAGTCTGCATGTAATATCTCACTCACTACTGAAACAGGCTTAAATCTGTTCGAAGATGTTGATCCACTGGTAGAAAGTATTAATTCTGAACACAGGCACATCTCCACAGGATGGAGTTGGCTGGATGAAAAAATTGGTGGAGGCTTTCTTGAGAGTGGTCGAGCAATGTATATTTTTACTGGCGAAACAAACATTGGAAAAAGTATATTTTTAGGAAATATTGCCACAAATATCGCTAATCAGGGTAAGAGTGTGCTTCTTGTGTCTCTTGAAATGCCTGAGTTAATTTACGCTCAGCGTCTGAGTTCAAGCATTACAAAAATTCCTCTCAGTAAGCTCAAGTCAGAAGTACTGACTCTTAAGAATCAGCTTGAGGAATACCATTCTGATAACCCTAATGCACAAATTCTGATTAAGGAATTTCCTCCCTCAACTATAACACCTCTCTTCTTAAAATCTTATATTAAGAAATTAAAAAATGCCGGACATAAATTCGATGCAATTGTGGTAGACTATGTAAATCTGCTTAATTCACCGATTGGCACCAATAGTTACGAAAGAGTCAAGCACGCGACAGAGCAGCTACGAGCATTGAGTTACGAGTTTAGTTGCCCGGTTATTACAGCAACACAGCTCAACCGATCAGGCTACTCGGTTTCTGAGCCAGGCATGAATACTATCTCAGAATCCATCGGTCTTGCACAGACTGCTGACGTCATTATGAGCATATGGCAAGAGGATACAGATAGGGAGCTCGGAATTATTCGCATGGGTGCAATGAAGAATCGCTTCGGTGCTGCGTTTGGTAATTGTCTTATGAGAATCGACTATTCTACGCTTTCCATCACTGAAGATGAGCATATCAACGATACAGCTGCAAGCTCATCGTCTGCCAATCTGCTCTCAACTCTCTCACAGTAAAGGTGTTGACTTCTTTATATTTAGCATTAATTAGTCGTAAGACTAATGAACATAGAAGACAGAGATCATACACTTCAAGAGTATGAATTAAACCATTTGTTTCTTTCGTTTTGCTCCTTTGCAACCCTTACGAGTGCTAAAAAGCTCAACATCGCCAACATTTTTTTACTTCTACTACAAAATAAAGAATTACGTTCGTTTTTTAAAATATACTGTGATATTCCTAGTGATTTCACAGTAGTGCAGACATTTTTAAAATATGATCCGAGCCTTTATAAGAGCAAATATGTAATGAAGTTCTTGAATAATTCAAAAAAGAAGATTATAATTTAAAAATGCCAGATATTGAGGAATTGACTGATTTTGAGAAGAATCTGTACAATATTCATTTACGAACATCTCGTCAGCGCTTGAATCAACCTTTCAAGTATAGGAAGGATTTTAATAATTTAGATGCGGAAAAGTTATTACAGCTAAAAAAACTGTCTTTGTTCTTTTCTCGGTTTAAACACATAAAACCTGAGGAATTCCTCATTGCACCGTATTCATTATATGCAGATGAAAATTATTTTGATCTCAGCTATTATAATTCTCTTAAAGCGGTTAAAGCCTATACATTATATCAAAAAAAGCTGCTTACTCTCGACCCTGATAGTAATGAACAGCTGCTAAACATACAGTCATCATTACAGTTTATACTTTCGTTTTGTCGCGAGAATAATTTGACCCTTGACAAGTATTTAGAACACATGACAGGTATCACACCTTCCTTCCTTCTTCATCTTAAGGAGCATAATATCAACATATACACTCTTTTCGGATTTAGATCTTTTGGAAAAGAAGCTTTTCAGCTTGATTTAGAAACAATTCGTTTTATAATAGGAGATGACCTCTACAATCAGATAGATTCTTTGAGAACAAAACTATTTGCCTCTAAGAAAGCATCCTTACTGGTATCGCAAGGTCTACAAAAAATACAAACTAAATTACAACAAAACACTTGCATTCAACCCTAGCAAAATATAACATCACAAATAACTAATTATGACAACCGCATTCACATCTAATATGTTCGAAAGTATCAAATCCGCACTCACCAAGCAGAACGAGGCGCAGTCTTCTAAATTTAAGGACTACCTCCGTACAGCTGCTGGTAATACCTACACCGTACGTCTTCTTCCTTTTAAGAAGAACCCCGATAAGACGTTTTTCCATTATTATTCCTATACCTGGAATAGTCATGCAAACGGACAGCTTACCACTGTTGTAAGCCCCGCTACTTGGAATCAGCGCGACCCTATTGCAGAGGAGAGCTATCGTGTCAGACGTAATGGAACTGAAGAAGAGAAGGCAAAAGCCTCAGCTCTTATCCGTCGTGAGAATTGGCTTGCCAATGTTTACGTAGTCAATGATCCTGTTAATCCTGAGAATAATGGTACCGTAAAGATTCTACGTTATGGTAAGCAGCTACACAAGATTATCGTCGATGCGATTACAGGTGAAGAGTCAGTAGATTTCGGCCCACGTATCTTTGATCTATCTCCTAAGGGTTGTAACTTCCGTATTAAGGTTGAGAAGCAGGGTGATTATCCAACCTATGTTTCATCTAAGTTTGCTCTTCCTAAGGAGATTGAAGGCCTTGATGAGGATGATTATGATAAGGTTCTTGATAGTGCATTTGATCTCGAATCATATGTAACATGTAAGTCTTACGATGAGATCAAAGAAATCCTCGATACTCACTACCATTGCAAGAAGGATGTAGAGGAGACAGAGACAGCAGATCCGGTACTCGCAGCAGTAAAGAGTGCAGTTCCTGCCCCTGCACCTCGTCAGGAGAAGGCTGCAGAACCTGCTCCTAAATCAACGGTTGATGAGTCTATTGAAGACTTGCTCGCTGGTCTTGACGAATAAACATGGATACGTTTAGAGAGCCTACACCTGAAGAAGCACAGTTCGCTGTGCTTCAATTCATGGGTCAGCACCTAACAGGTGATTTAAAGATGCTTGAGAGTAATCTTGTATCTAGAAATCAAACTCTTAATGGTATGACTATCAGGCCTGAGAACGTTTTAAAGTCAGTTGCTCAGGCGTTACCTAATAACGTAACGCCTGCACCTACTGTACAGGAGACACATGTTCAACATGTGCTGCAACCTATTCCTGTACCACAACCTGCTTTACCTTTACTCGAGCCTGTTATAGTACAGCAGCAAGCACCTGTACAGGTTGAACCAGCTCTTGATAAAGATCAACTTGAATTTAATTTTAATTCGAGTCCATATACAGTTGAAGTATTTGATGCATTAAAGCGCATTGAAGACAGACTTCTTGTAATCGCTGATCTTCAAAGTGACATTAAGCGCTTTGAGGAAAAGATTGATTCATTTTTGAATCATACTAAAAAAAAGGATTGATTTACCGCTTGTTTAAGCGAGTAATGAGTATATCATTATTGTGATGACTTTAACTATTACAGATAAGGATGATATACTTAATAACTTTTTAACACCTATAAGTAAGGTTGTTGATAGTGTAGTATTAGAAATAAAGAAAGGTTCTATTAGAACGTTAATTGCTACAAATGATAACACGGTTATTGTTGAAGCTGTTTATACTGATGAAGCAATCAATACTGAGACAAAGCTTAATATACCTGATGTAAAGAAATTATGTAGAGTTCTTCAATGCATAGAGGAAAAAGCATTTGATCTTAATATATCTTCTAATAATATTAGCTACGAATCAAAGACAATAAGATTTAAATACCATCTTTACGATGATAATATTATCTCTGTACCTAAGCTGAACCTAGCTAAGCTTGATAAGTTAACATTTGATGGCGAATTTAGCTTCACACATAATGCAGTAATTGCTCTTATCAAAGGTAGTACTATTGCTACGGATGCAAATAAGATTTATCTCACTATAAAAGATGATTGTTTATTTGGTGAGTTGACAGATAGAGCGAGAGCTAATACTGACTCTTATGGGTTAAAGTTAACAGAAACCTATACCGGTAATAAGTTTACCAATGCAATACCCTTGAACTTTGAAATATTTAGAATAATTTCTTCTATGAAATTTAATACCGTAAAAGGAAAGCTAGTTTCTTCGATGGGGGTAATCATTTTAAATATGCAGCTCGGTAAAGCTGATGTGCGGTTTATTCTTTCAGCTCTTGCAAATTAATTTATATGAAAACACAAATTAGCCGTAATAAACTTAAAACACCAAGTTATTTTATAAAGCGCTTGCGTGATAATGGCTTTATCGTAATAAAGCTATTCTCTGTCTATGGCAAGGCAGACTCACGTCGTTGGACTGTTATGGTTAATCCTAGTGAACGTTCTGTTATGATAACTTGTTACAATAATAAGGAAGCTCTCGGGGACGTAGTTTTTGAATTAAATGACGGCGGTTACAATATGCAGAAAAATCTTTGCATTAGTACTTCTAGTATTGAGGTTATTATTGATTATCTAATTACTCATGGTGTTAGTAATGATAGCAATTACCATGGGCGTAACCGCTATATGTCAAAAAGATTAAATAATCATGATGAAGGACAAGAAAATTCCGAATGAACAGAATAAGACAGATGAATCATTTGTACCTAATTCTGATTCTTCTACAAAAGAAATGATACAGAGTGCTCTCGTTGCTTATCTAAAAGAAAAGCTTAACGAGAAAAATAGCACACGTAACAACTATGAGGCATTAATTGGTGTTGTAGAGGAATTTCTTAATAGCTTTATTCTTCTCGGCTATACGTTTGAAGGGCAACCTGTACAGTATATTTGCGCACATAATCAGCAACAAGCCGATTCTCTCGCCACATTGGTCAATAAGTTTTTTCAAAATTCGATTGCAAAAGATGATGACGAAAATGGCGGATATAATAACTAAGATTACAAATAGACATCCTAAGCCTCGGTATGTTTATGCTGTAACTGGTGGTAAGTATCTAGGGGAGTTACTTGTATTAGCAAAGAACGACGGAAATGATTTATGTTTCCTTACTCTGCCTGATATGCAAAATCGAATTATTCCAAAAGATAAATTTAATTTTGCTCTTAAAGAACATATTGTTGAAGTTGTACAAAAGATACCAAAAGACGTATATGCAGTGTGTTTAAAGCAACATGCAAAAAGCATAGCAAATCCATCAACATAGTCATAAGTAATAACATGGACTTTATTCAGCCAAAAATTATTCAATCGCCTATTAGTGGTCAGCCTGTGCGTCCCACTATCTCAAAGTATATTAGAGATGGTAAGGAGATTACAGAAGCTCATTATACGGATCCTGCCTCTGGTGCGTTTATAAGAAAGGGTGTAGTATCAGTTAGAGATCTCAGACAGCCAGAGAAATAATCTTGTTTTCCTCTAACTAGTATACTACACTATAGTAGTGATACTCCCGCAAGATTATATTGTACAAAAATTCTATCAGTACGCAGGGTTTCCTAAATTTAAAAAGCTATCCAACGTATATGAGGCGAGTTGTCCAATTTGCCGTGAAGGCAGGTCATGGGGTAAAAAGAAGCGTTGTTATTTTATTGTAAGTGACGGTGTGATTTGCTGTCATAATTGTGGGTGGTTTAGTTCTCCATTTAATTGGATTAAGCAAGTATCAGGTCAAACACCTGCTGAAATATATAAAGAGGTAAGCCAGTATGATATACTACCTCTTGATCTTATGCAGGAGCAGCAGCAAAACATACCTGCTGTTACTGTTAATCCTCACAGCTTACCTCTTGATTGTATTAATCTTTTTGATGAAAATCAGGTTAGCTATTATAAAGATAATACAGTGGTTCAGGATGCATTATCTTTAATCAGTAGAAGACGAATGAATCATGCAATTAATAAACCAGATACTCTTTGGTTATCACTTACTGATAAAATACATAAAAACCGCATTATTATACCCTTTTATAATGAACACGGTGATATCGTATTCTATCAATCAAGAGCTATCTATGAAAGAGATACAAAACTATATCCAAAGTATCTCGGTAAAGTAAACGGAGAGCGAGCTCTATTTAACCTTAATAAAATAACACCTGACCTTGATTATATTTTTATTTTTGAAGGCCCTATTGATGCTTTCTTTGTACAAAATGGTACAGCGGTAGCAGGTATACAAGAACGCAGTAATAAGAACTTTACAACTTTACAGGAAGAACAATTAGCGACGTTTAGATTGTATGAAAAGATATGGGTTCTAGACAGTCAGTGGCTAGATAAGGCTAGTAGAGAGAAGACTATCAAGCTAATAGAGACAGGCGAAACAGTGTTTATATGGCCTGAAAAGGTTGGTAAAAAGTTTAAAGATATAAACGATTTGTGTTTAGCAGTAGGTAGAGATTTTATAGAACCTGAATTCTTTATAAAGAATAGTTATACAGGCCTAAAAGCTAAATTAATGCTATCGGGTATTAGTCGTTAGCAGAAATTAGATAACCCTTAAAGGACTCACTCAAGGAACTGAGTTCTGCTGCAAGTCTTGAGATTTTCTTTTTCTCACTTCTTGCAATATCAACGAAAAGCGTATCACAGGGAGCTACGTGTAATTTTGTCTGCACAGAGTCTTGTGTTGTACCATTTAAAAATTCAATAAACGCATCAATTTGCTTAATCCATTCGTTTAGTTGCTGTATTTGAGCGAGCTTATTATGATCAACTTGCTTCTGTCTTTCTGACTGTTGCTGTACATCGAAATCTTCTGGCTTTGCTGTATCAAGCTGTTGAGCCATTGCATCGCGATCTGTTTCTGGCGCTGGCTGCTGCTGCTCGGTATCATCAGCTTCGAGCACATACTTAAACTTTTTGCTAAACAAATTCATGTAATTATTTATTGCTTTAATTAAATAATTTAGTGAAAAAGCGTATCTTATTTGAAGATGCCACATCTTATTATAATAAGTGGGTATCAGGGCAGGCAGCTCGTGAGTTTGCCACACAGAAAGTAAGCTTAAAAGATATTGTTAAGAAGAATGAAGAACATTCAGAACAATCACCTAACGGTGCAAAAGCAGAACCTGTTCTACCATATCCTATTCCTAATGCTGTAACAGCTCTAGGTGAAGTTTCAATTTCACTTTCTAATACATTAGGTCTCTTTAGAGCAGCTCTTAAAAATCCTACTGTTCAAGAACACCCTGAGACAAAGGCCGAGGTAACAACAGTTATAAATGCTCTTTTACGTGCATCACAAGAGATAAACGAAATGTTTGTTGATTTACAGAAAAGAGTTGAAAGATAGTATCTTGACATTAAAATAGTATAATGCTTAACAAATTATTTGTGCAGCTAAGCTTACTGTTTATAGTAACAGGTGTTATAGCTGTAATACTTCATACTCTTGGAGTTAATTATATACTCGGTGCTATAGCTGGTATTATTATACAATATGGTATCTATAACGTATTTGTATACTCACTCGAAACATATACTATACTAAAAGCTAAGAAGCTTGAAAATGAAAAAATAAAAGAGCTTTCTTATCAGGTAGCTGAAGTCACATGTCCATGCGCGCAAAAGACAAAGGAAATTGTACCGTTACGCTTGAACGAACCTACAGTTTATAAATGCAATGCATGCTCAAAACAGGTAAGGGTATACGTTCAAACAGAAACCGTGTTAGTAACAGAACCTATTGCCGATACAAGTCTTAGTGGTATTGACGAATTAATTAAATCAAAAATCAATGAATCTACCTGATAGTATTAAACAGTTAACAACAGACGGACAGGCGGATAGTTTGATAAATCTGTCGAAGCCTGTAAAACCTGATATAGATAGTATCATCTATTTTATAAAACAAAGATTACCTTTTGAAGCTGTTAGACAGTTCGATGAAGGATTAATGTGTCTAAAGCCTGTTGCATCTGAAGCAACCTTTCTTAAAGGCCTCTTCAATCAACTTTCAGAAGTAGTTGCAAGGTCAATAAAAAAATCAGATATTGACGACAATTATAAAAAAGAAATTATTAATCTTTACGCAGTTTATTTTAAGTCAATTATTAACCTTTACGACTCACAGGTCGAACTATTGTCTGCATTAAACAAACATAAAAAAGTTATTGACGTTGAGGAGATTTCATACATAATACTCGGATATGCAATTGAAACAATCAAGAAAATTAACAATGCTCGCGAATGGTAAGAAAGTCACTGACATGACGAGTGACGAATATACACGCTGGCTTTGTTTGCTAGAAGCAATTGAGCACGTAAGCAATAAGATGAATCAATTCGGTCACCGTCTACAAAATAAGGAAATCGATTGGATCAAGTCATTAGCATTTCAAAAATATATCGACGAGAGGTTTGAAACAATGAAGGCAGATCTTAATGATCTTGAAAACAATACAGAATACGCTGAGTTTAACATCATACCACAAAAGAAATGCATTACATTATTGGAACCAGCTTTACGGTAGACCATCGTGGTATACAACCTGGTCAGCAGAGGGTAATAAGCTCTTCAACACCACGTCAATCGCGTTCCCCATATGAGTTGTTATTTGAAGCTGGGCACATTTATCAGCTTCAACGTATAACAAAGGAAGATGATGTGTTTGTATACCACTTCAATAGATCAGACATGACACAACATCAGATAAAGTTTCCATCTACAAGAGATGCGGATGCTGTTATAGCAAAGTTCCGTAAAGAACAACTACCCGATTATGAGTCGATTTATAAGAATCGAGCTGATTAATAGTACCCACCGTAGACATTTGAATAGTCAGTAAGACTATAATCAAAGATCTGTTTTGAATCTATATCAACGCTATTTGTGTACGGTTTATTAGCACCTGATACCGTTGTATTTTGTGTATCGTCAAAAACTTGATTATTACCCGCTTCTTGTGGAATACCTGGCTCAAAGGAGTATTCAAAACGCTTAGCCTTAATTAACCATACATAGTGACCAGCTAATACATTAATAGTCGCTGCATCTTCGTCCAGACGTTCTGTTATCTCAAACATTTTACCGTTTCTATCACCCGGTCTATCATTACCGTATTCAGATAATTGAAATACATCACCTGATTTTGGCTCTGCACCGGGTCCAAATGTTTCATAAAATGCACTTATATGTACAAAAGCTGTAACCTCATCTTCTGATAACAAGCCATATTTACTAAGCATTAAAGCATTTTCATTAAGATTAAGAGCCACTGTTATAGCTTGTGGAGGTGAAAATCGTTGAGTTGGATGCTCACCATAGAGCATATCCGAGCCAGATAATGTCGTGTTATTAACATAATAGTTAGCTTTTTGACCATATAGGTTTATTTGCTCTCTCCAGTAATTAGATTGAAGCAAGCGCTCGGCGCCGTTATTTGCTTTATCTGTTATTCTAAAGCATTCATTATCTTGAAATGTCTGCGGGTAAATACCTGTAGTACCACCACCTGTGTAGAAATCCTTTACATCCATATTATATCTTTATAGCTGGCGCTTGTGATGTTTCATCATAATAAAGCGTAATGCCAGTATTACCGAGCTTCTTAGGATGATGTGGATCATATTTAACAGGAGGGAACTCTTTTTCTATTTGCTTTAATTCTGCATCATTAAGCGTGAAGTGACCGCTACCATTATTGAGTAATGATTTTACTTTTTGATTAGAGTGCTTAGCTTTCCACATTTCAGGTACTGTTTTACCACCTGTTTTTGTATGTGTTGAAACATCGGGAACTAATCCCATGTGTCTACGCTTTTTGACTATATCACCTTTGTTATTGTTAAGATTAAAATGACTTTTAAAGCTATTCACAATATTATTTAAGCAAAAAAAAGGGCCTTCTTGCGAAGGCCCTTAATCTATAATCTATTTTTTGAACTTACTTAGCTGCACCGAAGAGTGTCTTACCAACCTTACTTGCATTACCTGCAACCTTGTTTGATGGAACACCGCCACCTACTACCTTCTTAAGAGGCTGTGGCTTACCGTCGTTAACGATACCCTGTGTATCGCCCTTACCTTCTTTGCTATCTACTTCTGATGTTACTGTACCAGGGACCTTCTGGCTGCCCTTAGCGATGAGCTTCTTACCGTGCTCATCTGAAAGTGGCTCGATATCTGTAGCCTCTCCGAAAGTCTGATTATCTTCATCACACTCTTCATCTTCTGTACCCTCAACATCGAGGTCTTCATCAGCTGCTGCTGAATCGTCGTGTGCTTCGAGAACACCCATGAGAACTTCATGAAGCTTTTCTGCGAGATCACGTGAAAGTGTAATTGTTACCTCTTCTCCATCAACCTCTGCACCACCGGCTTCACCTGGAAGACCGAGAGCTTCAGCGTCTGTTGAATCGTCTTGATTGGGAAGATGCATGTCGTTTTCGAGCATTACCTCTTCGTAAAGTCTGTCAAAAATAGATTTGTTCATAAAAGTATTTATCTTCTGTGTTTCTGTTTTTTCATTATTTTGTGAGAATTTCTTAGGCTCATAATAATTGTCAGCTTTTGCTGTTTTCGGATCAATGATGTCTTTTTTAAAGCCATCAGCATCTTCAGGACCTGACTTCTTACCAACAAAAGCTTTCTTGTCGCCTTTTGCTAGCTTTACCTTTTTCTCTGTCTGTACTTCAAAGGTATCATTAGGAATTGTCATCTTCTCGAGATATAAATCACCGAGTTCATTCATTGTACGTGTTAAGTTCATGCATAAGTATTTATTATAAATGCCTACTAAAAAGCAGAAAACAGGTTATTATCTGGGTAATGAGTCACTCCCTACACAGGACGCGACATTCAATTATATTGATAACCCGGAGTGGGTTGAAGACATTAAAAAATGTACAAAAAACATTTTATACTTTGCTGAAAACTTCTTCTTCATTACAAACCTTGATGAAGGTAAGATAAAAATTAGATTACATTCTTTCCAGAAAAAGATTTTAAGAAGCTTAAGAGACAATAGATTCGTATGTTTATTAGCTTCACGTCAGATTGGTAAAACAACATTAATGACGATATATGCACTTTGGGTCGCATGCTTTCAAGAAGATCAGCGTATATTAATTGTCGCTAACAAAGAGCAAACCGCTATTAATATTTTTAAGCGTGTGCGTATGGCTTATGAGAAGCTACCAAACTACCTTAAGCCTGGTGTTTTAGAATACGGCAAGACATCAATGTCACTTGCCAATGGTTCAAGTATAGGTATTAGCACTACAAGTAGTGATGCTGGTCGTGGTGATAGTTGTAATTGCGTGGGTGGTAACACAACGGTGACACTGAGAGACAAAAAAACATTATTAGAATTTCAAATTAGTATGCACGATCTTACAGAGATACTCAAAGATAACGGTGAAATGTTTTTAGAAATTGTAGATGAATAAAAGTAATGCAAATTCCTCCAGAATTAATTGTTATACATAAGTATTAATATGGGCCCTAATAATCCTAATATAAACAGAACATATAATTATATTTACCGATTAACAAATATGGTAACTAGAATGGAATATATAGGTGTACATAGAACAGATAATTTGGATGATGGTTACATGGGCTCAGGTAAGATTATTAAACACGCTATACAAAAATATGGTAGAGACGCGTTTAAAAAAGAAATACTTTCTCAATTTAATACCTATATTGAAGCTCTTGAAGAAGAGCGTCGTCTGGTAACTAAAGAGTATATTAATAGACCAGATACATATAATTTACGTGAAGGTGGGTACGGTAGATGTGAATGGTCGGATCAACATCGTAAAGATTTTTCATCCTTTAAGAAGAAACAATGGCAGAATATCGAATGGAAGCAAAAAATGCTTAAAGAAGTATATACAGAAGAAAGAGCTAAAAAAATATCTGAATCACTTCGTGGACGTTCAAGAGTAAATCCACAAAACAAAAATCCGAATAAGATCCGTAAAACCGCTACTACCCACACAGGGATGAAGCGTTCAGAACATGCAAGAAAAAAGATGTCAGATGCAGCGCTTAATGCTTCACATGAAGTTAAAAAACTGCGCAGCGGGATAGGATGTATCTATATACATAATCCAGTAACTAAAGAAATAAAGCGTGTGAATTCTAGTACATGTATACCGCTCGGTTGGTTCCGCGGCACAGGTACAAGAGCAATAAAGAAACAAAATGGCTGATATTACAAATTATAAAATTTTTAAAAATAATACCTTCGAAGTATTGACTGATGAGGGATTTAAGGACTTTAAGGGTATTATCGTAGGTACAAATGAGAATAAAATTAAATTCACTCTATCGAATGGTAAGGAATTAGTATGTACCTCTAAACATAAAATTATAAAAAACAATACGTACGAGTGGGTATACGCAAAGGATATAAAAAAAGGTGATGTTTTGTTTTCAGGTATTAAAGTTAACACTGTTGATGTATATACAAACAATGAACCTGTCTATGAACTGCTAGAGGTCAAGGATAATCATAGATATTTTGCAAATGATATATTGAGTCATCAATGCCTTATTCTTGATGAGTTGGCATTTATTGATAATCATATGGTACAAGATTTCTGGAAATCTGTTTACCCTATTATTTCATCATCTAAAAAATCAAAAATCTTTGTCGCATCAACACCTAACGGCACCGGAAACCTCTTTCACGAACTTTATACTGGTGCACTTGAGCCTGATCCGGAGAAACATAATGGATGGCATGCTGAAAAGGTCGACTGGTGGGAGGTCCCTGGTAGAGATGAAAAATGGAAGAAGAATACTATAAGAGAGCTCGGAAGTAGGGATGCGTTTGATCAAGAGTTTGGAAACGTGTTTCTTGAGACAGGTGAAAGTGCCGTAAATGAACATCTTTTTGATGAACTAAAGACCGAGTGTGCTGAACCTACATTTGTTTTTGATGAAGGACACTATCTCTTATGGGAAGAACCAAATCAAGAAAAAATATATGTAGCAGGAGTTGATATAAGTGAAGGTGTCGGTGAGGCTGCTTCTGTAGTACAGATTCTTGATATAACCGATTTAAGAAGCATAAAACAAGTAGCTGAGTATCATAATAGAAATATTAGTCCTATTAATTTCACTACAAAACTTTACGAGATTCTTCAACACTGGGGTAATCCACTTGCATTAATTGAGCGTAATAACTGTGGTGCACAAGTTGTCGACCAACTTAAGCAAACACATCAATATGAAAATATTGTTTCTTATGGTGCAAAAGCAGGTAAATTAGCCTTTAATAAACCAGGTGTTATTGCACACACAAACACCAAATATAAAGGTGTAACTAACATGAGATACTGGGTTAATGAGTTAAAATGCTTGAAGATACGTAATTTAAATACATTAAACGAACTCAAAAACTTTGTTAGATACCCAAACGGTACTTGGGCTGCAAGACCTGGTGCAAGTAACTGGGATGATAGAGTCATGAGTCTTATATGGGCTCTTATGATTCTTGATGATGAAATAGTTGAAAAATACTTTGAAATTGAACAGTATGATGATAATAAAAAGCCATTAAAGTTAAGACCACTCGATTATGGCATTAAATATTTTGTAAATCCAACTTCGATTTACTCTAACGAAAGATCGAATGGAGATGCATCAATGCCCTTGCCGATTTTATTTCCAGCTGATGACTCAAATGAGTTTTCTGAAGTTAAGGATCTTGAATCACAAGGGTGGCAATTCTTTAACAACTCCCAATACTAATGTCAAACGCTGCAGTCTATACACAGAGTCCATTCAATAAGTCGAGAAAAGATAAATTTCTCATGGCTTTTGATCTACCGAAATGTTTCAAAAACCATGAATCAAATTTCAACCGTAACAATAATACCGTCATACCTGATAGTATTAAGTTTTCTGTTTTCGGTGCAATAGTGCCGTCTATTGAAATACCTCCTGTTGATATAAGATATTCTGGTCAGACTCTTGCTGCTTCAAGCCATACCCGTAACGTCTTTGCACCTAATACTGTAAGTTTTACTGTTGATAATAGATTCAATAATTATTGGACTATTTACAGCTGGCTTAATCTGCTTAATCATGATAAAACAGGTGTTTATGACGCCAATAATATAACATCAGGTAAGTCATCAAACTTCGAATATAGAACTAATATTTCTATTTTTGCACTCGATGAATACAATAAGAGAGTAGTAGAATTTAAGTACACTGACGCATTTCCTACGTCTCTCGGTGGCATAGAGTACAGTTACAGGGACGGTACTGAGATAGAATCATCTTTTACATATAGCTACTCGCAATTATTAGTGTCTCTTGTGACTTCTGATATAGAAAGTTTCTAAACTTTAAAAAGTTCAATCAAAAAAATATAAATACTTTATATGGCAAATCGTACAATTCAGAGTCCAGGTGTACAGATCAACGAGGTTGATCTTTCATTAAGAGCAGTTGGTGCACCTCCTACAACAATTTTTATTCCAGGCTTCGCTCCTAAGGGTCCCGTTGCTGAACCTATACAGGTAAGTAGTCTTTCTGAATTTGAACAAATTTTCGGTCAGCCAACTAATGCTGCAGAAAGATATTTTTACTATACTGTAAAGGCAGCCTTTACATCGAATTCAAATATTCAAGTTTTTAGATTAGCTTATGGCAGTGCTCTTGGTATTGGTACATCAAATCAGTACAGTGCCCTTGTTTATCCTGTTGTTTCTTATACTAACGGCCTAACATCAACAAGTCTCTCTGCTACTGCACTATCTGCAAGTACAATTTTCTTTGGTCAGCCAACCCATATTACACTTTCACAAAATCAGTACCTCGCTATTCAATCGGGCAATGCCTTTACATGGCAGACCGATACACAGGGTATTACAACATTTACCGATGTTTCACAGCTCGGTCAAGCTGGTCTCATCGTTCTCAACAATTCACAGTCCACCATTAATCAACGTTTTGAAGGTCTGTATCTCGGTGTTATCGATAATACCAACCATAACCCTGCTATCAATTATAACGATATAAACGCTGTATTCACAGTCAACAGTACTGCAACAGCTCAATATGCTGGTGGTTCAACAACAAACGGCACATCATACATCTCTATACCGAATGCACGCCTCAACTTCCCGTTATCTGCAACACCAACATCACCAGCTGGCAGTGTTTCTGAGGTACTCGAAAATATTCCGACATTCACAACATCTACACCAAAGTGGAATGATACAATTTCATTAGGTCTCTTTAAGCTACGTCAATCTGTCTTCTCACCTGATACAATTGCACTTGATTATGTTCTTCAGGAAAGTTATGTTGCATCACTTGACTATTACAGACAGCAGAGTGTTACAACAGGTGGTCAGCCAGTAAGCTTCTTCTTAGAAAATGTAGATAATACTTCACAAAATATTGTCTCACTCGTTAACCCATATATTTCAAACCGTAATGTTGGTACTTCATGGCTTGATCTTTCCGGTAATCCTACAAAGACAGTACGTTTCTTAAGTTCTGATAAAGATCTTCCAATAACCGGTGAGTCTGACAGTATTACAACAGGTACATGTACATCTGCAGTTTCTGCTGGTGTATTTACTAACTCAAATACACTTTCAGCTTTATATCCTAACGGTATCAGTCTTAACACCGTTCTTAATAAAACAGCAATAGCCACGGTTACTGCATATAACGTATCGCTTTCTGCTGACTTCGGTAACTTCCAATATGTCGCTGGTTCGTATGAAACACGTATCGGTGCACCATCAGGTGTTGTAGCAGGTCTAATGAATTCACTTGGTACTACAAGTAAGTTAATGCCGCTTGGTGTATATGCACAGACAAATCTCTCAACAAAGGTAATTGGCGACGTGCCCGGCAAGGTTACAAACATGCTTAACTACATTTCAAATTCGGATATCTATCCGCTTTCGATTGTAACAGAAGCTGGTCTAGGTACAATTTTCGTCAATTCCTTAAATCCTGCAACATCAGGTTATTTTGATGATACTGTACCTTTCGACAGTCAGCTATACGCTCTTACAGCACAGCAAATCGGATCACAACCTGCAATGGTAGCAAACTATCTTGCTGCAGTTCAGCCGTTTGTTACATTTGCAAGTGCAACACGTAGAGATCACCTCTTTATTGCAGATCCTATTACCAATATCTTCGTAGAGGGTAACAATCTCAAAACACTAGCCGATCCAAACAAGAGTTTCTCACAGAACATCTACTGGCCGCTACGTAATCAATTCTCAACTATCAATACAAGTTATGCTTGCGCATATGCAAATATTGCACAGGTTTATGACTCAGTATCAAATAGTCAGGTCTGGGTTCCGTTCTCTGGCTTTGCGGCTGCAGCAATGGGTAATACAGATTCAAACTTCTACCCTTGGTACGCACCAGCAGGATTCACACGCGGTGTCATAAACAACGTAACAGATCTCGGTTACTATGCAAATCAAAAGGAACGCGATCAACTCTATTCGATCTCACTCAACCCTGTTGCATATTTCCCGAACGAAGGTTTCGTAATCTTCGGTCAGAAGACAGCACAGAAGCTTCCAAGTGCATTCGATCGTATTAATGTACGTCGCTTGTTCCTCACACTTGAGACACAAGTTAAGCAGACAGTACGTTACTACGTATTCGAGCCAAACACACTCTTCACAAGAACAAACATCATCAACGTTCTTACACCGATCTTTGATGTCGCTAAGAATACACAGGGTCTATATGACTACCTCATCATTTGTGATGAACGTAATAATACACCTGCTGTAATTGATGATAACTCACTTGTAGTTGATATCTACCTCAAGCCAGTAAGATCTGCAGAGTTCATCTTGGTGAACTTCTACGCAACTAGAACAAATCAGAACTTCACTGAACTTGTAGCATAACGACTAAATAATTTTATGGCATCCGTAAATCAATTAATTCAAGACTTCTACACAGCAGCACAAGCGCGCGATTTCGCACGTGATTACAACTTCCGAGTACTTTCAATTAGTACTCCGGGTGTAACCAATGCTGCCGGTCAGCCTCTTACATTTAGTGAGACATCAGATCTCGTTTATGTAAAGAGTGCTGCACTACCAGAGCGTGAAATTACAAACGTACCTGTACCATATATGGGTCTTAATTTCAATGTCCCAGGTAATGCTGTATATCCAAATAGTAATGCTTATACGTTAACATTCTATTGCGATGCTAAGTCGCAGATTAGACAGAAGTTTGAAGACTGGTCACGTTACGTATTTAACGACCAGAATAGTACAGGTTATTATTTTACACCCGGTCCTACATCAGTTATTAGTCTCGTACAGCTTGATAACCAGATGAATGCTATAGCACAATACAATCTTGTCGGTGTATCACCACGTAACGTTGGTGCATTAACATACAACATTGCAGGCGGTACAGGTGAGACAGTAGAGTTTACTGCTACCGTTTCTTACCACTACTTTACAAGAAGCGCTTAAATAACATTCACTTAATTAAATAATTAGGTGAATGATCCATTTACAGAGGCACTAACAAACATCGGCGGGTTATTAAACGGTACAAACCCGCCGTTTGCTCCTCAGATAACACAGCTTATCGGATTCAATATCCCCGGTAAGCCTCTCGTAAGCACACAGGAGTATTTTTTAACACAAATGGATTCGTGGTTAACCACGATCCCCATGACGACTCAATGGATAATCGTCATTCAACGCTTTCCGTCCGCTCTTAATTCAAATATTCTTCAATCTCTTGAGCGCACCGACGGAAGTAAGCACGGATTTGATATTTCATCAGCCGTTGCAGCTCTTGGATCTTATCCATTTCAAAGTGTAATAGGTTGCTTATTTGCACACGAAGTCACGATTCCATCTGAACAATTAGATATTGGTTCTGTCACTGTTGCTAACAATAGAGGCTTTCTACCTGGTGTTGTTGCCAATGGTAGATCTACTGAACCACCAACACTCGCAATAACATTTAGAGAAACAAATACATCGTTTGTTGATTCTGTCATTAGACCGTGGTCAATTCTTACAGCACACTATGGTCTTGCATCGAGACCTGGTGATTCCGCTACAAATTTAATAGCTGTAAAAGATCCAAAAAATATTAAAACTAATATTTCTATTCTTCAATATACAAGATCATTGCAAAACACTTCAATGATACCTAGAAAAGTATGGCAATTCTTTAATTGTGCTCCTTTTAACGTAGGTGAACAAACACTTGAGTATACAGAAGAGCATCTTGCCACAATACCTACTCGTTGGACTTACTCTAATTATACTGTTGCTGACAACTTGTATCTACCTATTGGAGCAATTATATCAAATTACGTCAAGAGCGGGTTCCCTAATATTACTTCTGGTGTCGGTACCTTTGGTCCTCCATATAGCCCTGTCGGGGGTTAAGCATAATTATATACATGCAGAAATTTTTATACTCCGCTTTTTTGCCGAGTTTAAATAAGACCGTTAGGTTAACTGAAGTACCTTTTAGTAGTTACAAGCAGCTTGCTAAACTTATACTCAATAACAATGATGAGTATATAATCACTGCATTTAATGAAATAATAACTAGTTGTTGTAAAAATAGTATTAGTGATATTACGTTTTTAGACAAACTAATAATATTATTAACCATACGAGCAGTCTGTGTATCGCCATTTCTCGAACTAGTTGTAAAGCATCCAGAGACAGAGAATTCAATTAATTTATCTTTTAATATACTTGATGTAATTGATAAAATTGATAAGCTGAGTTTATTTACAGAGCTTAACAGTATAACAGTGACTTACCTTAATGACATTAAGATTACATACGGAATACCTGATGAATTTTTCTTTACTAACAGAGAAGACGCTATTATATCCACAATACGAAAAATTCGTATTAAAGACGTTGATGTTACAGATAAGAAAAATGAGTTAATAGAACTACTACCTGCAGCAGTTTTTAAAGATGCTAATGAACATATTAATAAAATAAATGATAAGATAAGTGAGCTAACACTTCTATCGGTTACATTCTCATCTACTGACGACAATAAAAATATTAAAATAAATACCGATTTGTTTAGCAATTCTGTACTTGAGTTTCTTAAGCTATGTTTTAAGCGCGATTTGAATTCAATGTATGAATTAGAGTACTACCTTTCATCTAAGCTTAAAATACCGTATGAATTGATATCCAACTCTACATTAGCCGAATTGACGATCTATATTAATCTATACAAAGAGGAGCAAGCAGCAAAAGAAAAAGCAGAAAAACAATCAGCAAGAAATCCTAATCCACTTGCACCAAGAACTGGCTAACCGATATATAGTGTATATATAATAATATGAGCAGTAATATCAGCGATGTACTAAAGCAATTAGATACACTCAATACAGAGAATGGTTTTGACGTATTTGTGCCATCCTTAAAGCGTACAGTCAAATTCAAACCTTTAAATTTAAAGCAACAAAAAGGACTTCTTAAGTCGTCTATCGACGAAAGTCTTACTAAGCTTTCTTTTAATACATTCTTCTTTAGCGTAATAAAGGAAAATATTCTCGATACCGTCAGTACAGAATTACTCTATACTTTTGACCGGTCAGCTATTGCCTTAGCTTTTCGAGCCCGTAGTCTTGATAGTCAATACAAGGTTAATGATAAGACATACGATTTAACAAACAAACTTAACGACATCCCTTCAATAGACACAGCATTACAGCCTCTCAATGCAGTCTATGAAGATAATAATATAAGAGTAACAGTTACTGCCCCGACGCTTATAGCTGACAATGAGCTAAATACATTCGCTCTTAACAAGACTGGTACAAGTACAGATGATTTTAAAACAGTTATTAGTGAATTATTTGTATATGAACTTACTAAGTTCATTAGTAATATAGAAATTACTAACGGTGAAAATAATACTACAATTAATTTCTTTCAGACGAAAGCATCAGATAGAATCGCTATTGTAGAAAAATTACCATCTACTTTAATTAATAAGATTCTCGAATTCATTAAAACACATCGAGAATTTGAAGCTAGATTCACAGCGATTGAAGATATTAATATTGATATAGACGGAAGCTTTTTTACAGTTTAAAATATTTTGAATAAATATTTTGAATGGACGGCATTACCTATGATCAGTTAAATGGTGTGTTCGGCGATCTTGCTAGCAAGCAAGATAAGCAAATAAGTGCTATAGCTGAATTAGAACGCGTTATCGGCGATAGGCTTAACACGTTATCCGATACCTATCTTAAAACGATAAAAGATCGTTTAAAGGTAATTTCTGATCAATTTGCATCTGATGCATCAACTAATACAAAATCCGCTGAAAGAGTTGCAGAGTCAACCGAACAGCTCAACAATAGTCAAAAGGAACAAGCAAGAGCGACAACATTACTCTCAAAAAATGTAACTAGTGGATTTAGAGCTTTACAGGACACTTTTCTTACTAAGACAGGATCAGATGCCGTAAGTAAGAAAGAGCTAAGAGATCCTGCACCTTTGATGGCACAACAGCTACAGCTTAAGCAGCAAAAGCTAATGCTACAAAGAATAACAAGTACTGATAATAAGATTGGATCACTTCTTAAGGAAGTACAAAGTCAAAAATCTGATAAACAGAGTCAAGGTGGTATATTTAAATTTCTTACCCCATTCTTATTATTATTTGGTGGTATAACAGCACTTACATATGGTGCTATGAAGCTACCCGGTGTACGCAATCTTTTTGAAAGTATTAAAAAAGGTGGTATCAAAAACACACTTTTAGGTTTGGTAAGCAAAATTAAACCACAAGATAAAACGATTAGTGAATGGCTTAGAGGGTTACCATTTATTGGAAGGTTCTTTGATGTGTATGATGCATTTAAGGCATTTACAAGCGGACACTGGAAAGAAGGGTTTAAGCATCTTGCTTTTGCAATACCGGGTTCAGAATTTATCGCAGAAATATTAGGAGGTAAAGGTGCAAAGCAGAAAATACTTGCACCTGGTGGATTAACTTCTACCTTTAAAAATATTTCTTTTCAGTCTGTATGGAGTAATATAAAACAAATGGTGACCGATTCCTTTTCAGGTATTAGTGATACATTCAAACATATTACAGAAGTGTTTGGGCTTGTATCAGCCGGTGACAGAGACGGCATGATAAAAGGATTTGAGATCTTATCTAAATATTTTCCAATCTTCAGTCCAATATCTGACACACTTACAGCACTTACAGGTAATATTTTTGAATCATCTTTTGCTCAGGAAGCTGCAAAGAATCTCGCACCAGGTGAGAAAGTTAATCTTGGTGATATTGCAAAAGTAGCAATTAAAAACATTATTGAAAAGGTTACATCATTTTTTGCTCGTATAGGTGAGATAATTGGTCAGGCAGTTGACTTAATAAGCTGTATCGGTGATATCTTTAGTAGTGATTATGGTAAGCAGTCTGCTGGTCTTAATAAGCTTGATAAAATTAGTCCAGGCTTTAGTGGAATGTTAAGAACTGTATTAAATGTAACCGATGCGTTTAAAGATCTGCATATCACTGATAATATGACGTTAATGGAAAAGCAACGCGCTATTGCAGGTGCTGCAACCACAGCCGTTATTAACAAAAGATATAGTCAGACAAATACTAATACAGAAGAGCAAGACCGTATTCTTAAAGCACGTCAGGCTGCTACAAGTCCAGCTGAACAAGTAAAACTCGATAAACGTCGAAAGGAATTAAGAGTAGAAAAACAAGATATTGATATAGGTATTGCACAGAGTAAAATTGACAAAATAAATGAAAAGATAGCAGGTCTTAGTAAGCAATTTGGCAATGCCCCGGAGAGTACACTTAAGGGTTCACGTACCAATGCGTCATTTGATCATATTTTGGGCGAGTTGTATGATGATTTAGCAGCAGAACGTGAACGCTTAAAACAAGAAATTGAGGGACTCAAGACGCGGAAGGATGAAATTAGTGAACAATTAAAAGATACAGATAATACAAAAATTAGCCTATCAAGCTCTGCTAAATTAATAGCTCCAGCTCCTGTTGATCTTGCTACACCACCTAGCTTACTTGAAAATTCACCTGCCTCTAAAACGCTTGATAGTATGACAACACAGCTGCAGCAGATGAATGATAAGCTCGCTCAGCTTGTAACTAATCAAAAGCAAGCAAACGATCATTTAGATAATATTAAGGATTTTACTGAAGCAACTTCACAAAAAGATTTTTCTCTAAAAAATACTAATAATACATTTAATAGTATAAGCAATCCTACTACTATTTTTGGTGCAAATACACAAGGCGGACTACGAGGCGGCCGCTGGAAGCTTAACTAAATATACATATGATTTGGGGTATTCAAAGTTTACAAGCTGCTGCTGCGCCTGATCCCGGTGCACCTATACAACTACCAACTTTAGTACCAACACAAGATAAAGCTAGTACTACTGCATCTACTGCAGCCGGCCAAGCAGCAGGAATATCTTCATCATCTAATTTTGTAGATGTAGTGAATAATTTTTATTGGACATATTCACCAAAGAGTTCACGCATTGAAGTACCAACAATTCAATTATCTGAAAAACAATTACAGGTTAACGCTCTTGTAAGTCAACTAAAATACACACTTGGTTTGTTACCAGGTACAATTGATTCAACAGGCAAAGCTATTAAAGATAAGATATCTGCTCCTGCATTACAGAGTCTATTGAATAGTAGTCTAATTAAAGATGTCGGTACGATGCTTGATCAGGCTATAAACACACTCGGAAATTCTCTTCCAGGAAGTGATAATAACCCAACCCTAGCACAGAGTCAATGGCTTCAGCCGTACCGCAATTTATACATTACTAAACCAACACCATGGCAATTTTTGTTTCCATATTTTGATGATTCGTTCAGTACACAAACAAATCAATTTTCACAGGAAGGTAGTATAGGCCCCGGTCAAGGTCTACTGCAGACAGCAGTTAATCTCGGAACAGAGGCAAGTGAATTTACCGGAGCGGTTCGTGATTTTATAAGCGGTAAACCACAAATAACGTATATAGAACGAGCTAAATTTTATAACTACCCAACAGATGGTGAAGATATAACGTTTTCTTTTCCTCTAATAAATACAGGTAGTATCGACTATGCTGATGTTATTAATAATTGGCAGTTAGTGTTTCTATTACTCTACAATAATAGACCCGGTCGTACTTCAGGTACAACAATTGATCAACCTGTTATATATGAGGTAACTATTCCTGGTGTTAAATTCTTTCCTTTCTGTTATATCTCATCTATAGATGTTAAATTTCAAGGTGCAAGACGTACACTTCCTATTACAGTACCCTACAGCGATCAGATTATAAGCACTACAGGTGGTGCAGCACAAGTCAATGCATTTAACGGTAAAAGAACGTTCAATACTATCGTGCCTGACGCATATATGGTCACTATTACATTAAAGAGTATGCTTGGTAATACAAAAAACTTTATGTATCAGCTTATTGATCAGGGTAATATTATAACTGCAAAAGCAGCTCCAAATATAACCGCTGCTAACGCTGGCGGTGCATCACCAGCATTAAATACAGCTGTAAGTAACGTTACTGGTCCAACAGTTGCTCAAATAGCGACAAGCCCTGAACCTACATTTAACTATACACCAGGTGGGTAACAGTTTATAAACCGTTATTAGGCATTAAATATCTATATGATTCTAGGTTCATATAGAAATCAAATTAATCAGTTATCTAATATCTCACCTAATAGATACGAAAATATCTTTCGTATGTATAAGACACAAGGTAATCAGTATTATTATAATCTTCTACAATCACTCTATATAAACGGTGCAATAGATCCTAACAAGGTATTCATTATGAGTGTTACAAAGAATCAACCTTGGTCTATTATTAGTTATAACGCTTACGGTACTACCGACCTCTGGTGGTTAATCGCCCTTACTAATAAAATTTATAATCCTATTAAAGGTATTACCAATAGTACTAATTTAACATGCATACGCCCTGAATATATACCAGCGGTGTTACAGGAAATCGGCAAAGCTTCATCATAAAAATATGGGTTCCAGTCAAGTAGAACATCAGATTAATAATGATATATTTCACTTTCAAGTGGAATTAATAACTGCTGGTGTGTCACAGATTCTTACACCCACAGCAATTAAATCTCTTGTTATCGAAGATCAACTCGATTCCTTTTTTCACAAGGGATTCATAGTTGTCGATAATAGATATGATGCTATTGAGCGTCAAGCAGCACCTACAATCAATGAAACAGGTCAAGAGATAAAGTCACTAAACTATATCTTACAAGGAGATAGTAGAGATCAGATCTTTATCTTAATTTACCCTAAAGGTCAAGATACCGGTTCAGGTATTGGTAATCTTGAAGACCCAAGCGTATTAAGACATTCAGCTATTTATCTTCAAGCTACTATTTATAATGTAGAGGAAATTGTATCTGATACACCTGACGTTAAGTTTAAAAAATTATATTTTTGGGACAAATATTACGAATATTTAAGAGAGAAAAATGTATATTGGAGCACATCAGATGTTATAGAAAATGGCTTGCAAGGTCTTAATACACCAATAACATCAGCGGGAGCTGTCGGCGGATATAGTGTACAAACAGTAGACGAATATTCTGATATTGACCGCGCTATACCAACAGGAGCTGCTATTAAGGCATTTATAGGAGCTGCCTTTCCTGGCACTGGTTACGAGATACCTGCATATTTTCCCTCTGCAACATTTGAAGATGTAACTTCACCATCATGCATTATAGGTACCGATACATCAAAAGTACAAATTATACCAGACGATAGGTACTGGGACATCGGTGCAACAAATATATTCTTTTCAACACCTGCACAGTATAAAGCCGTGGATTCACTTAACTACTTACTAAGCAGACACGTAAGCACAGTTGATAATCTATACGATCAAGCAATTTTACGTATTAATAGATTTCCAAGATGCTTTACATTCATACCACTTACAAAATATTTTAGTAATGCATTTATTGGTGTACCCGATCCGAATGATAAGACCGGTAATACCAAACTTGAAACCGGGGGTAAGTTTTATCTAGAAACAATCAAACTCGGTGGATACTATTCTGATGCTAATACTGATTCTTCAGTACCTCAATATAAAAACGTATATACACCTAACAAATATGTAATTCAGTTACAACAAACAGGTACAGCAGATAACTTTACACTCGAACCTTCTGTAGGCGGTATTATGCAGAAAGAGTTTAATACTAAAATGGTACATAGCTATGATTATGAGAGCAAACAATTTCAGGTTGACTTGTATTATAATAATATTAGACAAATTGTAGCTTCATATTTTAATAACTATGTGAATACCATAAAGCCTAGTTTATGGACCAATCTAACACCTGGTACATTTAGAACTTCAAATACCAACGTTGAACACCGGTTCAGTGTAATAGAACAGGATAGTGAGCAAAGAATTTCTCAGGGTAGAAATAAAGCATTATATGCTTCCATTTTTGCAAATAACGTAATTAATATAAAACTTCGTGGTTCTACCTTCCGTCAAGCTGGTCGATTTATCGGTGTAGATAGGGATGGGTCATCTCCTTTTAGTAATTACGATGCAAAAGCATTAGGTATATATCTATTGACAGGTGTAAAGCATATTTTTGAAAATAATTCATATTCAAATGAATTAATCGCAATGAAAACATATACAGAGTTTCAAATTCTCAAGGATCAAGTAGGACTTGATAATGAAAATATTGAAACACAGACAAATATATAATTATGGCTGACAAAGAACAACCTTTAATTCCACCGTTTTATCCTCCGTTAAATACACCTGATCCTACCGGTCAGGGTGTTGTGAGTGTATTTGGTGCAGGTGTCCCTGTTACAAATCTTGAGAATGTAAATAAAGACGGTACAGGCACACAACCAGTTCCTACTCCCGTAGCACCTTTTAATAATAGTTTTACATTAACACCTCCTACGAGCAATGGAATCATAACCGGTAGTCTGCCAACAGAACCAGGATTTCCAGCCGATACACCGGTTTCTGACTTACCTAATCAAAGCGATACACCGCAATCTGCTGATAATACAGCGGTTATACCGGTTCCTCCACCTATTCTACCAACACCCCCTGTACCCAATAGTGATACAACAGGAGCAGCTGATCCAACGGTAGCACCGGTTCCTAATTCTACTGCGCAGACAGATGCAGGAGCTGTACAACAGCTAACCGATACTAATATTAATCCTAATATCACACAGAGTGATATTGCCACATTACAAAACGCTATAGTAAGCGGCGCTGTAAACGCACAAGAACAAACAACACGACCTTTTAACTATAATGTTGTAACATCGATTCCTGATTTAGCTGATATTAATATCACTAATAAAACTACACGCTTATCCGATCCAAATTCTACATCATATTTTGCTGTTCTTCCATCTGTTACAACATATGAAGTTAGTGCCGCCATACAATATCGAAATGCATTTAAGGGCGGAACACCTTTAAATGATTTAATACAATTTTACAGAGGTGTAGAAGAAAAATTCTTTACTGGTGCCCCAGGCGGTGGTTTTTCTGTTGATTCAATTTGGTACTGGGTTAGAAAACATATGCAGATTCCAGAGATAACCGATTTTGCATCGCTCGGTGCTTCTGCCGCATCGCGTTATACTAGTACCTCTATTCAATCACAGCCATCTGTTAAATCTGCAGTTAGTAAATACAAGACAAATCTTAATTCATTTTTTACTTGTGTAAGTGATAGTATTGGTTTATTGGCAAATAGCAAATATCACCAGCTAGATTCTACGCAACCTATTTTTGATGTCGCGCAACAATTCTACGGTGTACCGATTCCATTTAGTGCTAATATGGAAAATAAAATTGGACCAACTGCCCGTAATTTAATTTATAATCTTAGTAAGCATAATACAGCTATCTATAGAAGAAATTTAATGGGTGTTGCTTATTATAACCCTACATATCAAGAAAATTTAAAAATTAGTTCAAGAGTAGCTCATGGTCAAAATCTTGTAAATGATATTGCATTTTTTGTTGATTTTGCAAAAAAAGTATCTGTCGGTGCACGTACTGCAGCTCTCGGTGGTATTATATCTGCATACGGCGGTAAGCTGTTACAGTTTGTTAATTTTATTAGTAATATTGGTAATAAATGTGCAATGAATTTACGTGATATCTATGCACCTATTAATGGTTACGACCGTGACTTTACTGTGACACCAGGTAGTACAGATATTAATGCAGGCAATCTTAATGTTGATGCAATTCAGAAACAAATTGATACTGTTAATACTGCTGCACTCCAGGATGCAAATATTGCCAATCAATTATATAAGAGTACCAATGAACTCTATTCTTTAAATAGTGCGCTTGCCCTGCAGGGTGGCAGTGTAGCAAGTACAGCTCTTGCTCGCAGCGGTTTTTCCGGTGTGATACCAACTCTCCCTGCAGGTGTTACACCTACAGCACCGACTATTAATTCTGGAGATACAAATAATGTCGGCAGTCCTTCACAACACACAGTTTCCATATATGGCTCTGTGTATACTGATTTTACAACATATCTTGATACAAAGCCAACAGAAAGACCTGCGGATGCAACAGCGTATTGGTTACAAAAATATAATTTAACACAAGATCAACTTGATAGTATTTCTAATACATATGCTAATCCTGCCAATACAGGTTCGCTTTTTAATTTATATGGTATTAAATTTACTGCTGCGGGTAATAATTCTCCATTAACACTCGCAAATACTACACAAGGTGCATATGTAGGTTCGCTAGTACCAGGATTTGATATAGGTGTACCGAGTAATGGTTCATACAATTACCCGCCTCGTTCTATCATATATGTTACCGACTCACAAGGTAACCCTATAGGTAATAATAATGGCTATTTCCGCGTAGCAGATACAGGTCAGTCTGCTCTTATCAAGGGACAGAGTTCAGCTGGAGCTGTTGATTTTTATTCAGGTAATGATCCTACACTGACTAATTATTTTAAATCACTAAATAGTAGCGGTACTATATTAAATTTTCAACCTGTTAATGTCACAGGTCAATCAGCCCAAAATCTTGCTAATATACAGAACGGTACAGCAACAGCTGTAGCACCTACTGTTTCACAAACCACGGCTACTGCACAAGCTTCACAATCATTTACACCTACAGCATCAAACTTACAACCGATAGGACAAGGTATAACTAATCCTGTTGCTAGTTTAAATCCACCAGCACCTACAGGAGGTACAGCACAAGGTGCAGCCTTAGTTGCTGCGGGACTCGCAGGTTCACTTCAACCTATTACCCCCATTACACCTACACCTATTGCATCATCCGCTAAACCATATAGTAATAGACAACTTGTTAAACCAGTTGCATTTAGAATTCGTGTTGAGGATATCAATGGTAGGCCTAATTTTATTGATGTTGATTACTTGTTAAAGAAAATTGTCAAGTCAAATTATGACTTAAACAAAGCTATGATTAATCTCGTAGCTAATTCTTCAATAAGCAAATTAAGATTAACAAGTGGTACACCAGGTCAGTCATTAAATGCATTTATACTTACACTACAAGCTGCAGGTAAATTATTACCAAATATTAATAATAGTAATTTCCTAGCTAGCAATTTTACTGGAATTATTAATAGTCTAGGCGGTGGTAGCATTGCTAACAATAAACTCGCTGCTGTTGCACTACAACAGCTCCAGCAAGTAGCATCACAGAACGCTCTAACAACGAGTACACTCACTTCAGGTCTTGGTTCATTAGTGAGTATTGCAGCATCGCGTCTACCTATAAATATTTTAGGTGCCGCTAATGGTGCAACAGGCATTTATAACTCTGCTGTAAGTAATCTTGGATTAGGCGGATTGAGTACAGGTAGTCTTCTCAATGCCGTTAATCCTCTTAATGATATTGATATCAATATATCTGGTATAATACCGAGTGTAAATCTAGGATCACTCGGTGATATTGCAAAGTTAGCAGGATCAATTGCTTCAACAGGTGACCGTCTGTCTATTAGTTCATTAAACACTATACAAGATATAGCAAAACAGATTAACCAGATAATATGTGACTTCCAATTACCAACATTTGCCTGGCCGTTAATCAATGAAATTATGTTGCTTTATAAGACAAAGTTTAATATTAAGGATCTACCAAGTAAGTTATGGAGATCTATAAAGAAATTCTTCACTGATCTTGTTGATAAATTTAATCCTGAGAAGCTAATTAAAGCACTTATTAAACAAATTGAAATGGAAATTCAGGCTTATTGGGCTAAGATTTGGAATGAAATTCTTACCTGTAATGCTGTTAATCAGCAGAAGAAAAACGGTAAACCGATTAAAGGAGTACCACAGTTATTTAAATAATAGTCTACTCAATACGTTTATTGCTTACAATCTCTGCCTCTATTGGCTTAGCATTATTAATAAGCATCTTAAAAATTTCTTCACGTGTGAGTGCGAGCTTGGTCTCACTTTCTGCCGCTTGTAGTTCTTTTCTTGAGTCAATATCCATCTTTTTTACAGCAACAGTAGTTTCGTTCTTTTTAGCAGAAATTAGATTTCTATTTAAAGTATCAATAGCATTAGCGGTTGCTGATATTAAAGAGGCAAATGCTTCTATATTTTTATCATCTGGTGCTGCAGCAACGTCATTACGTATAGTCTGTACCATCTCCAATGCGTCTTGTATTAGCTCACCGCCCTTCTTAATAACAAAGTCTTCTAATTCCTCTTTTTTAAGAGGATCGCGTTCTACACGTGCTTCAACAACTTGCTTATTATTGCTCTGCAGCTGCTCTATAATATCACCTATCGTATCATTTATATTTTCGTCCATTGTAAAAAATATTTAATCCCGGTTGATTTTTTATAAAGTCTATTTATTATATGTTATATGTATCAAAACACGCCTTTCGTAACTCCGCAATATATGCCTACTCTTAAATTTGAAAAGACGCATGATCTAGCCAAGCTTCCTTCAAAGAATCATGAATCCGATACAGGCTATGATGTATATAGCGTTGAGGATGCTGTTGTACCTGCACGTGGTAGTAAGGTTGTGAGTGTTGGGCTTAAGTTCGCATATATACCTGAAGGTTATTGGGTTAAGGTAGAATCAAGATCCGGTCTAGGCTTTAAGCACGGTATTTCAGCTCACCCTGGTATTATCGATAGCGGGTATCGTGGCGATGCAGGTATCAAGCTATACAATCATACTGATGTTGATTACGAGGTAAAAGCAGGTGATCGTATTGCACAATTTGTAATCTACTTTAATATACATATGCCTGTTGAATGGGGTAAGGTTGAAGAATCAGATCGAGGAGAAAAAGGCTTCGGTTCTTCAGGCAAATAATATGAGTAACGATTTTAATTCACTATGGGTCGAAAAATACCGACCTAAGACTCTTGAAGACTTTATTGGTACGGAAACTAATAAGGAGCTCTTCGCTACTTTTAAGATAAAGGAAGAAATACCTAATCTTCTCTTTATTGGTACACCCGGTCTCGGTAAGACTTCTCTTGCAAAGATTATTGTTAATGATCTTCTTGGTTGCCAGTATCTTTATATTAACGCATCTGATGAAAACGGTATTGATACTATCCGCACTAAGGTAACAAGCTTTGCGCAGACAAAGAGTATTGACGGTAAAGTTAAGGTTATTATTCTCGACGAAGCAGACGGTCTATCTATTGATGCACAACGCGTACTTCGTAATACAATGGAAGAATTCGCAAAGATTACCCGCTTTATTCTGACTGCAAACTACAAGTATAGAGTTATTCCTGCTCTACAGAGTCGCTGTCAGAGCTTTGATTTAACACCACCTCTTGAAGCAGTAGTAAAGCGTTGTGCTTTGATATTAAAGCATGAAGGTATAGATATACCTAATGATCAGAAAGTAAAGTTCATAGAGCTTATTAAAGCCAACTACCCTGATCTTAGAAAATGTATCAATGAACTTCAAAAGTATTCCTCCACAGGAGGACTTAATCTAATTGACGTAAAAAACGACGATACTCTGAAACTTATTTACAAAGAAATTAAGAATAAGAATGTTATTACATTACGTAAGGCATTAATTGAAAACGAGCATCTTTTTAATGCTGATTATGTTTCATTGCTTCGTAATCTTTTTAACTTTATCGACAAGGAAGAACAGGATGTAGAGTATAAAAAATACTGCTTAATAACGATAGCAGAATATATCTATAGGTCAAGTTTTGTAGTCGATCAAGAGATCAACTGCTATACATGCTTAATTCTTCTAAGCAAGGTTTAGTGCTTAGGTAGGTAATTTGCTACGTAATTCGCTGGGTCTTTATGTCCAACAGCGGGTGAACTTGGGATTACTACGTTCTTATTACCGAGTGATGTTTCTGACTTAGTATCTTTCTTATTGCCAAGGTCTGCTGTACGTGTTCTACCTGGTGAATAGAACGGTGTTTCTTCAGCTTCATCCTTTACTTCCTTGGGATCGATATGTGACTTATCCTGATACTTAAACTGATCAGGTACCTTAGGGAGGTTTGGGTAGTCGTTAACACGAACTAGAAGATTTTGTGGTACTGTTACTGTACCGGTAATGCGTGCACCACCCTGATCTTCACCAACTTCAACATAGAAGGAAAAACCATTGTCATCCGGATTACCTGCACCCATTACAGCAGGTATTGTTGACTTAACATTTACAACACGAAGGTTTTTACCACTCTTGATAAGATCTTCTACTTGTTTCTTGTATTCATCTTGTACCTGCTTGAAGCAAGGATCATTAAGAGCGTTATCTACGAATTTAACTACATCGCCAGCAAGAAAACCACTATGATTGTATCTTGTTAATGTACTCTCGTATAATTTTAAAAACCTTTTATTCATCGTAATTATTTATTAATTTAGGGTGTTAGAACTGTTGATTGAAACATCAAAAACCTCATAAATATTTATATGGCAAGTATTGCAATTCAATCGTTGGCTGCACCACCAAAAAACGCTGATGGCTTTACATATAAGGATCTTCATCTTGATCTAAAGTACTCATATACTCGTAATAATCAACTTCTCAAGCGACCAGAGGTCAAGGATATAGTTGGAGATTATGATTATGCTGCAATAAAGAATTCAATCTTCAATATTTTTACAACTCTACCCGGGCAAAAGATATTAAACCCGGCCTTTGGTTTAAATCTTATGCAGTATCTCTTTAGACCTTGTGATACCGTAACCGCAACTTTAATTGGACAGGAAATACAAGCAGGTCTTACTAAGTGGGAGCCACGTATCAAGATACTACAAATTAATGTTATTGCATATACTGACACCCAGACATTTAGTATTACGCTTGTTATTTCAGTCCCACAAATTGGCCCTAATAGCTTTCAACTAGTTGGTACATTAAGTACTTCAGGGTTTTACTTTAATAATAATTAACATATATGGCAACAACAGAATTTGACGATTTCAATATACCAATAGACGGCTACGCAGCATTCGATGCTTTGAGTCTTAAAAATCTTATTATTGCTCGTCTCAATGCTAATAATATTTTTACTGATCAGAATTATGAGGGTAGCAACCTATCCTCTATTATCGATATTATTGGTTATGCATATCATGTTCTTTTATTCTATTTAAACCGTACAGGTTCGGAGAGTACTTTCACTACAGCTGAGCTTTATGAAAATATTAATAAAATTGTTAACTTAATAGGATACTCTCCCGTCGGTTACCAGACACCTACTCTTTCATTTAACGCGGCTGCTGATACAACACTACCATCTGGTACATACACAATACCACGATATACCTACTTTACAGTAAATGGTACGTACTATTCGTTTAATACTGATGTAACGTTTGTAAAAACACTCGATGGTCAATATGAGACACTGACCGATTTTTCTAATAATAATCTTTTATTTCAGGGCATCTATCGTGAATACCCTATCTATACTGCAACAGGTGAACCGTTTGAAACAATAACGCTCACAAACATTAATCTACAAGGTGGTAACCCAACAATAGATCACTTTAATATTGATATCTATGTAAAGGATAATACTGTATCGAATCCAAAGTGGGAGCTGTATTCCACTACACCATCTGTTTTCCTGGAAAGAGCAGATTCTAAAGTCTACGAAAAGCGTTTAAATGAAAACTTACGCTATGAATTTAAATTTGGTAATAATGTTACAGGTAAACAATTAAATCCTGGTGATCAGGTAGCTATATACTACTTGCAATCATCTGGTAAAGCAGGTGAAATTGGTCCAGGTGTTTTGGACGGTAATAAACTATTCTTTTATACGACACCACAATTTAATGCAATACAACCTGATACAACCCCTGTTAATGTAAGACTACTCACACAGAGACAGTCAGGTAGTCTAACTTTTACTAATAGTAACCCATCTACTGTATTTGTTGATGTAGAGTCAGCTGACAGTATTCGTGCTAATGCACAGAATTCATTCAAGAGCCAGTTTAGATTAATTACAGCAAGCGATTTCACTAATTATATTTTAAAAAATTATAGTAATATTCTTGCATCCGCTACTACTGTTAATAATCATGATTATATTAACGGTCATTTAAAATACTATTTTGATCTAGGTATAACTAAGCCAAACTATGAATCAAGAGTTTTATTGAACCAGGTTAATTTTTCAAGCTCAAGTAATGCAAATAATGTATATGTGTATGCAGTACCAAAGCTTGAACTAACTAACTCTCTTTCAACTCGTGCTAATTATCTCAATTCAGCTCAGAAACAATTAATCATTAATGATCTTGCACAAGTCAAATTAACAACGTCTGATATCATAATAAATGATCCGGTTTATATTGCATTTGATCTAGGCGTTTCTATACCTGATCAAACCTTATCACCATCAATTGCATCAAATACAACTCTTAATATTACACGTGATATTACATCAAAAGTAAATCCAAATAGTATTGCACAACAGGTTGCTGCAGTTTTTACAGATTACTTCTCTACTTTAAATAATAACCTTGGTCTACTTGTTAATATTTCTGATATTACAAATAATATTCTCGCGATTCCTGGTGTCGTTAATATTGCAACTACAACTGTTGGTCTAGACGGTAATACATACACCGTACCTGGTGTTAGTTTTGTGCTTTATAATCCTGTATATCCATATAACGATATACAAATTGTTACACAGAATATTCACCTTCCCTATTTTAAGTTTCCTTATTTAAATGAAGCATCGGCTTTTGTAAACAAGATTGTTGTAACTGCCCAGCAATCGTATTAATTAAACAAAGATGGCTACTAAAGCTAACACACTCAATACAACATATATCTATTTTAATGTGTTAGATTACACAGGAAGCCGTGTTCTTTCTTCTTATACACTTCCGCAAACACCGCTAACGTTTGTTCCTGATTTAACTACATCAGATATTCTTTCTTCTGCCGGTTCTATCAGTAATAAGCTTATAAAATGGAACTTCGGTGACGGTACGTTTTCCTCTGAACTTACCGCTGTACATAATTATGTTTTTCCTGGTAGTTATAATGTAACACTAACAATTTTTGATGATACAGGTAAGGCATATGACAGTACATATTCGCCTGAAATAAAAATTTATGATTTTATTGCAGATACCTTACAATGGGATACATATGGAAAGTTTGTCTATGACGTACCAGCGAGTAAAATAGGCGATCCTCTTACTATCTTCTCACGCAATAGTTGGCAATCATATAGTGCACTGAGTGCTAGCGGTGGTATCACTATAAATCTCTACGCTTCTGGTGCCGCAGGTGATTATGTTTATAAGCAACAACTAGATCAAGACAAATGGTCACACTTACGTCTTTTGAGTCGTTTTTATGAGAAGCAATTTATAAACGGTAACCTTCAATACGTACAAGTAGAATCTATTTCTGCAAATATTGACGAAATTTTCGCACGCATTGCAGATAATAAATTACAAATCTGTAATCAAGCAGATACAGGCAGCTTCTTTGTTGGTACTACAGGAGCTAATCAAATCTATTATGTAGATGATAGAGCTAAAAACTTTACATCGAGAGAACCTCCTATTTTCCTTTTTGCAACTTTTGATAATGCACTCTTTGAAGACTCTTTTTCAGAAAGAAGGCATATATTTAACTATATTGATTACCCGCCTTACGGTGTACAGAATTTCCAACCCTCTGTATTGCCTATTATTAAAATAAGACAGGACCCTGCTGCGTACCTATCAATAACAACAACAGGTATTGATGGCGAAGGTACTCTCTCCTCTACCGCTTTTGATATACCATCAATCAGTTGGCAGTGTACAGAGATTCCTTTTGTTATTAAGTTTAAAGATGATCAAAATTTTACAACAAAGACATATCCACCACTTTCTTCATCCACAACCGGGTCAATATTAAGCAGTGTTACAGCACTTAATGTCAATATGGGCATTATTTACACTGATGATGATGGAAATGTAAATACACTCACTGATGTTAAATTCTATGACGATTTTTCAAGCGATATTCCGCAGTCAGTTGGTGGGTTTTATAAAGGTTATTTTATATCTAATCAAGCTACAAATTTCTGTACGCTTACTGCTTCTGTCACCGTTGTAGAGCAAGCAAATTTCCCTAAAGATAGTCTTGTAGGGTGGGTCTCTATACCTCAATACGGTTATCTCTATAGAATATTTAAAGAACAAATCTTTAGTAGTTGTTACGGTACACTAACAGAAACATTAACAAGTAGTAGCTTATATACTAACTCATCTGGCAATAATAATACACTTGCTATTTGTGTTGCTCCATCAGGAGCTGGAAAAGGTAACGATTTTCAAACGTGGTTTGCGGATAGTATAAATGACACAGTATTTAAAATTGACGTATATGGACAAACATTATCCTCTATCTCGCTATCAGCAGCTAAAACATTAATTAACAATGTTGGTACGGTGTCTATTGTTGACTACCGTGATCCTGAGCTTCAATGCGCATCGCCGAGCAATATCGCTCTTGATAGCGATAGTAATATATGGGTTGCATTATGTGATTCAGGTTACCTAATAAAGATAGATGGTATAAACGGAAACGTTATATCTATCGCTAATTCTCCTACATCTAATGTTCATTATTTTCTGAGTAGCTATGGTTTTGCGCCAGCTTTAAGTGGTTTTGCAGGCGAAGGCTTATTCCTACCTTCATCAGTTGATACTGACTTAACAAATAACGTCTGGGCTACATACTCACATCCTGTCTCTAATATACTTGTAAAATATGATACATATGGAACATTACTCACAGTAATACCTTTTCCACCGGTTATTGCACCTATTGAAACTTGTATCGATAGAAACGGTTATATATATGTAACTACGTTTAATCACAACGCATCATCAGCATCATTTGCAGGAAGAAATGATTATCTATATAAGTTCGATAAAGATGGTAATATTTACCCTGGTTATCCAATAGGTGGTTTTAGAATGATTGACAATATTACTATTGATGGTTCACAAAATGCATGGATATCACATGATAGGGAGACAATAACTAAAGTCGATCATTTTACCAATAATAAAACCGATTTCATAGCAGGCTCTGGTCACAATCAAACCGATTATATTTGTAGTTTAAATGGTATTGCATGTGATACAGCAGGCTATCTATGGGCAATCAATAACTACGATAAACAAATTTATGTTGTTGATACGTTAGGTGATCCCGACTCTAATAAACCATATATAGTTAACCAATTGCCACTAGCGCTTCCACCAAATACCACAAACTATCCGCTTTCTGATTTTGAATTAAATCAATTTCAAGCCTATGGTGACTGGTTTGGCACACGCTGGATTAACAAATACATGCAAGTTACTTCTATTATTAGAACTATTACTGGCTCATCTGCTACATTTAATATATACCCTTCTGGCGGCCATTACGGTGTAATGAAAATTAATGAAGATTTTGATGCACATTCTTTCTACAACTCATTACGCTTTCAAGAAGTATTACTCGATAAGCAAATTTTCTTTGATCAATTCTTAAAGAGTATTGTTGGTGATATAAAGGCTCAGCCATACGAACTTGGAAAGGAAATATACGAGAGAGTAGCTAATTTTGTTGATAATAGAGCGAATATCGAAACATGTAATATTGATGCTCTTGTTTCACTCTGTAACGAACTTTCTATTCAATACGAGCAATACAATTACCCGTTCCCTCCTCAATTTAAACGTGTTGTAGATATGTTATCTATAAGCCATAAGAGATTATGGGGTGATAAAAATTCATTTAATGAAAATTTTAAAAATTACGGTACGTATCCGCCACAACCAACAAGCAATTATGGTGTTAATTTAGGCGAACAAATCTCTACTGTAACTGGTATTATAAGCACCGGTGTCCCGGTTGTTGCATATGAGTTATTTTCAGGAATTTATTCTATTGTTAATTTCTCCGGTATACCGGGGGTAACAGCGTTCTATACACCTCTTCCGTTATCCTCCTATAATTATAATTGGGGCTGGGGATTAGTAGCACCATCTACTGTATCAGGTGTTGATATTGACGCGTATTATAATTTCTATACATATATACCACCAACAACAGCATGGTATTATAATAATATTATTGATTGGAAGAACCCACTTACCACATTATCTCCTTATAATAGTGCTTATAGCACTTGGTCAATAGATAATGGTATAATGCAGAACATTATTAGTTATGAGCTAACAAAAGGGTTAAGACTGTTCACATCTGCTGCTGACATCACATATAACAATTAAATATTTTCATGTCAGAACTATCTAGATACGTCGATGAACGACTGGCAAATTCGATAACTGCTCTTAATCCACCAGCTAATCCGGTGGATAAATACGCGCCACTTACATTTACTGAATGGGTTCAATATAACAGTTCGTTTTATTCGAATACTCAAGAGTTTCTCGTTAGATATCAGTCATATCTTAATAACTGGTTTCAAACTACAAATACATCACAGGAAAATAGCGAAAAAATTGTACAACAATATTATGTAAGTTTATTACATGAAATTATTCTTAACTATTCAACAGTTGATGAACAAAGATACATTTCCAATCTCGATTATAATAATCAACGTGATTTAACACTTGTAGTACCGTTTTTTGCTAAAAAAATAAAGGACGTATGTCTTTACTTTGTCAATTTACGATCAACTGCAAAAACCGCTGTTGTACAATATAATCTCAAGGGATCAAATTACGGTATAGAAACAACACTCTACAACCTTTTTGTAAATTCTCTTAATGCAAATGACATAACAACAGATATTGCTACTCTTAATCTATCAATTTCTTCAATTAAGAACAATACCACATTTGAAATTGAAGATATATACGATCTATATCCATCATACTATGATATTAACCCCACCGCATCTGCAAGCGAGTATGGTAGCTATAATGATACACGAGCTGAATATTTTTCACTTAATCAATATACAGTAGATCCGGATCTTGCACGTAACGTAAATTTTTCACTCTTACGTGCTATACTTTCATATCCGTTTTACTTAAAGGAACTCGGTCCCGATCTTCTAATAAACCCTGCAGTACGCATTACCGATCTTCAATACTTAAAAGATAGTGACTATACAAATTTAATCGCAACATCAGCTGTTGCTGCGCTTAATCTCTCTCTACAATTACAAGAAATACAAAGTTATATTGGATCAGACTTTTATTATGTGCAGACAGACTCAACAGGTACACAATATATCTCAGGTTTACTATTCACTGCAACAAACGAACCTGCAAACTTTTTAAATAAGCGCTTTCCTACCGTTGCAGCAGTACCGAGTACGGAATACCTTAAAACAGAAAAAGAAATAGGTCTTTTCTTCAAACCATCAAAGATAGGTATCTCTAATTTTACTAATTTCAATTTCTTCCCTGTAATAGATAGACAGAATCTTATTCCTAATACTGTTTATTATTTTCCTGACCCAACAAAATACGGTAATGTAACAAGCAATACAAATTTAACATTTAAGACACCGTTCACTTTTAAGGAACATAACTATTTTAATAAGATAAATTTCGGTAACGGTTATGCTTTTGGTGATGTAGCAACAGATCTTTATTTTCAAACATTTCGAGCATATCAATCAAGAGAACAAACTCTTAATATTTCTAATTTCGGTATTTCAAGATATGTAGATGCACAAGACTTCTTTACTGACCCGAAGCGTACTACCTGGAATAACCAGGACGTATTCCCGCTTATACAGCACGGTTTATTCCCTATTCAAGAAAGAGCTCAGAGATTGCTCTCTGTTAATAAAACTCTTGTACAATACAAAAATGACGTTTACGGTAATGAATACGGTCTTTATAAGGAAATAACCCCGCAATACACTTTTGCACAACAACAAGGTGATACAATTAAATCAGCGTTTTGTCAAATTATTGACGGATATGCTTTTAAAGATCCAGTATCAGGATATAATTTCGACTATAGTGAGGTAAACGTCGACAAAAATTATTCAGGTGTAACTCTTAAGACTGTAACTAATGAAGTACCTGTACCGATTTTTAGAAACGGTAAGGAAGTTTCAAATGTTACCGCATCATTCAGACTAACAGCTGATGCTGCTAATTTATTCTCTTATCCTTATCAACCGGAGATCTTTTGCACAGATACCGTTGTTACTGACTATAACTGTATATCATATGATGGCCAGACGTTCACCTTACCGGATGGTACATTGCTACCAGACGTAGGTTCCGATACATCTAATTATAATCCAATAGACAATACTCTTTATTATAATATTCTTGTAGATGCAGGCACGGGGAGTAGCTCCGGTCCTGGTACCAATCCACCGTATTATAACGCAACATTTGCTAATCCTCCTAATTTTACATTCACACCACCTGCTTCTGTAATTTCAGATTGTGATGGCTATTTGTTTACAGTAAATGGCGAAGAGCCTTGCAAGACTATAACAGTAGGAAATATAAGTCTGTATGTAGAGCCAACAAATTTTGCAGATATACATATACCCGGCAGATCGACAATTGTCGATAACACACTTTCAGGAATTCCGGATCGTGTATCTATTTATGATAGTAAAAATACAATTAACGGCGATCTTTACTATCGTAATTCTAACAGCTCTTCCTTGTTGCCTGCCTCTGCAGCACTTAGCGCAGTATTTGCTAAATACCCAACCGATATACGTAACGAATTAAACAATAATATAATTAATATCGATGTTTATTATGATGTTGTGCAATTTGAGACAACTAATTATACAGTTTTTGAACAGATAATATTTGATTACGGTACCAATACTGTTGCTGGCGGTGGTGCAGGTATTAATTTTATCTATCGCGGGGATTATCAGTTACTTGAAAAAAATTCAACAGTATGGTTTGATGAAGCAAATAATGAATTACTAGTTTGTAAAACCACGATATTCAATCAATATAGCGGATCTAATTATAAGATTATATATCCAAAAATATTCTCGTTTAATCTACAAAATCTTAGACTCAAACAGATTTATCCTTTAATTGCTGATGAAGCTCTTACATTTAATGATATTAGTATGTTCTCATTATCAGGTAGAAATATCGAACTCAATATTGTAGAGATAGATAAACCATTATTAACTTATAATAATAATGACAGTATATACAAGATTACCTATACAGGTAAAGATCTTGCTAAATGTTTTTATATCTTTACTATACAGTTTAAATACATAAACGGTGTTTTAACAGTAATAGATAGTACAGTTTATAAACCAGGATCTGACGTATACGATATCAATTTCAGTAATCCGAGAACAAGCCCGTATTTTGAAACATACACTATATTAGGCTCAGCTGCAGGTTATATTAACAACGAGGTATATACATTCGGCACAGTGTGTACATAATTACTTTATTGGAAATATACGCGCATTTGTATAAATATACGTATGTCGATATATGAAGGCATAACTAATGTAGTAAGTAATTATCAAACAGCTGAATACGGTAAATTTTTACAGCTAACAAGTAGCGATTTTCCTGCTATTTCTGTTACTAGAGTTGAATACCCTGATAGATCACAAGCATTTCCAGAAAATACATTTGCTGCACCACTCACAACAACGGATATATATCCTAAATACGCTATACTATCTCATATTACTAACCCTAGTGATATTAGTCAAGTTGTTAATATATCAGGCAGCAATGTAGCTATTAATCTTGCACCACTCACAGCAACAAACGCTACTCTTGCAAGTTTATTAGCTAATAATCAGGCTTTGCTTGCGCAAGAGACACAGAGTTTTATAGCTTTAAGTGCTATCGATCTTAATACTTTTGATACAATAACTGCTGTAAATATGTTTAATCAAAGCTTTAATCAAGCTATAACGTCACTTGAAGTTTCAATAAAAGAACCGACAGGTACATATTACAGTATTGATAGTTTTGATGTTTACGGTACAGGCGGATTTGATTTCACAAATGCAGAAAGACCAATGTTCGCACTAAGAGTAAAACCCAACAGTACACGTTCTATTATCATTGATGAATATTCAATAATTAACACTGATACTGCTCATATATGCGGGTATAGGTGGTATTTGAATCCAATATTATCTGCTACTACTAATTGGGGTGACCTCACCACAGACATACAGTATTGCTTCTTATCCGGAAGCCCAACCAGTAGTACTATACAGGGAGCTCTTTCAACTATTAAACATTCCGGTGTCTTTGCTGGCAAAAACGCAGCAAACGACGAAGGTGCAAGTGTTATTACACTATCGGGTGGAGCAACACCCCCTGTACTAGTATTAGCATTACAACACCTTAACGGCTCATCGGGAGCTGGTGCGTTTCTAGCAGTGGGTATAAAAGATCTCGGCTAGAGCTTTATATTTAAAGGGTGGCCATGTTTCACACGCTTCGGTAAGTAAGCACTCTTACCCTCTTGTATTAATTGTGCGCGGGTTTTTAATACCGGCTCAGCCTCACTATTTGCTTCGGTCTTGCTCTTTCCCGTGAAATCAAAAAATTCACCTGCAATCTTTTTTATAAGCTTGACCATATATGTTTAAATAATTAAGCTTTAAGGAACTTTTTTCCTATGATTATTTGAAAAAATGTTTAAATAATTACGTTATTATGATAGCTTGGGGTATTAACGCTCTTAACCACGATGCATCTCTAACAGTCTTCAAGAACGGTGCACCTATATTCGCATCACACAGTGAGAGATTTAGTCGTATTAAAAATGACCCACACCTTAATAGTGAGCTTATTGAATATGCTTTAACACACGGTAAACCAGATCAAATTCTATGGTCAGATCGCCCACTTATTAAAAAAGCACGTCAACTTCTTACAAGAGATGTCAGAGTATTGGATATGCTACCGAGAACACATCTCAAGCAGTTTGATATTGATGTAGACATCAAGTATATTGATCATCATCACTCTCATGCTGCAGCTGCTGCATATACTGCACCATTTGACAAATCACTTGTTTTTGTTTTTGATAGCATTGGTGAATTTAATACAATGAGTGTATGGAAATCATCAGGCGTTGAATTAACAAAGATATATAACCAACAATACCCGCATTCCCTCGGTTTGTTTTACAGTGCATTTACGAAATTACTCGGTCTAAAACCTAACGAGGAAGAATTTATATTAATGGGCATGGCTGCTTATGGTGAGCCAACATATAAAAAACAGATATATGAACGTTTTTTTGACATACAGTATCCAGATATACGGTTGAAAGAGAATTTACACACCGGTGTCAAATTTAACTATAGTAATAAATTTGATTTAGCAGCAAGCGTACAAGATATATACGAAGAACTCACATTCGGTCTTTGCAATTATTTTAAGATGCAATACACAGATATTAAAAATGCATGTTTTAGTGGAGGTTGTGCATTGAATTGTGTTGCAAACTCACATTATAGAAGTCTTTTTGATAATGTTTGGGTATTCCCTAATGCAGGCGATGCAGGTAATAGTTACGGCGCTGGTTTAGCTTATTTTAAACAAAAGCATATATACAATCCGTATATAGGTTATGATATTCAACGCAGGGTTAATATTGATCAAGTTATAGATACGCTGAAAAAAGGTAAAGCTGTGGGTATAGCAAATGGAAAAGCTGAATTTGGTCCGCGAGCTCTTGGTAATAGATCGTTACTCGCAGACCCACGCGGACAAAATACAAGAGAGAATGTTAATTTAATCAAGCGACGTGAGAAGTTTAGACCGTTTGCACCTGCAATTTTAGAAGAACATTTTCACAATGTCTTTAATACATGTATTGATGAATCACGATTTATGAATTATACGTTTAAGAATAAATTACATCTTGCGTATCCCGGTGTTACACACAGAGATAAGACTTCTAGAGTGCAAACCGTAAGTAAAGACTGTAATACTGTTCTTCGGCCTATTTTAGAAGAATGGTATCGCGAAACAGGTATACCACTTCTACTTAATACCTCACTCAACATTAAAGGATACCCGCTCGTTAATACATTTGCTGATGCGCACGAGTTTAACTTACAGACAGGTATTACAATTTTTTAAGCAATAGTGTTTTAAACTCTTCTGCAAGTAGGTTATTAAACACTGGACCGAAGTGTATATTATCTCTTGCAAGATCCTTCCAACACTCAGGATTATCTTTTAATAGATCAACTAAACTACCATCTGGTTTAATTAAGCTATCTGAATTTAAATATCTTTTAATAATACAACCATCTAATCCAACTACCGCAAGCGACCATGTATACCACACAAACGGTATATCGTGTAACTCACAAAGGGCTTCAATTAATTTAAAATTTTTAATAAAATTAAAAAATGCATTATACTCATTAGTAACTGTTGTATAGGCATTGTATTCAGCGCTGCTAATATTTTTATTAACGTGTATAACCCGAGGCCAAAAATTATGAACATCGCCATCTCTTTTACCCATATTAAAATACTCAACTCTAAAAATATCAGGAAAAAAACACACTACAGCATTTGGCTTTTCTGTCTGTAATAAACTATAAACTAACCGACTAATAGTATCGTTTGATGCACCCTGAAGACCATAATTGTAGCATGTATATTGATCGAACCCAAGTTTTTCATTTAATTTATACACCCAGGTGTGTTCATCTGGTAATGCACTTCCAAATGTTTGACTACAACCGAAACAGGCTATCTTCTGATCAGTAGTCGGTGTTTCATACACCCTAAATTCTTGTTTGTTTAATTTATAAACAATACTTTTTTCGTCATATATTTTATGTCCGTGTGTTTTATAAGCCTCTTCAGAGTCTGTACATGACCAATTACTAGTAGAAACTATAGTTCTATCATAATCAATACAGTGAGGTGTATTGCTCCAAATATTTGGAAAATTATTATTTAATTTTTTAGAAAATACAGAGAGAGTTTTTTTGAGAAACCCTGCATTAATATATTTAGCGATAGAAAAAAATTTCTCCGATAAAAAAAGAGACCCAAACATATTAATACGTGTATTTGTCTCTACTACGAAGTAATAACCGACCTATATATCTAAAAATAAATTTAAACATACTACTGTAAAGTGAGAAGGTATTTTAATCTGTTAAGAACAGCGAGCATTTCATCGCGTATATTGAGCAAATCAGTATCAGGTTCTGTATCAAAAATATCATTGAGGTCAACGAGAAAGCTAATATATGAATCAATAATAGTAAGATAGTTCTCATCTAAATTACCGAGTTCAAAATTATACGTAACCGATGCATGAGTCTTACCGTTTTTACCCATATACACCTCTACAAAAGAATCAATTAAGTCATCTAAAGACTCGTAAGCTTTACCAAAAGCTTTATGTTGTCCGTATGTTTCTGACTGCCAGTGATATATACGCAGCTGGTTTTGTATTTTGAGTAAAGGAGCAATAAGCTTCATATATAATATTTATTACGAAGTAACTTGGAAAGCAGTACAAATAATAGTCACTGTATCCATAGATTTTGTTGTATTAACAGGTTGAGAGTATGACTCATATTCACCATACGGATCGTTAGATGATATTGTAGTAGTAAAGGGTACTGGTTCAGTACTATTACTTGACTCACCTACGAGTTGCTGAGCTTTTTTGAGAATAAGAACAAGAAGTTGATATTGAACAATATCAGAATTTGCGCTTTGTACAAATTCTTCTACGTCTGCCTTAGTAAATTTACCCTTTAGAACTTCAAAGGGATTTGCATACAAACCAAAGATATAATGAGGAAGATATTTATTTGCAAGAGTTGCACAATCCTTAATAACGTGAAATGCAGATGGATTTTGTATTACAACACCAGTCTCTGGTTTTTCTGAGGCTTTTTTCGAGGGCCCATATAATTTTGCTTCCTTAGCTTGACTATTTTGTAAAATAATGTCAATGAATTTCATGTATACGTTTAATTATTTGATCTTTAGGAATTTGCACTACCTCAACCCCATAGAAATATAACAAATCTAATCCCTTTAAGTCCTTTGAATACGTTTCACAATAAACTACACGTGGTATTCTGTGAGCAACAATAGCTGATGCGCAAGCAAGACAAGGTTGCAGTGTAACAGCGATAGTACGCGCTTCACCAACTTTTACACGTGCTAATAAATTAGACTCAGCATGAATCATATACGGACGCCTAGCATCGCGATCGAGCCAGAACGAATCTGATACAATTTTACCAGTAGCAAGTCCGTTATATGCGACACCAAGGACGTGGTTGTTTTTATCCAAAGCACAAGCACCAACTTTCTTGTACGGGTCCTCGCTTCTTAGCGTCGCACCAAAAGCAAGAATTAAAGCATGTTCGTCCCAATTAACTCTTTGCATAGTGAGTCAGTAAGTTTATTACGTCAGTTCTCATATAGACAACTGGATAGTATTTAAACGATAAAGACTCACGATCATAATAGAATATACCCAACTGATTCAAATGCCTACCGGTGAGATTTTGATACATAAGAGCATATAGAGAAAGTTGCAGACTATAAGAAGTAAATTCACATGCTGTAAGGTGATCAAGAGGTGAGAGCAATCTTTCATTGTATTGACTAAAGAAGTTAAATTTCTTATTTGTCTTAATATCAAAGATGCTAAATCCACCTTTACCTTCATCGCGAATAATATCAGCAGTACCCGCTAGCTTGTAAGAATGTAGATGTAACAGTTTCTCACTATACAAGGTGTCATTCCAAACATCTAAGATACCGAGGGCATTATATGACGTGATTAAATCCTCGTAACCTTTACGAATTTTTTGCTCTTTATTATAGTCTTCTATAATACTATGAATAAGGGTACCGTATTCTTGACTAGCAGTATTAAGCGTCTTCCATTCTGCAAGTACAGTTTCTACTGTCTTGCCCTCACGCTTTGCTACACGCTCAGCGGCAGTAACAGAATCAAACGGCTTTTTGTATTTACCGAGAAGAGTAGTTACTGAAGTATATAGCTCACCAGTAAAATCGTTCTTATATTGGTGTCTTACTGGATCAAATGTAATCATTAATTAAAGTTCGTCGTCGTAAATATCAGTATTGTAATCAAAATACTCTTCTTCACTCAAATCACATACAACACGGGCTCCACCATCTTGTATACCGTGTTTGAGTGTATTTACTAAAATACTTGCTTCCTGTTGAGTAAGATACAGTAGTCCTACATCTTTACCATTAATTGAGAGTTCAACATGCAGGGACCCGTTACCTGTGGTATGCGTTCTTGTCAGGCTTATATTATGCATTTTTAATAAGTTTAATAGCGTCGGTTATAAATGTCAATATATCTTTTTTTGTTACACGCTTTTTTCCTAGAGCTGTCTTTACAATATCTTCAAACTCTGTTGTGTAGTCAACTATAATATTATATTTACCGTTACCTCTATCTTCTATTTCTAAGTTTCTAATTCCCTTTATTTTCATTCTCTAGAGGCTTTAATATAGCAACAATTTTATCAAAAACTTTGCCGATAATAGAAAGCTCATTCGCCTTAAAAACACCACGCGTGGAGCATGCTTCTATTAAAGCGACAATAACCTTAAGATCTGCCACCGTAAGATCAGTTGACAACTGTTCGTCTTCTTTGTTCATATATACTATATTATGCTGCAGGCTCTAAAAAGCCATCCTTGAGGGTATAAACTGCTACCCCCTGACTGTCCGTGATCTTGGTAATCTCCTCGGAGATTGCGTTTGTATCCATCATAGCCTTCTTATGAGCAATAATGGCAGTATCGGCCTTAACCTTTACCTTTTTTACATTTTTCGTAGTGCTATTGATGATGTAGGCGTTATAATGTTCGATAAACATAAAGATATAATACATGCGCAATTTACAAATGCAATATCAAATTATATGAATATCTATAATCTTACAGCAACAAGGAAGTCGAAAAAGTGGCTCCGCAATCACAAGATCGATCTAACAGCTTTGAGCTCTGCACTTTCTCTACTTATCTCAGAAGTACACCCCTCAGTAAAGGTGCGTGTTATTAATATTGTAATACAAGTAAGAGAGGCAGAAAGTAGCGAGTATCACTTTAGAACTAATAAAATCTACCTCTGCGACAAGCCCTACTATTCAGGCGATAGTCTAACAAGACAACACAGAGAAATATTTGATCATATCCTTCATGAATTCAGACATTGGATGCAGTCTAATATCTATAAAATCGGGGTACGAGAAATAGACTACACAGAAGACGATGTATTGAATAATACAAACGCATATTATAGAAACCGTCTTGAAATTGATGCTAGACAATTTGTGCGCACATATCTAACGAAGTTCTGCAAATACTATACTTCTTTCGCTAAGATTTGTCGACAATAGTTTTATAAAGATAACAAAGACAGGGATATGTACCTGCTGTAACAGCTATAAACCAAATGGGTACAAGACTTAAGAGTGCAAATACTATACCGATAAAGAGTGACACCCAGAACGAGAAGCATATATAGCAGCTCAACAGTTTACCTAAAAAGGCATTACGAATAAGCAAGCGTGTTTCAAATTGCTCAACTGTATACAGGTCTTTATCAAAAAGAAATTGACCGAGTGTAATTTTAAGGGGACTATAAAACCAAATTAAACATGCATTACATGTAAACAGGAGACCAAGAGTGTATAATATGATATAGTTCATGCTTTATTAACGAGCGACTTAATATAATTTTGCCATAGATCGGTAATATATTTCACTCTAATCTGCGAAACTTGACATGAAGCGCATCCATTGCCGAGCTTGGATATCTCCTCTTGATACTTGGCACGGAGTTGTGTGCAGAATGGTATTGCATCGGGACATGGTTTCGATCCATCAAAAAAGTCATCCGCAAATTTATCAAAATTCTCCATACAAAAATATTTACATCTTTATTTCCTTACAGCAAGTGATAATTAATTGTGAAATGATAATCTACGCTGCACAGCCGAATCGTTTTTATCCTTATTTTTTCGGTAAGTTTTATAATGATATACGTGACAAATATCGTCCCTGTGGTAAATCGCTTCACTTTTTATATAAAAAGGAGCTTGATGAGTGGTACAACATACCGCTTATTGAACCCCTTGTTGATGTCAATCTAAGTGAATGCACATTTCATCAATCGTTTACTGATGCATTTAACAATAAAGAACGTCTTCTCCATAAAAATGGTAAGAATTATATTTACTTCGATGAAAGACATCGTAGTGAACATAATATGACTATTGGTATATTGAATGCAGAGAGAATTTATAAAGAACAAGACGACGTTATTGTCAGTACAATCATACATCCAGTAGATAGAGTTTATGAAATGTATTATTTTATGACAACAATATCATGTGGAAAGGCACTTCCACAAATGTCAAGAGAGGATTTAAAATTTTACGGTAAGAAACTAGGTGTCACAACAAAAAATCGTGATGTATCACTTAGATCAGTATATCAACTCATAACAATAGAAGAATATATTGATGCCTATATTGAGAATAAAGGTGTGTTCGAGCTTTATGATAAAATCACAACTGATGAAAACAATTATAGACAAGTAAATGTTGTAGGTGGTAATAATGATTTCATAGGCTTTATAACCGACCCTGTAAGCATACTACGTACAGTGAACTTTTTTAATCAAAAGTTTAACTTAGGAGTACGAGTTGATGAGCTATTAGTGTTTTCAAAAAAAATAAAGGAGTTTTGCGATAAACATACATACCGTCGTAAAGATTTAGAAAAACTCTTGGAAAATGATATTGAACATTATAACGGTCTAAAGAAACAATTTATGGGTTTTTAATATGATTATATACGCAGCGCAGCCAAATCGTTTTTACCCATATTTTTTCAAAAAATTCTTTGATTGTAATCCAGCAAAGTATCGACCTTGTGGTAAAACTGTAGATCTTTTCTACAAAGAATCACCAGAAAAATGGTATTCAATGTCACTCTTTACTGGTTCTTATCAAACCCTAGAGAGTGTGTGTCAGTATCACCGGTCGTATAATGATGTTATTAATGATAAGGAACTAATGTACCATGAAAACGGTAAAAACTACATTTACTTCGATGAAGAGTTTCGTAGCAAGACTGATATGGTTTTAGGTATAATGAATACCGAACGCATCTATAAGCAAAAAGACGATTTCATTATAAGCACTATCATTCATCCTATTGATCGTGTATATGAACTATGCTTTTTCATAAATGCTTTAAAGAGCGGTGTAGCACTTCCATTGTTGCATAAAAATATTATACAGTTTTACGTGAAGCAGTTAAGCCTTCATGAAGACGATGATAATTCAGCCACACTTGAGACCTTTATCGATGCATATATTGAAACAAAGGGAGTGTTTTCCATTATTGACAATGTACAGATAGATGAAAATAGCTACAAGCAGACAAATATAATCGGAGGTAATAATGACTTCGTCGGGTTTATGTCAGATCCTGTAAGTATATTGCGTACCACCGTTTATTTAAATAATAAATTCGGCACCAAGATTGATCATAATGAGTTATTTGTTTTCTATAAAAAGATACAACAATTCTGTGCTGCTAATACTTACCGTCGCTCTGAATTAGAAAAACTCTTAGCTGATGATGTAGAGCATTTTTATGGTCTAAGAAAACAATATATGGGATTTTAATATGGTTATATACGCTGCGCAGCCTAATAGGTTTTATCCGTATTTTTTTAATAAACTCTTTAATTGTAACCCGGAGAGATACCGACCTCGTGGTAAGACGATAGACTTTTATTATAAAGAAACACCTGATGAGTGGTATTATATGGCACTCTCTGCTACATATCAGTCTTTAAATAGTAAATGTGAGTTTCATAAATCCTTTGACGATGCTTTAAGAAATAAAACACTCATGCATCATGAAAATGGTAAGAATTACATTGTGTTCGATGAGCAGTTTCGTAGTGAAACAGATATGGTACTTGGAATTTTAAATACTGAACGCATTTATAAGCAACAAGATGACTTTATTATTAGTACGATTATTCACCCAGTAGATCGTGCTTATGAAATGTATTTCTTTATGAAAGCTCTCGGTTGCGGTGTTGCTCTACCGCGACTATATAAAGAAGTTGTTCAATATTATGGTAAACAATTAAACCTTCTTTCATCTAACGACGCAGATAATCATATTGTTGATCTTAAAGAATATATTGATGCATATATAGAAGCAAAAGGAGTATTTGTAATAGATGAAAAAGTAGAAACCGATGAAAATTGTTACAGACAAACGAATATAATAAATGGTAATAATGATTTTGTTGGATTTATGTCTGACCCTGTTAGTATGATGCGTACTACTAATTATCTAAACGATAAATTTAATGCTAATATTGAACTTAGCGAATTATTTACTTTCTATAACAAAATACAAGCGTTTTGCTCTGCACATACATACCGTAGGGAAGATCTAGAGAAATTACTTGAGCACGATATAGATAATTTCTACGGATTAAGAAAGCAATATATGGGTTTTTAACCTTCTGTGAGATATTTAGCTACAAGCTTTGTATAAGCAGATGATACATTGGTAAGACCGCGCCATGATTCACAGAAATGATAGATCTTTGGTTCTACATCGTAGTAATCAATGTGTGTCACAGGCATATTCCATGCTTGACTGAGCACTAACCATTCTTTACCAACAACCTTATTGATAATATCATTCTGAAAGACATCACAAAACGGTTTCTGTGATGTAAAGACGCTTGTCAACAGTTTCTTCGAAATTTGTAGACAGAATTTAAGATATAATTGTTTAGCTCGCTTAATATTAATAACAGATACCGAAGGATTAAAAATATTCGTGTCTATCCAATCTTTACAACTCGCAAGACAGTAATTACTGACATCAGTTTCAAAAAGCTCTGTAATATCATCTACAACAAGGGTATCAGTATCAAGAAATAGTACTTTCTCGTGTTCTGTAGTTATTATAAACAAAACCCAAAGAGCAACAATGAATTTACTTCTATTAAAGGGATTAAAAGTATAGATCTTATTATGCTCACCGGTTGCAAGAGTATTAGAGCTAAACCCAATAAATTTTCTCAAAAGAGCTGCAGCATGGTCACCAGTAATATTGTGTTTGTTAAGAAAATCACTGTTAACACTAATTATCTCATATTCAAACGTGTATCTATGTTTAAGAAGCACGAGTTCATCGAGATTCAAATCATCATTCGTACATATATAGAATTTAATTAGCCTATCACCCTTATAATATTTGAGTACCGAGCGGATAGATGTGAGCAGAAAGTCCTTGTATTTATTATCACACCGGTAACAGATAGGTAGTATATTATTCAAACTCATAGTAAATATGTTTTGGCTTAAACCCTATATATTCAGTACCTTCACGACTTACTTCGTTATTAACATTTACTTTAGATGTGAGCTTAGTCAACTCCGGATGCATTTCACGTAACTTATTAAATGCTGATTTGATATAAAAGTATATTACCTTTTTAATTTTTGAATCTCCAGGTTGTACATTCTCAATCTCTTTATATAGATAGTGCTTATTCTTGCGATATGCTGTCGTTGCATTTATCGCGTGTAAGAAGAAGCCAAGCTCGTTATTCGGATTAATAATATAAATTATACCGATAATGTAATTATCATACTCAATTAAGTAGTAATACTTGTATCTATCACTTAATATATTAGTGATATGTTGTTCACGCGTGGGCAAAACGAAATCCTGAATATTAATATAATCGGTATCAAATCTTTTCTGCAAAATTTCATACGTAATGTCGACATGTAGATTATTTGTAGAGTCGAAAGGAATAAGTTGCATAAAAAAGAGGTTATATGTATTATAAGGAAATATCAATGATAAATCTACTTAAAGAGTATAAAAAAGTCGAGCGATTTGAAAAGGCTCTCGCTGAATATACCGGTGCTCCGTATGTTGCTTGTGTAGATAGCTGTACGAGTGCACTTCTATTAAGTTTAAAGTATAGTAATGTAAAGCAGATCACTCTACCTGCTAATACGTATGTCGGTGTTGCTATGGCAGCAATGAATATTGGCATAACTATCAGTTACAAGGATATCGACTGGCAAGGAATATATAAAATCGAGCCTACAAACGTTATTGATTCTGCCAAACGCTTTACAAGTGGTATGTATAACTCAGGTACAAATATGTGCTTGTCCTTTCATTACAAAAAGCATTTGAAGATAGGTCGCGGCGGTGCTATATTGACCGATTCTTACGAAGCATATGAGTGGTTCAAACTTGCGCGCAATAATGGCCGAAGAATTGATACACCTTTGTGCGAACAAACGTTTACTGTACAAGGATATAATATGTTGCTGCATCCTGATCTTGCAGTAAAGGGATTAAGATTGCTTAAAAAGCTCAATCACAATAACGATGATCTGCCGTATGAATTTTACGGTGATTTGCGTACACAATTAAAAATAATGTCTTAATCTTGATCTAATAAGATCATTCTTTGTAAGAAGATTATAATATATAGAAAGAGGCTTTGGGTTATACCAGTCAAACAATTCCTTATAATTCCATACCCCAAACGACGCCTCCCTGCACCAATGTAATACATACTTTGGCAATATATTTTTATCCTCTATATAATTACCAGTTTTTATTTTTGTCAATATACCAGGATCATCATTACCAAAATAATTTATAGGAGCTATATAATTTTGCAGATTAAATTCTTCAACTGTATCATTAAAAATTTTCACCGGTAGTATCCAACTTGTATTATCAGCAGTTACGTTTTGTTCAGTGAGTTCGATACATTTTTTAAGAAACTGACATCCAGCTGGTGCCTTTAATAAATTAGCTACGGTTTTACAACTATTATGTGGTTTGATAATATATTCAGCTGACGTATCAAAATTACTCAAGCATGTTGAATCCATATCCACATACATACCACCCTGTTTATATATTAGATAATAGCGAAAAAGATCAGAAAACCCACCTAAGCTACCTTTACGACAATCACCTTTACCGTTATAGCTAAATATGCGCTCAAACGGAATTATTTCGTTTGCATCACATACTTCTGCACCTTCAATATAACTATCAACTTCTATACAATTAGTGTCATATAGCCATAACTTAACTTTGAATCCATTGCGTGCAAAACTTTTTAAAGTTAAGCGTTCAAGAAGAGACAGAGGTGCTCCATGCCAGAAGCAATGTACGTACATATTACACTTATAATACTGTCGAGGGCGCAGGATGCAAGGCTGCAGGCCAGTATGACAATACGTCAATGAGTCTTACTAAATCATTAAGTGCTTGTGAATACTTTTCAAAATCCACTAATTCCTGTAGAACGTTATCAAGCTGTGTTTTTTCTTCCGCTGAAAGATTAACAACAAAGGCTTCCATTTCGCTTCTTATTTGTTCTGCTCTTACACCTGCAACATCTTTTATTTGTTGTAAGCGTTTTACCTTACAAATTTCTATGCACTGTTCTTGTAATGTATCTATGCAAGAATTATAGTAGTCGTAATTTTTACGATATAAGCTGTCATAGTCGAATTCAATACCGAGTTGTAACAAACACTTGATTACTTTATTCTCAAGTACCGAGAATGGTCTCAAGCTACTATGAAAACTTGCATTTTCAGGAAATACTTCCGGCCAATATCTAAGGTAGAGTCTGTAGTCATCGTAGTATTCAAGATCAGCTTCTATGTCAACTTTATTAAGTGTCTCTATAATTAGATCGTACTGATCGCCTAAGGCAATTGCTTCATGCGTTGCTTCAACGAACAAATTACATATAGTAATAATTTCCTTATCACTACGGTCACCGATAATACTCTTTAAAAGCTCAAGCTTTGTCGAAGCACTTTTAATCGAATCAGTCCATTCAGGTTTATGATGCTCAAATTGTAAGCCAGCGTCATATTGTGTAGTAAAGAGAGTGGCTTGTTCGAGTATAGAAACACTGTCAGTCATTCCTACATATAACTTTGTACCCAACCACGCAATAAAATAACCAAGCTCATCTTGTTTCTCTTGCAGACTCTTTATTACAGGTCCTGCATTAGAGATATAAGGTTCGAGCTCTGTTATAAGACGGTTTGTACATACAGATTCAAGTTGTGATTTATCCTCTGTTGCCTTTTGTAGGAACTTATCACGTTGAGTATAGAGATAGGAAATCCATTTTTCACGCAAACCGTGATAGATACTCTTATCTATATTATTTGCAACTATTTTCTTGAAATCTACACCTTCATCACCCTGACAAGCGATAATAGCTGGTAAGAAAAACATACTCTTATATAATTCACGCAGTTCACCTGCTATAAGCGAATTACTTGCTATATTGTAGTCAAGATACAGTTCGTTATAAAAATCAAACAACGGATGATCACCTGGCTTTATATTAAATTCCGTTTCAAAGAAATATTTTATTTCTAGTAATTTACACATATCGTGTATTGTGTGAGGTTGTTCGATATGATAGTGTCCCGCTTCTCTCTCCTGATGTACCTTGGCAAGGAAGCTATTACGCTGAAAATCAACTAATTGTTCATCTGTTACAAATCCACTATATCTCTCACTCAAATATACCGGAGGTGATACTTCTGTTGGAATGCCGTAAAACGTATAATGCGAAACATCTGCTGTACTAATACGTATTTTCTTATCGTAGCGTAGTTCATATACTTCGATATATTCCTCATCCTCATTGCATCCATATTCAAATGCCGAAAAAACTGCATTAAAGTCGTTAATAATGGTATTATTACGTGTAGCAAGATATGTTACCTGTCGACCATCGACTTCGTTGAGCGTAATAAATACAGCAATTTTATTAAGTGCTTTGAGAATATTATTGTATATTTCTTTACTAATCATTTTATGGGTATGTAGCTGTTGAACTAAATTCGTAATTTGAGCCACAGTTAAGATAATCTCTTACAAAGGCTGTATATGTTCCGTTACTTCTCGGGGTTAATGTAACCGTTGTACCGTTACCTGCGATAGCTGTCCAAGCGCCGATAGAACCACCATTAACACGTAGTGCATAATAATATGTGTTAGTACCAGCAAATTGGCCACCTACAGTTATTACTACAGAGCAGTTATTTATTGTACCTAATGGCAATGTTTTTACTGTTACAGTTGGTTTGCCGGTGTAACCGGCACGAAATTCTCCTATTCTATATGGTGCCCAAGCTGCTGCTTGACCAGGGCCATAGTATGTCCATCCTGTGGTATTTTGCGCCAATGCATGCGTTGTTTCGTCAACAATTTCTTCTGGCATACATATAGCACCTGCAGCTGCAATATTAGCTGTACCGGTTGCACTCGGGTCACCCATTACTGCTAGTTCAGCTGTTTTTAAAGATGTATTGGAATTAGCAGCTCCGCGAATAGCATTAATCTGACTTACACTTATTTGCTGTCCATCTAATGGTAACTGTGCCATATACCTATTTACTTAGCTCTTTGATTGCTTCAATCAAGAGAGGAATTATTTTTTCGTATTTTACAGCCTTATACCCATCTTCACGGGTTGTGACCGCTTCAGGCAATACTGCCTCAATTTGTTGTGCGAGTACACCGACATCATGACCGGTATGTATGTTTTGCTTATCGTTCCAATCAAATTCCACGCCTGAAATTTTCTTAACTTTTTCTAATGCTGATTCAATTGGCTTAGCATTGTCCTTAAGACGTTCGTCAGAAGTATAGAAAGCAATAATATCACCTGTACAATATGTTGTACCGGCAATTGTTGTATTACCGGAAACACCTAATGTACCGTTAACATGTAGTTTATAACTTGGGTTATAAATACCGACACCGACATTACCATTGGAATCAATTCTTATACCTTCTGATGATGAACTCCACTGACCGATAACAAGGCCACCAGAACCATCAGCGCCTGCACCGCTATAATAAATAAGAGCTTGATCACCTGATCGAACGAGTGAATTATAGCTTCCTGTTGATGCAGATGGTAGGAATCTAAATCCTTCTGTGTTTGACCTAGCATCAATTTGAAGAGCAACACCTGCAGTAGCAGCTGCATTGTTAATAATTTGTGTAAACAGACCGGCATTACCACCAGGTGCTGTAAATGTAACATTATTATTTGTATTATGTGTAATATCACCACCGTTTGTTGTTAAATTAACACCACCGGTACCTGTTTTGACAATAAAGGAGTCTGTTGTACCTGAAACGTTATCCTGACCAAATATAGCTGTACCTGATACAACAAACATTGCGTTGGTAGTTGATCCAAGTGTATCTGTGCTAACGTTAACACCAACAAAGGGCCCGTCGCGAACAATAAGAACAGGCTTACCTTGTGTTTGTGATACTGCACCATTGAATTCAGCAATAATTTGATTTGCTGCAGGTGCTAGCTGACTTACAATCATTGCAGGTATCCCTGTACTTGTGGTCACTACACTCAACGCACTTGTTGTTGTAACCTTTGTTTGTAGATATGAGATATCACCGAGTACAGACAGACTACCGTTAACAGTAACGTTACTATCATAGTAAGCGGGGTCGTAATAACGTGTAATACCCTTAACTACATAGTTAGGCAATGTATATGTACCAGTTACTGAAGGTGTAAATGCAAAGTTACTACCTGTATTGAGTACTAGACTCTTAAATCCATTTGTGTAGAAATTTATTCCTGTCTGACCGTTAACGTTTAAATAATTCTGTGTCGCTTGTATTAAGCTATTACCTGTACCATCTTTTGCAAGTATTTGAAGTTGATTTGGATTATTATCAACACCATTCACAAATAGACTTTGAGCTACATTTACGGTAGCATCTAAATTATTAGATACTGTTTTATTATAAATGTTACCAAAGTAAAAACTTGAGTATGCTGCGCACAATGACATGTAGTAAGCATTAAAATCTAGTATATTCGATGTACTGTAAATTGATGATTTGTTTACACCTGGTCTGTATACAAGACCGGCTGCAAGCGCGTTTGAATTTACATCGTAATAGTTTGTATATTTGGTAAACCAGTTACCAAAAACAGGATGCAATGATTGCCATGTACTGGTAACACCGTTAAGAGCGTAGAGTGTGTTATCTGATGTTTGAAATAATGTGTCACCAGGCTGTGCAAGTGTAGTGTAGTTCGCTCTATTAGCTACAAAACCGTAAAAAAGATTACTAACAGGAAGACCGCCAAGCGTTACACCATCTCCTACGAATAATCGACCTGTATCTTGAGAGTAACCCAACTCACCGCTTGTAAGTAATGTTTGTAAACGGTCATAATCTTGTCCTCTACGAACAAGTACCTTTACTACTGTATCATTTGTAATTTGAAAGGCCATAAAATTATGCTACTTTGAGTACATTGCCTGCGGTTGTATCAATCCATAAGAGATTGGATCCAACACCAGGATTTGTTCTTGGAAGTGTTGTAGTATCAACGAGCGGTAGGTTTACATACAACTGTTGTGAGTTATTAATTTTTATACTATAATTATCGTAATTGATTCTAAAGGGTGCTGTTGACGAAGGTCTAAAGAATCCCTGTGTTGTATCAAGAGCATTCCAGGCAAGCTGTGCTGCAGAGACACCGTTTGTATTAACAGTTACATTACCGCCAATATATGCAATTGTCTTATTATCAACTAATGGACTCACATTAAAATAAGCATTTGGATTTGTATAATCAGGAAATCCGCTTCCATTAACACCGGAAAGTATATAGAGTGATGAATTGTCTGTATTATAAATTAAATCACCAACCTGTGATTTGTTAAATGAAACTGGTGATGTTAAACTACCTAGGTAAAACTTCATATTTGCACTGATCCCACCTGGTGTTACACCGTCACCAACAAAAAGACGACGACTGTCAGGGTCCGTTACATATGCAAGTTCACCGTTATCGAAAATAACTTGCTTACGCTGTGTATCGGTGCCTCTACGTATTTTTAATTTAATTACAGAAATAGTAGCCATTGAAAATATTTATTAAAACCCCATGGTTATCAATTGATAAATACAGGGAGACCTGGGTCATAATTTATCTGTGCTTCTGCTTGTAAAATATTAAGCATAGCGACCTGTACATTGTAAATTTGCTCTAAACATCTATTAATGATGTTATTTTGTAGAATTTCATTCATACCTATATAATTTGTAATGTTCTGCTGAAAATAATTTATTGTTGCGTATTCTTCAGGTGTTAAATAACGTGTACCGCGGAATGTTATATTGCCGTACGAATCTATACGTGAGAGAAATTTACCGAATATTTGATCTCGTAATCTCATATGATTGAGAATTAACTTTGATAATGCTTTATTGAATACCCAGTTTTGTAAATATTCGGCATGTGATATTTTTATATCCTCAAGTGAATATACATCAAATTCTTTTGTATTGAGTACATCGAAGAGGTTCAAATTATCAAACCAAGCAGAAAATTTACCAACCCCATTACTTTGACTAAACGCAATATTAATATCACCGCTAAAAGTAGAGATAGTGTCAAACCCGGTATATACTTCTTCAGTATTTACTCTGTAAAGATAGAACAAATACTTACCTACATCTTCATCTGGTTCACTTACAAGCCGTTTAAATATGTCCTCTGATGCAACAGCATAAAATATATTCGGATCATATTTTGAAAATATTACTTTTTTATAGATACTATCAAATGCACTTAAGTTGTCAAGATATATAGTTGTTTTATTTTGAAAATTATTATCGTACCTAAGAATCGTTTCATTCGTTGTAAGTACATACATATTGCCATTACTATCGTGGGATAGATGTACCGGATATGCAGAAAGAAAGTCTCTAAAAAGACGGTATGTAGTGCGCCAGTTAAGATCTTTATCATAACGCTTTACACAACCATTACCTGAATCGAGTACAAATAAATCAGAGTTACATACATCTATACTGCGAGGAGCGTTAAACATGTTTTGATCAAGATATGTACCTAAACCACCCATACTATCCTCATATGTAAGAGTATTTTTCATTACTGTATCGTCTGTCAAAAAACCAGAAGCATCGTATTTTACAACTCTATTAGCGCTTAGATCTAATACATAAAGAGAGTTTTCTTCACCAAAAGCAAAATCATTAATACCCTTCCAATAGATACCTGAATTTTTATATGTTTGATTTGCACTAAATACAGGTGTTATTGACAGGTCTTTATCTATTGTATTATTAAAAAATCGATTGTCTGAATTATAAACAACGATATCAGTACCTGTAGTGGTGAAGATAGAAAAGTTATTCGACTCACGGTTCTGTACAACAGCTATATCTATTATTTGATCCTGGTTATACAAATTAAACATTGCTGATGTTGATACAACAGCTGTCGAGAGAGGTATAAATTGACTAGTACTCAAGCCATCGGTATTAGTAAACCAGCGGAAATCAGTTGAGTTAGCACTAACTCCCGCAACTCCTACAGATGAAATGGGTATAATATCAGACGCTACTCTCGATGATTTGTAGAGATAAAGAAAATTTGTGTATAATTTACTAAAAGCCTGGTTTATTACAGGTGCTATAGCTACATCATTAGGTTGTATTTTTATAGTATCAAAACCAGTAAAAGGAAGCGCGAGAGTAGCTCCGAGATAACGGTCGTATATAATATTTGCTGCACTTACTGCTTCTGTAATATTCATTAGTTGATCCAATTAATGTTATTTAGTTGTGTATGTACAGGAGCCAACTCATTTAATTTAGTGATAAGACGCTGTCCGAGTGCTGTTTGTAATCCTTTATTATAAATTCCTGAATTTTTAATATTTAGATTATAATATGTAGATTTTGATCCTGGAACCGTAGCTTTGAAGTATCTTTCTACTTCTTCAAGATAATTTCTTCTACCACATGGTACGTTGAAGTGTATGTCGTTAATCCCCATTTGCTCACGAGCAAGCATTGCGATATCAGCATCCACAAGTGCGGAGTTATAAACATGAACATTACTCATTGTAAGGTTTACAGCTAATCCTTCCTTTTTCTGTAGATAGTTAAATAATGGAATTGAATTTTTATATACAGCTGTACCAGCGAGAAATGGTCTATTACCGAAATTATTGAAGTGATACTTTCTCGGCGGGTATTGAACAATACCTATTTTTTGACCATCAATGAAGAGTGTGTTAACCCCGTTATATGTATCAACACGTACAGCAAAGTGGTGCATGCCTGGGTCAAGAGCAGTAAGCGAATATATAATATCGGTTGAATACTTGTCATCAGAATTATAGACATTTGTCATTACTGTCTTTACGTTTAAGCTAGGTGTGGGGTATTGAACGCTAACTATTTTACGTAAATACTCTGAATTTGTAGGTTCAAAAGAGGAGCCGGTTAGTGATATATATGTATTACTTGATAGAACCTGACCTTTGGTATCGAGTATACTCAATAATAAACCAGGGGCTGAAAGAGACCTATACAAGCTAGCGTACATTGTTTCACCATAATCAGTTACAAAATTAAGAGCAGGTGTGTCATTAGTTATAATATTGTAGTTATAGTTACTAAACGGATTTGGTGGTATATTCAAGCTACCTTGCTGCATGAGAAGTACTTGCTCCTTATATTCACCATTAATAAGATCTGCAGTAAATCCAATTTTATAATTAAAAAAGCTATTATTTGTAGTTGTACCAGAAAGAACAAATTCTCGAGCTGGTGTAAATTTATAATAACTGTTATTGTTATCGAGAATCCAAAAATTACCGTCAAAGTCAATATTAAAATCTATGATACCAGAATTATATGATTTAAAAGCTGTAGTTACTGCATTAACTGTAGCGTTAGTGATTTGACTCCATTGTGCAATCGTATCACCATCTTTAAGATAATATATCGTATCATCAACACGTCTGGAGACTACACCTGGTGTTAAATACAATTTTTTATCATAATAATCTACTGTACTTGCGTTATTGAGCGAGATAATTGCAGGTTGATTCCAATCCCAGCCCGCATTGCTATCGTTAGCAAATACTGCTGTTTCATAATTAAGAAGATCTTGAGTAATATCATCAACTGTCATTGTTGGCAGATCGATAGCAAGTATAAATTGGTCTGATTGCGTCGTTGAATACTGCTTAGCAGAACATACTACATATAATGTTGATTGAGTATAATCAATTGTTTTAGCATACTGTAATCTAACATCGTAGATATTTTTTATCGCATCATCGATACTATTGTATCTTGCAAAATTTCCACTATTAAACATTACGTAATAATCATCCGTGTGTAAGAATTTAATTACATTGTATACTGTATCGCCACCGTATTGAATTGTTTTGATACGCTTGAGATCGGAGTTTAACACGTACGTACCAGTTATTGAATTAACAAATAATGTTGGTGTAATGATATTTTGATTAAAAATACCAAAGCCATCGCTAGAATAATTACCTATTATTTGTTCAGCAAATGGTACTGTCCAATCTTCATTAGATCCCCAGAAACTCAATGTAAACTGACCATTATTTTGAATTGCAGAAAGACTCTTTGTGATAGCGTATCTGTTACCATCAAACACATATGCACTTGTAGAAGGCACGAGGTTATTTGTAATTACAGGTGTATAATCTGTATTAAGATAGGAATTAAAATTATCGGAAATCGAAAATGGTTCAAGCGAGTTTACATATTTTTGTACACCACTCTTACCATAGTGGTGGTATGCGTAGTACGCACTTGGCTCAAAAATTAAATCAGATGGTTTATCAAAAACATCAACGTGACCCAGTATATTCGCAACACTTGTAAATAGACACTCCGCTTGTGAAGTATATGTAATTGCTTGAAACGGATTAGTTGTGAGTGCACTAAAGAAAGATATTTTTGATGGGTTGTAATATCTATCCATCCATACAGGCTTTGTGTTTACATCCCAGTTACCTGAAAGCCAGCTACATAAAAAATAACCATCAGCTTCATCTGTTACTACACCAAACGGTGACGTGCTTTCAGCATTTGTAAGTTTTTTAAATACTTTATCAGCTTTAAGTGGGTGATCACCGGCAATACTACCTGCTTCAATTAAACCAGAATCATTAATATTGAGCTGTATGAAGGGAAAGAAATTATAAGGTATATGGAAATAGGTAATATTGTCAGCTTGTAATACAATATCTGTAGTATATGATTCATAACCTAGAGTAATATTATCATTACCATATTTTTGATTAGACCCTGTAAAGAGTCTCTTGTATTCGCGATTATTAATAGGTGACCCGGTTAATAGGGTTGATTTACTCGATTGAAAAGGATTATTACGAGATTGGTAATTTTCAGGTGTACTTGTATTCTTAAGAGACAGGACATTAACGAGCATTTCAGAACCTGTTACAGGATAGAATTCATTATTAATGAGTAAATTAGACTTTACGTCTTGAAAACTACTCTCTTTATTAATGTTTTGTGTATTAGTTTTGAGATCTTTTTTATATGAAACCCAAGGATCAAAAAGATATGCCGTATTTGGTGTTGTAGGTCTCGGCAAGCATCTAAAAATAGATCTTGTTGTAAACGGTACATCAGCTCCTGTGATAAAATCATTGAGAGTAAAATTTAATGTAGCAGGGTCATAAGCCAACACCTTTACAATATCATTTACATTTGTACAAAAAGTAATATACTGACTATTTCTGTCATATGTATAGTAAAAAATTTGTGGACTCAAGTCTCCGAGATAATCAGCTTGAACGTCCTTTGTAAAAATTAAATTACCCAAATAGTCAACTGTAAGATATCTTGTGATATTTTCATTTTCATGAGTTATCTTACATAAGCTACCGTTTAGAAATACTATGTCAAACATGTATCTATTATCAAATAGAGCTTGTGTACCAGTGAATGTACAGATCGCTGTATTCTCTTCAATACCAGGCTCCTGTACTACGAGATAGCGTGAATTATCGGTGATATTACCGATTGCATTGGTTATTAAATATGTTGAAAACCCAGGATCCTCGATTGGCTTGAGATCTTCTATATAAAATGTACTCGAGAGTAATTTTGTATCGGTAAGAAATAAATTTGAAAAATTATTAATTGTATTGTCGTTTAAATTTTCATATGCATGCACATATGGTATCTCTAAACCATCTTCAGTATAAAAGATATTTTGATTAATTTTAAGCTTTGCATCATCGATATAAGATGATGATAAACCTATATAGTTTACTGAGCTAAGAGCGACAACCTCCATGTTATTATTTATATTACAGTATAGCTCTAAGCACTCTGAAGAGTGAGTGACCAGTTATTAATTAATGTGTTACAAACGACATTGTATTCGTCTGTTGTAAGAACTCTATTGTAAATTAAGACCTGTGATACCTCCGTATCTTTCAACGGTACAAAGACCGGTGTGTTATATGGCTGACTAATAAAAGCTGTTGACGTGAGTGCACCAAATTGTGTATTGAGTCCCTTAAAGGTATATTTTTGTTGATCGTATGTTACAATCATTGTACCAGAATTATCAGCTGTTACAGTATATAAGCTATAAATCGGTAGAATTCGAGAAACTGTTGGTATATATGCACTTGTATACCCTTGATATGTAGTAATACTGTCAGTAGGTGATACTTCAATAATTAAGTTTGCACCTACGTCTTGTGAGGAACCACCATAGAAAACAGTACCGGTGTCAGAATTAACAGCAGTAATAAAAAACGCTGTATAACCACTAGACATACTACTAAATCCTGTCGTATTAATACATGAAAGATATGTAGCGATTGATGTAGCGCTGGTTGATGTAAATTGTACAGACTTTCTACCACAAGCACTTTGTTTTGGATATAGAAATTTCGGCGCTGATGCGTAATCAGATTGTATAAAATCATTTCCTTGCGCTGTTTTGTCCTTCCATATAGTAACTTTATTGTTACTATCTTTTATAACTGATAAACTATCCGATGCGTCAAGATCTAATATTAATCCGCTAATTTCTTGAAAATCCGCTAATATAGTATTTGTTGTATTGTTATAATCAGTTGTGCCTGCACTAAAATAACGTGCATTAGTTACAGAGTTGATTCCCTTTACTTCAAATACACCCAATGTTTCCTCTATATTATTAACATGTTGTGCTGCATTAATAATGCTAATATCATCGAGTTCAAATAATGAAACAGGAACAAGACTGAAAGAGATATTGTAAATATTAAGAGAAAGATCACCGTTTAATACAGTGACAGTAGGTGTATATGTTGTTATGTAATTATTTGTAGGCCAATAATCGTGCGTTACATTCTGTTTTGTAGGATCTGATACACCATTACCACCTGCACCTTTTACAGAATAGATAATACTATTATCTGTTGAAAAACTTGTTCCATCACCGAAGTCATAAACTATTTTTAATAATGCATACCCAGAAGTATCAAGACCTGATGGTGAGAAGGTTATAGTATATGGTCCTTTAAGTGTACCTGCTGTAAGAATTGTTACTGTTGTTTGCTTATTATAGCCCCAAGGATAAAATTTACCTGCATAAGCGCTTGCAGAGTAGCTACCAGTACCAGAAAAATCACCACCTATATCAGTAAGAGGGTATGTGTAGCTATAACCATAAACAGGGTCAAGGAACATATACCCGTTAACAAGAACAGGATCAGCCAAAGTTTGTGTGCTATTAAGTACAAACGAATAACTCTTCACACTATTATTTACTATTTTTTACTGATAAAGCGATAGATAGTAAATAGCACCACCGACATTTATTGGTAGATATTTATTTTGAGCTGTTTTAACTGTGGGCAGTGTCGGTGCTGGGTTTATAGTAATATCTGTACCAGATAAACCACCTCGAGCCGATAAACCACCTGTATAGAATAATGTGGCATTAGCTGTAAGTGCATTTCCACTACCTGTATAATTAGAGTAGAAGGAAATGTTATCTGCAGGTCCTACAAGCATACGACCGTTACCTGTTTGGTAATCCACTACAGTACCATCATTATACGGTCCTGTAAAGAGGCCAGCTACATAAATGCCTCGCTCTACTGCAAGATATGATGCACTCAAAGCGTAAGCTGAAAGATTATTAAATTGTGTATTAGCTGAATTATTCTGTACGTATGTACTAGCTGCAGTAATTGTAGAAATCGTCGATACAAATGTAAGAAGTGCAGCTGCTGAATCAGCGACAGTATTCCATGTACCACTATAAGCATTAGTTGTAGAGTAGGCGCTTTTACCGAGCTGTATGTCTGCACTGCCACCAAACATGTAAGCGTAAGAGACGTTATTCCAACGAGCTGAGGCAGGAGCTATATCCGTAGCAAAACTATTAATAATATTTGTTACATTAGGAGCTGTTGACAGTGTTACATTATATGCTGATTGCCATTGGGAACTCACACCCGTCACTGTACTATAAACAGAAGTATTATAAGCACTGGTTTCGTTTGTGTAATTGTAAACAGACTGCCATTGTGCACTAAACGGTGCGATTACAGATGTTGTGGCTTCCGCTGCAGCATTCCAACTTGCACTATTATTATAAACGTTTGTATATGTACTCTGCCAGCCACCACTCAAGCTTGTAAGTGTATTGTAACTACTTGTCCAGTTACCACTCAAAGTAATAACAGCATTATTAACATCTGGTCTACCTGTGCCGCCGCCACCTGCATTCCAAGTAGCACTATTTGAATTTACAGTTGTGTATACACTACTTGCAAGAGTGCTACCAGTTGACCAGCCTGCACTATTAGTTGCAAGAGTTGTAAGTGAACCACTATTAGCGTTAAATGTGGTATAAACTGAATCCCAGTTGGCACTGTTAGTTGCCAGTGTAGTTAAAGCACCGCTATTCGCGTTAAATGTTGTGTAGACAGAATTCCAATTTGCACTATTACTATAAACAGTTGTATTTGTACTATTCCAAACACTAGCCAGTACACTGTTGCTTAGTAGTGTAGGACCATTCCATACACCAGAGACCTTTGGACCGTAGATGTTGTAAAGTGCAGTATCGAGATAAAAATCACCGTTTCGGCCGAGCGCATTGTTCGGTGCACCTGTGCCGTTAAGCAAGCTACTACCAGGGTCACCCTTACAGAGAGCTGTAATCGCCGGTACGTTAAGAGATAATGTTGCTGCTATATTAGGCATATGAATTATTTATATTTATGTATAGTTTATGATAATGTATCCATCTGTATTCTGAAGAGGAGCTGTACCATCTGATGTAATATTGATGAGAGAAGGGTAATTGTTCCACGGTGGTGCATTTCTTATTGTTACAGTATCAAGAACAGATAATGCAGCAGGATTTGGTGTCTGACCGAGGTAGCTTGCACTAGAATAAGTCCATGTATATGTTATTGACGCAGCACTTGTAGTTGCGAATATACCGTTTACATTAAAATTTTTAATAGAAAAACAGGTACCAGTGAGACCTGTTGCAAATCCTAGACAGCAATTGACTGTACCAGGCCATTCCTCAGGTAGAGCGGTAGTAATATAATTAGTATAATAGAGATCGCCAGGTTGCTTCCAGTCGATATAAATTGTCTTACAGAAATCCGTTAACCGTATGCGCACAGTATAAAATTGCACATCATCAACACTAGTTACCTGCTGATATAGAGACAATGGTATAGGGTAACTACTTGCTGTAAGATTTCCTGAATTGTAATAAAGATTGTATTGAAAGTTCTGGGAACCGCGGATAGAAACACTATTAGGTATACCGTCTTGGTAACCATTTATGCCATAAGCAGATGTTCCATAGTTACCCGTTAAGTCAAAACCAATTCCAAGCTCACCAAGATAAACACCGCTGAAAGATGTTAAGGTTTGCCCTTGTGAATTGACACCTGATATACCGAACGTAGGAGCGTAACAAAGTCCAGGGCCCGGACTACCACCATTTATTGTATATGCATTTGAATCTACAAAGAAAACGTTAAATCCTTCGCTTCCCTGTGATTGATACCCATAACATGCGTAATCAAAGGATACAACGATATCCTTTGTTGTATCTAAGTTCTTTGACAGATAGATAGAACTAGCTACAGCAGATGTTGGTAACGAATAGAGACTTGCCATATAGTAAGATTCTTACTATAGTACTTATTCAGTTAATAAACTTCTCAATAGTTGTTATGACCATTGAGCTACAGGTATTTCTGGCCATTCAGGCTCTAAAACAGGTGATACAACTAACTTACGTACCGCTTCACGGTACTTAATAAAATCTGACTGATTTGTTAAACACGGTGAACCTGATGCTACATCAAAAAGCGTAGCCCAATCTGTATTTGAAAGCAATATTTTTGCTTTAAATTTACAATCGTTTAATTTTTCAGAATTACTATTTGCAATATATGCTATATTATCAAAGTGAATAATGTTATCCTTTAAAGAAAGAAAAGGATATTGTGCAGCTGTATATGAGGAAGGTATCTCTACAGCGTCGTTAGGTATAAGAGCTGTTTGATTGTTATCGAAACCCCAAATCTCGTTATTCGTGTCAATATAATGTTTCATAAAAAATTATCTTAGCTCCCACCAATTGATACCTTGCTGACCTGTACCTAATCTATACGTTGCACCATGTGGTATAATGTGTGATGTAATGAGCCATTGACTTGCTTGATTTGCAACACTGACTGAGTTACTTACCTGTACGTTATTTATATAAAAAATAACCGATGAATTGCCAGCCTGTGTCCCGTAGATAGCAACCTGTATCGGTCTACCGGTCGAATTAGTGTATGTTGAACCTTGTGTTCTTGTTGATGTGACGTTCTGCCAAGATTGAACTGGAGAACCAACACCAGCTGAATACTGTGTACTGCCATCGCTGAAAGTTACGCTACTCAATGTTACAGCACCTGTAGAGTATGCAACAGACATAAGTCCATTTGCCATTGAAACATTACCTGATGAATTGTTTATATAAAACGGTCTTAATGCATTCCATGTACCATACGGATCGTTAACTGCAGTAAAGAGAAAATATGTGTTGATACCGTCGTTGCGGATCAATAATCCGTAAGTATTATTGCGATCAATTGCTCTAAATTGTGATATATTATTATCGAGTAGAGCGGTAATTTCAGATCTTGCAGTAATACTTCCAGTTGTGGTGATATTACCTGTTGCAGTGATACCGCCTGTTGTAGTAATATTACCGGTTGTGGCAATATTACCTCGTGCGCTAAGGCTATTAACTAAAAATGTTGTAGCGGTTGTTGTATTAACGAGTGTGTATGTGGACTGCCAGTTACCAGAGTTTGGATATACGTTTGTAAATACACCTTCCCAGTGAGAAGAAAGAGCGGTAACAGTCTTAGTCGCAGATGTCCAAGCAGCACTTAGCGGGTTAACTGTTTGATAGACTGATACACCACCACCTGTACTTGCTGTTTGCCACGCAGCACTGTATGTATTGACCGTTGTATAAACAGAAGCACCTCCGCCCCAGCTTGCACTATTCGAAGAGACAGTTGATACAACACTTGCTCCATTGCCTGTACTAAAATTATAACCCGCTTGCCAATAAGGAAAATATGCAGTTACTGTATTATAAGCAGAGCTCCAGCGCGAACTATTTGCCGATGTAAGTGTATTATTGCCAATCCATGATGGAGCATAGGCACATAGATTTATATATGCTGTTTGCCAGCCTGCAGATAACGCTGTTGCAGTAGAAAAACTACTCTGAAAGTGTTTAAAATCCGGGCCTGCCTGTGTAAATGTAGATAGTTGTGTCTTTGAAGTAGTGAAGACACCTGGTGATGTCATAACTTCTACCGGAAGATATGAAGATGGTGTCGGTAGATTGATAGGGAGGCCACTAATTCTTACATTGGACATATAGATATTTATGTCTCATCCGGTAATTTCCAAATCTTATAGCCCGCTATTTCATCGTATTTTAAAGAAAGTGACATACAGTTCTGATATAATCCCCAAAGTCGACCTTCGAGAAGTCTATTCAGTAGGTAGAAATTGGTTGAGAGATTTATAATCGACCAAGCTAAATCACCTGTATAATAAAAGAACAAAGCTAGAATATAATAAAGGAATTTTTTCATAAAAAAGAGCAGCCGAAGCTGCTCAATTATTTAATGGAGGGGGTAGAGGGAATCGAACCCTCTCGTAAACCTTGGCAAGGTCTCAGGCTACCGTTACATTATACCCCCAAAGAACACCCCCGGAATTACGCATCATCACTCTTTACCGCTTTATAGGCCTGTAGGTGTATGAGAGAGGCGCCGGGGGTCTGCTTTGATTACTTATTTCTCTGTCGTATAAGATGCAACCTCACGGAACGGATCCGGAGCCATCGTCGAGAAGTCAGGTCCGGAGAAGAACATATCCGAGGCGAGTCGGTTAAGCTCCATCCTTGTTGCAATCTCTGTATCAGAGAGCGTATGGGTTGCTGCGTGGGTCAAGTTATTGAAGAAGTCATAACTATTGACGTTGGAGTTTGCAGTTGCAAGCCAGCGCTTGTTCTGCTTCTTGAGATCAACTCCGATCGAAGCATAACGCTTGGTCAGCTCCTCGTCATTGAACATGTTCTTTGCAAGATCCTTATCGATCTTCTCGACAACTGCGCGCGCATTATAGAACTCACGGAGAGATGCATTGTTGTTACGCAGACGGTTACAAGAGACCTGAACCTCAGAGTTTCGATCATCGTTCGACAGATAACGCTGAATCTGATGTATAAACGTTTTCTGTGTAAGTGACTCAGAGTCAACAAATCGCTGAGACATACGATGGATAGCATGCATTCCGTTGGAACAAATCATTCGAAGGAAAAACGGATAGGTCTGCGTCTTGTTCGGTGAGAACGAGATACCAAATCCGGATTTCCAGAAGTCCTTACCATCACCGAAGACATCGATATCGGTATCAGGATTAAGGAAATCAATATTAATTGACAGGTTCTCTGGATTGAAGTGAAAGTTCTTCAACGAGAGATTGCTATCAGTGGTACGGAGGAACTCTTCGGTATAACGAAGACCATTGGTAAGATCAATAGGTTTCTCATCTTTAATAGCTGTATTATAGACATCGATAATTCTGTTGTTTTCATTATTACGAACAGCTGTTACAACGCGATTAGACCGAATATTGGCGAGAGCGGAGTGAAGGGGTTCCCACTGCTTCTGGTCATCTTCGATATCATCGACGAGTGATTGTTTAACTCCGAGAACTCCGAGAAGGGAATTCATGGACTTTTCGCTAAGTTCGGAATCCGCATTATAAAAGCGATTTCCGTTCTTGTGGATTTGATTCAAGCTCATCGGGACAAGGCTATATTGGCTAACCTGTGCCTGGATGTTCTTGCGATTTGCTACGAACTTATCTAGTGTGGTTGTACTCATGACCCCCTCATTATGAAGGAACTATTTTAGAGCTCCAGCATTTTTTCTCGAATTCCGGAAATATTTAATTGTAAAAAATATGAACTTAATAAAAATATATGTAGACCAAAGAATTAGAGCAATGAATATCTGTATTGCCAAAAATGCGCCTTCATCTATCGTAAGCACATAATTATTTAGTCGACTAAAAAGTTAAAAAAGTGCTCCAGGTGCTCAATCCAGAGACTAATTTAAACTCTATTTAACCTCGATACTGATATTTTGTACCTCCGGTTTCACAACAGGTACCTTAACTCGTAGTAGCCCGTCTGTGTATGTTGATGAGATGTTCTTTACATCCGTATTGTCATTAAGCGAGAAGGACAATTGTCCCTTTCTGCGGCTAATGCCTTTACGATGGAAGTGGATTGTCTCATCATATTCAACCTCTTCCTTATTAACGGCGATCACGAGCTTGCCCTCCTTGACCGATACGTTAATATTATCCTTTCCAACGCCCGCTAGCGCTACTTCGATGTAGTAGGTTAGTGGATTACCGTCTGGATCGGTTTCTGACACGATGTTGTAAGGATAGACAGCATTTGGAATATCAAATGCTTTATCGAAGTCCTTAAAGACATCGCTTAGCCATGTTTCATTAAACAGAGCCGGGAGATGGCTGAATCCCGAGCCTGTAGCAGGAAAGATCCTGCCAACTGTGTATGGTGTTATGTTTGTTGTCATATGTGTTCTCCTTTTGTTAAGCGAGTTAATATGTTTGCCTTAGGCCTGGTTGAGCACCTGAGCAATATTATTTATATATGCTTTATATGAAAAAGCAAATTTATTCTGTTTCTTCTTTTACTTCGATATCAGACATATCGATAGCTCGGTCATGAAACTCCATTTGCTGGAGTATGCCAAGTACTACCTTCTTATGTATAGCTACACGCTCTTCTAGGGATAATTCAGCTGATGGCGTCTCGATGGTGCAGCTTGGTATATATCTCTTTCTTAATGCGCGCTCTAAAGTACCTTTCGTCGGTAGTTTACCGTCAGTTATAACACCTCTATCCGTTTTGTCGCCAATAGCAGATTTAGCTAATGGTACATCAAGAGATACTAACACTTCTTGAAGCTTATCTTTCATGCCAGGTGAGCAATAAGCGTAAACTTCATCGGTGGAGTCGTCTTCGTGAAGAGATATAACAAGTCTTGGCTTTAATTTAATTATATCTTCTAATAAAGAGTCTTCTTCTGGTATTGAATCGTCCTCGTCGAAGTGTCTATTTGGATCTACACCATGTAACCTTCTCTTCCCGGTTTTATTAAAGTCAGAGAAAACTACAATACCGTCTTTATCTTCAAATGATTTAGCTGCTATATTTCCAGCTGGTTCATCGCCGTGAATACCTCCCACGATAACAACAGGTGATTTTGTCTTTTGAATTTCATTATAGAACTCTTCAAAGGTAAGCATTGTTATTATTTATCTTAGAGTTTTTTATACTTCTTATAAAAATGCTTCAATTCCAATACAACATTCGTCTTATTGAGAAGTTCCTTCTTATTAAGTTTAATATTATCATCAATGAGTGATGAATCGGTAATAAGATAGGCTTGAAGCTCATCCAGAAGAACGGGTTGACAATAGCCTACATCTAAAAGAGCTTTTGTCATCTTTTTATAAACAGATTTACCGAGTTTACGGAGAACATTATTTGTAGCAGTCCTATAATCAGCGTCTAAAAAGTAGAAAGCGTGGCACAGCTCGTGTTCAATTGTCTTCTTATCATTATTAGCACCAATCAAATAATAATGATTCTTTTGCTCTAGTTTTTCATTGATAGAATCGTGAAAGCTCTTAATAAGATCATCGTAGACGTTATAATCATCAATACCGAGTTTGTAGAGTTTATCAATAACAGGTCCTGGTACGTTAAAACCACCCCAATCAAGTGGATACGTAAAGCTTCCGTTAGTTTTTGAATAGATTCTCATGAAATCTACAAGAGTAAATTTTTTACCACGGATCTGCTTAAACGGCGACTCATAGAACTCCTGAACTCTACAAAAAACCATTGCAAGATCATAGAGATCGTTAATTTTACAAAAATAAACTCCGGGATAGAGTTCCTTGAGTAAATACTTCAACTTCATGCTTCGATTATTCGACAGGGATTTATTTCCGTATAATGCCACCAATAGAGCTTAACGTGTTGTTGTGCTTCTAGAAGAGACATATACGGTGAGCACATTGAAGTATCCCAGCCTTTACCGGTCCAGCGTTGTACTATGTATTTTTTATTCATATATAATGGCATTCCCAAGGGGATTTGAACCCCTGCTAAGCCCGTGAAAGGGGCTGGTGCTGACCGCTACACTATGGGAACATTACCTCTATAATATAGAGATATATGCTTTCTGCAAGTAAAAAATATTGGTGGAGGCGAGGGGAGTCGAACCCCTGTGTTTATACTGTTAGGCTTGTACATCTACACGCTTAGCCGGCTTTCGTACTTTGGTTGACTTAAGGTAACCAGGCACCAGCGACCTATCCATGTTTAGAGTCCTACCTGTATGTGTGAATGAGGACCACATACCACCCCTTGCACTTATTTTATGAGTATCACAAGTACTACTCTACCTACTATTATTTCCAAAAGTTTAATAGGATCCCTTTTGGTTCCTTAGGCTGCGATAGCGAGAGGAGCCATTTCGTCACAGAGACAGAACTCTGTGATTGTGTTAGCTGCCTTCTTTACCTTGGCAAGGATTGCAGAGACTTTAGTCTTAGCATTTATGTTTTGATTACCTTTTATAGTGGCCAGGTGATCAACCACTGCGTGCAATACAAGTTTCGAGTATAAGTCGAAGCCAGTACGCCCCCAAAATATTTATTAAAGATCAGAGTCTAATAAGAAAATGTTGTATCTTACTAGAGAGTTTTTGAAAATTGTTATTAAGACTCCTTGTAAACTTACAATAGGTTTTTGACTTTCTCAAGAAACGACGAATTCGGTTTTTAAGAAGTTTCTCTTCTGCAATTCTCTCTAGAGCCCATTCACGGTCACGCATAATGCGAATCTTAGCGGGTTCAGAAGTCGCCTTCAGAAGCTTAAGTTCAGTTAGCTTTCCTTTTACAAACTCTGCGGTAAATTCAACCCACCAATCATCACCTTGAATATCTTCATTTTCAGGGATATTATGAGCATTTAGTATATTAACACCTTCTGGACCTGTTGTCAAGCTGGTATAAAAATCAATAGTACCGGTAAAGGTTTCATCCTCCCACCAGTCCTTAGTAGACTTCAAATATCCCTTAAGAAAGGCATTGTCATCATCGACCCATTCACGTTCATGCTTATGTACGCGAAGCTTTCCTGACCTTGTAATTTCATAATCAGTAAGAGTGCAGTCTAAGTCCTTTGTCTGAAAATCAAGCTCTTCCCACTTTATATCCTTAAGCTTCTTGAGCTCCTTGGAAAGCGGTAGCTTTTTCTTACAGTAAATTGTATCGAACATTCCCAAAATTACCTCCTTACCGAAAAATCGGTTGTTTGACTATAAATAATATTATGGCGCATTTCTATATATTAAAGGAAGCTATATAGAAATGCAACAAGGAATTTACTAAACTGTTAAACGCAGACTCTTTTATTGTACCATTAACTCGGTCTCTTGCTGCAATTAATTCTTTTGTTAAATATTCTCTAACTTGTTCGGGACTATTAAAACTATCTGTTCTCATTTCTATTGCAATGCCACCTGCATTTCTCCAATTGTTTATATAGGGTGGAAAATCATCTATAAGAACATTCGGCTTACCCGTTTCTTTATTAATAGCGTTTACCGCTTTATTTGTTACAAACGACATTTCGTCTGGCAGCGGGTTTAAATGCTTATGAATCCAAATTCTCTTCCCGGCTTCTGAACCCTTACGGTCGATGCTTGCAGGACATGAACATATACTATAACCACCTGCTTCTCTAACAACGGTATCAATAATAGCTTTTGTTAGAGGACCAAAACTAGGTAAATCTGCAAAAAATTTCTCAACCCCACCGTGTCTATTAAAGAACTCCTTTGCTGCACCTTCACGATCTCTCCAAATTTGTCGAGTCTTTTCTTTTTCTTGTTCTGTCAACGCCTTGTAATGTTTTCCGACCATTCCCATAGCTACTGTATCAAATAAATTGACCAGTAAACCATCCATGTCGAGATAAACCTTCATACTATGATTATAGGGTACTAACCTTGAAGTTCAAGCGGAGCCACAATAACTGTAAATCTAAAAAGAAATAATCCGTGTAACTTTCTGTTTACTAATACTTTCTTTGCGCTTACTATGCGCTTTGTTTTTGCATATATAGCTACCTGTTCTTCGAGATGCTTTTGACCCTCCTCGGAATTATTATAATAACCATGCCACTTTATTACGTTTGAATCAAACTTTAGTACTTCCATACTAATATTTAATCGGACAAAATTACATCTTTGTTATATGAAAGTAGTTTAGTGCAATAAAAAGTCAATAGCAGCTGCTAATTTAGTTCTCATAACAAAGATATTATTCCAACTATCAAAATCCTTTAAAATTTTATGAAAATCTAAATCCATACACTTCTGCTTAAAGGATCCGATATCAACTTCCTGTATCTTGTCAAACTGCGCTTTTACAAAATCTACTTCATCACTATCATCAAGTGTAAGCGACAAATTAACAAGCTTCATATTATATTCAAACAGTGATTGCTCTTCGTCTGTCAATGAATACTCTCCGTTTAGGTATTTGGCTATTTTGACCTTACCAAAACCCTTAATGCCTGGTATGTTGTCTGATTTATCGCCAGTGAGTGCCTTAATTTTTACAAAATCCTCGTGCTTACATTTAACATGCTCCTCGAAATTGCTTAAATTAAACTCTATTTTTCTAATAGGATCAAAGACAATAGTATTTTCATCTATAAGTTGACACATATCCTTATCTACTGTAATAATTGTCTTCTTATCGGTAGGGTAGAGGTGATGAAAGATGGCCATTACATCATCTGCTTCATATGACTTCGGAAATACGTTTTGTATACCCAAATAACCGAGCATCTCCTTGATAATGTAATTCTTACTATGAACTTCTGTATTACGTTCTTTATCTCTATTGCCTTTATACTCTGTTAAAAGTTCCTTACGCTTATTAATTTTATAGTCCTGCTTTTCGTCCCACGCACAATACGCTACATCAGGCTTGTAAGTATTGATATAGTTTTTAACTGAGCTGAGGAACAAATGAATATGAAAATGCTCGTTAAACACTGGCTGGTTTTTTGATACCCAGAAAGCTCTGTGTACAAGATTATTTCCATCAATAATTAACCTTTTCATTTTAAGAACCCATACTTGTGTTTAATTGCGTAGTAATCGTACAGCTCTCTCTCAAAGATTTTTTCAAGCTCTCTACGCCTATAGGTATTTTGACTACAATACTCCTCAATTTTTGTATAACGAGGTAGTGCATCGGTTATTTGTAATTCAACACCAAATTTAGAATTAAGAAATTGAAACGTCTTGAGAATATTGAGAGGATTATCAACTACACCAACAAAATCACAATTACCATCCGCAGTCGCTGTTTGTATAGCAGCACTTCGGCACCATGTTGAATTTCCGAAAAACTTAATCAACCCTTTATATTCAATAAAGACATCAATAAAGTGCTCGAGTGTGTCACCACCGCCTTGTGCAATGAGTAGATCTCTAAAATACTTTGCATCGTGTTCAGGTATATTATGAAAGCCTTTTACATTTAAAATATGCCAGATATAGTAATAATTTTCATAGACCTTATCAATAGGGTGCATGATTGTGCTAAAAGCATAGTCACCAGGCTCTTTATAAACTCTCTCAACATCTAAAATACCGTACACAAGTTCATAGTTATCTCTTATCTCACTATCAAAGTAATGATAATTCTTTCCGTCTATATGTTTGAGAGAACGACGTTCCCTATACGCTTCAGCAATACTATCAGCTGATGTAATATACTCAGGGACCTTCCCACAACCAAGATGGAAGCCCTGCCACTCTGTATCTGAATCGCAGTTTAAAAATTCTGCTGAATAACCGATACCTTTATATTTTTCTCGAAACTTATCCTTAATATAAGGGAAGTAGCGACTGGCAGATGTCGTATAAATTATCATGACCAGAAGAAGTGTCTGCGCTTAACAATTTCAGCTAAAATTTCAGTATCCTTTTTGTCAATAATAGCTTCAATACGATTTACTTCACCGTATTTTTCTTCATAGGTTAAACCGTCATCTTTCATTTTAAAGACTCTTCCGCCCTTAATAGGGTCCTCAACCGGTACAAACCACTCCTCAATCGGAGGTGACGGTGGATAGGCGTTTTCAAGGTCTTTCTCGAGCTGTGGCCGCTCTATTGTAATGTATTTGTACGTAGCTTCAAGCCAATCAGCAAATTCACGGTGTTCAGGAAATGCATCCCAATTAACAGTACCGTCCAAATATTCGTCTTCGTAAAAACCTTTTACGAATTCAAAGTTTACCGTTTCTATAAGCGATGAAACATCGGCCCAACGACGTGGAATTACCTTGCGGTAGCGTCCGTTTTGAGGCTCAATAAAAAGGCCGATAGTATCCCAATAACGATATCTCCAGTGTCGAGGCAATACATCCCATATATCGTAGATAGAGAATTTCTCGTTAAGAGTCTTTCGTAGCCAGCTACGTTTTCTTGGTTTATCAAGAAGTGCATGATTACGCGCTATAAATTTGTCTTCGTTCATATTAAAATTCGATTTTAAGTACGGTGTACGTTCTTGTTAAATTGCTATTGTAGTCGATTAAAATGGTCCCGGTTAATTTTGCTTCCTTATGTATTTGTAAGTTGTAATTTTTTTGGAGATTTTCATTAATCAATTCAATTGGTACTTTTATTGCATTAGGCGTTATATTATTAGTATCTGCAAAGGACGGCAAGCATATACATAATAAAATAACAAGAAATTTCATTATCTTGGTTTTTTCTTAAAGAATTTCTTTTTTGGACGATAAGGTTTATTGTACAACTCGACTTTTGGATTATACTTGTCATACAGCTGTTTATAATATATTTTATCCTCAGGTGTAGGAAAAATAAACTTATCGTCCGAGATACTCATAAACATCATCAGGTACTAGCTCTTTCGCTGAATCTGCGAGAACATTATCGATCCAGCTACATGCTTCCTCTTTATTACCTTCGTGAATTATCTTTGCTAGCTGACGTAGATCGTCTCTATCCTTAACAAACGGTCCGCGATGTTTGCGCCAGGACTCAACCCGTGCAAGTGTGGAGTTGCCCTCATCATCGATCTTCTTAAACCAATAATAAACGTGTTGCTCGAGTGATTCAGCAACGAAGATTGATTTAATATCTTCGTCCACGTTACCGAATAGTGAAATTCACTGTAGCACCCTTCATCGTCTTCTCCACGATAATATACTTGAAGGTCTTATAACCATGTTTCTTTACAGCTTCTTCCTCCTTATAGAGAGCACGTCGAAGAATCGATTCTCTTTCCTCGTACGTTATATCTTTCGGAAAGGTAACAGAAACAGTATACTTTTGTTCGGTGAGTTTTTTCTTGCGTGTAGGCATGTCATCAATATTACATGCTTCCTGATTATCTGCAAGCTTAAAGTTTGATACTATTCGGCTTAGTTTCTCTAATATACACTTCACCATAAGCTTCGAGTTCTCCCATTACAGACTGAAATTCACGCTGTGACATTTTATCCCAGTTTTTAAGCTTTTCAAAACATTCGTCTGCCGCTTTTTTAGCAAATTCAGCCTTATCTACATGCTTCATGCATTCGTTATACGGTTTAAACTTAGCCTTAAAGTGAATAGCTGTAAGTGTAGAGTACCCACCTTTTTTCGCAGCAGACTCTTGTATTTTCTTTGCACCAGCAAGGCGTTTATGAAGAAACTCCATTAAGCTCTCTTTTGATGAAAGCGTCTCTTGTACAGATTCAAATAAATCAGTAAATCTACTCATAAGAGTATTTATGATTCACATGAAGCACAAGTAAGAATAGAACGAGCTAATTCTTGTGCAGGGTTTGCAGATCTCTGATAATAGAGACTCTTAATACCTTGCTCCCACGCAAAAATAAGCAACTCATTGACATCCTTAGGCTTAGTATTCGGTGGAATCATTACGTTTAATGACTGCCCCTGATCAATGTATTTCTGTCTTGTAGCAGCTTGGATAATAATCTCCTTCTGAGATATTTCACCAAAGGTTTTAAAGACATCCTTTTCATCTTGGGTAAGAAAATCTAAATGTTGAACAGAACCGCCCTTAATAAGGATTGACTTCCAAGTATCATCATCGTCTTTACCCTTCTCCTTGAGAAGCTTCTTTAGATATGGGTTTCTATATGTGAACTTACCTTTAGCTAGATCCTTAACAAAGTAGTTACTATTAAGAGGCTCAATAGAGGGTGATACTTGCCCGAGAATGAATGAGCTCGATGTAGTAGGTGCGATAGCAAGAGTGGTAGAGTTGCGACGACCATAACCCTTAAGAAGCGGTGGTTCACCGTATTCTTTAGCTAACGTCTCGGAAGCTAAATCTGCTTTCTCGCGAATAAATCTCCAAACCTGGCCGTTAAGCATCTTAGCTGCCATCGATTCGAATCCAATCATCTTAAGCTGAAGAAGAGAATGCCAGCCAAGAACTCCAACACCGAGTGCTCTTTGACTGATAGCAAAGTTTCTCGGATGCTCCATAAACTTCATACCTTCTGTCTTATTAATGAACTCTGTCATGACAGCATCGAGGAAATAAACAAGAGTCTCAACAGCATCTGTTTCCTTCCATTCATCCCAACGCTCAAGATTGAGTGATGAAAGATCACAAACAAATGATTCATCTACACCATTGGAGAGCATGATCTCAGTACAGAGATTACTATGATTAATCTTTAATCCCTTATCTTTATAGACCTTAGGGGCTTGTTTGTTGGCGTTATCGGTAAAGAAGATATATGGGTAACCGGATTCAAAGCGCTTCTTAATAACTTGTCCCCAAAGAGCTCTCTTTTCCTTATCACCTTCAATCATTGACTTCATCCACTTGTCTGTTACACAAACACCAATTGAGAGGTTCTGAATATCATCACCTTCACCTCTAATCTTCAAGAACTCTTCAATATCGGGGTGATCAATAGGTAAATAAGCAGCAAACGATCCACGGCGCACATTACCCTGAGAGATATAGTTTGTTAATGACTCAAACACCGTTAGTTGATGATGTACGCCTGTTGCTTCACCGCCTGATGAAATAGGAGTTCCGCGGCCACGAATAGCACCGAAGTAACCGGATGTACCACCACCTACCTTGGACATGACACCAACTTCTGCCATCTTATAAAGAATATCATCCATATCGTCATTGACGTATGAACCGAAGCAAGAGATAGGAAGACCTCTTACACGACCGAAGTTAGACCAAATAGGAGATGCGAGAGAGTAAAAGCCTCTATGCATATAATCTTCAAACTTATCTGCAAAGCCTGGTAGATTGAGATAGTGCTCAGCTTTCTCAGCTATATCTCTAATACGTTGTTCGGCGGTTTCACCTTCTAGAAGGTAACCACGACTGAGAAATTTTCTCGAGTCCTTATTAAGCCAATAGATATCCTTATTCATTACAGGGTATTTTAATAGCTAAAAGAGAGAATACTAGTATCTCTTTTTGTTATCTATTCTTTTTATAATTAGGATTTGCTTTTTTAAAAGCATCCCATCTCTCCTTACGCTTATCCCATTTGTTCTGCTCGCGAGCGTGCCGCTTAAGCTCCCATTCCTGTGATGTTTCTTCTTTATCTTCTGCATTTTCGCTCTTTCCACCCTTGCTCTTTATCGCGACAAATATTGCATTAACAAAATCTTCCCAATCTTCACCTTCATTGGTATCAGCGTATAATTCTTCACCCCATTCTTCAAAAAAACCATTTCTTCCCTTATAAAGGAAAATACCTGGTTCATCATTCTTGTATTTGAATGTCACTTCAATCGCTGTTCTACCGAACTCATCTCTTACGAAAGTATCGTGTCCATCTGTTTCAATGTTTTGTATACCGAGAATAGTAAAATTACGTGAAAGATCATCAATACTTTGTGATTCCGTTAAGACCTTCAAATAGGCAGCAGCGAGCTTATCAAATTTCATAATAAAATTATTTATTCTTAGAATAGATCGTCTTCAGAGAAAGATTGAGATTTCTTCGAGTATTCGACAGGACGACTATGAAAGAAGTCAGTCATATTATTACCGAGTAGCTCTTCGTTGAACCACATCGTCTTACTTACAAGTTCCTTATCAGTGTCAAATGCATCAGGGAAGCCAATACCACGGAGTGACTCATTAAGACGGTCCTTAATAAACTCTTTAAGAATAGGAGCCGATAGACCCTCTTCCTGAATACCATTTACCATCCAATCAACGATCTTAGCTTCAGACTCATATGCTTCTTTAGCTTCGTTGACGATACGGTCGATAAGTTCTTGATCGATGAGCTCTGGATACTCTTCCTTGATTGTATTAATGATCTTTGTACCGACAAGACCGTGAATGTTCTCTTCATTGCGGGTATACTTTACCTGTTGATCGGTATCCTTAAGGACGTTCTTATTACGAGCAAACCAATTGATAACATAGAATTGAGACATTAGCGACACGTTCTCAACAAAGAGAGTAAAGAGAATAAGAGCATAAAGATACTGCTTCTTTGAATCCTTATAGAAACGGTGTGTATACTTCTTAAGATACTTTACACGGCCCTGAATCCAATCAAGCTTGAGATTCTCTTCAAAGATGTCTTCAAGACCGAGCACAGTAAGCAATCTCTCGTAAGCGTTATTATGAATAACTTCAGTATTAGCCATGACATAACCAAGATCTTGCAATGAAGGATGGGGTAAGTTCTCACCTAACTTAGCCCAGAATGTCTTTACAGCTACCTCGATTTGCCCAATAGCAGATAAGCAACGAATGATAATTTCTCGTTCTTGATCGGTTAAATTTACTTTAAATTGCTGGACGTCGGACTTGAAACTGAATTCCTTATCTGTCCAGAATCCATTGTGCATTGATTCGATGAATTCATCGGTCCATTTATAGTGATTAGGTTTGCGTGAGATTTGTTCGTCGAAGATCATAGCTTTATAATAATATAATTTATCACATTTACAAGCAGCTGCATGCAGTGATTCACGGTATTTTAACAAAAGTTTTTACCGGAAATTTTTATTATAGGTTTCGAATAAATAACCTATTTAAAGAAGCGCATCTCAAGTGAAACACGCGTGAGATTTTTATTAATATTAACACCGCCTCCGTGTATTAAATGCGGTGTAAAAAACATGATTTGATTTAATCCTGGATTAGGTGTAACCATGTTTAACCCTTGCTCTCTATGTACAACAGCAGGTACGACAAACTTCCTATTGTTTACATAGCAAGGTGAAGCAGAAATGATATATTCGCTCTCGTTTTCAAGATGAGAACGCGGAATAACAGGCAGAGATGAGTTCTCGTTACTACCGGCGAGCGGAAGATAGATATTAATACTATCTCTATTTCGTCCTACATGAATATCTTTATGAGGTGGATTATTATCATTAACATTCGGCCGCACAATGCGAATCCAAAAATGCTTTATTGATATACCGTATCGTTTATAATGACAGGAGAGTCCCTTACTACCAATTGTACCGTTAACCCATTCGTCGAGTTCTTTATACGGAATACCGAGCTTATTAAGATGAATCCCACCGGTACCAAAAAAGCCGCCACGGAAGCTATCTACAACACCACGGTGTGTATAATCATCGACGTAGTTATGATATTTGTCGAGGGTAAAATTATAAGGCTCTACGCCGTTATCCCTCAAACGCTCTTTTACGTACTCTGTTATTGAGTCATTAATCCGTACAGCCCAGTTCTTTGGAAAGCGATGAACCAAATACCCTTCCTTGAGCATTCTCTCATTTGTAAAGAGAGGGTTCTTAAATAGACATTCATTCTTACCTCGCCTAAAGTTTCTCGATTTGACATTATAGTTAAATCGATTCTTATTGTTAATGCTAAATGTAAGCGAGTAATCCATATGTTTATCGTGGTGGGAGATACAGGGCTCAAACCTGTGACCTTGTCCGTGTAAAGGACCTGCTCTATCAACTGAGCTAATCTCCCGTACGATAATATTAACCGCTTGAAGCTTTAAAAGCAACAACGATTAATACTTCTTAACAAGCTTTCCTTTAACTTTAACAAAGCCCTCAGTCTTGCCTGTTGTCTTAGGAAAGTTTTCCTTATATTTCTTTAAGTCAGTAATGCGCGACTTGCTGCCTTTTCCACTCATATTTTTATATATTATGTTATATGTGTCTAGAAAGCAATTAAAATTTTGTTGGTGATTGCTTATGTCTACCGGTTATAACTTTAACACTTTCTAGACATAAATAATTATGCTTATGTCTACATATATCTCTGGTGTCTTTTTTCGTGATAGGGTATGCCCTGGCTGCAAGGTTCATAAACCCATTGATCAATTTAATCAAAAAACCATACGCTGCAGAGAATGCGCGAGAAAATATTATATACAGAATAGAGAGAAGAGGCTTTTATCTAATAAAAAATATAGGACAGAAAATAAGCAACAGCGCTACAACTACAGTGTTAATTATATTAATAAAAAATTACAAACAGATTCAAATTTTAAGCTTGCACACATATTGAGATCGAGAATACTCGGTGCTCTTAAAAAAAGACATAAAAAAGCTGCAAAAACAGTAGAGCTGCTCGGATGTACGGTTGAAGAAGCGAGAATGTATATAGAAAAACAGTTTAAAGATGGTATGTCCTGGACAAACCATGGTACAAAAGGATGGCATATAGACCATATAATACCATGCAATACTTTTAATTTAAAAATTCCCGAACAACAAAGAAAATGTTTTCACTACACAAATCTGAGACCTCTTTGGTGGTATGAAAACCTAACGAGACCAAATGATGGAAGCGATATTAAATTGATTGAATTAGGTTGATAGTATTATATGGGTTGAAGTCAGAGATTTCAACTTGTACTTCATTATTTACCCAAGATACATTCTTTCTCTTACCCTTACGCTTGAGTTTACCCTCTGCAGTAAGCTCCCTGAGAAGATAGCCAGCTCTCGATGCATCTACACCAGCTGCCTTGCAAACCTTCTCGACAGTAATCTTACCAGTGAGAGCGAGAATCTTCTTACGCTCCTCGTCTTTCTTATTAACCTTCTTTTTCTCCGTCCCAGCGGGCTGGATTGCGGTAAAGTCAAATCCAGTCTTCTCGAGAATAATATCAAACTCAGCACCAGGTCCGAAACGATTCTTACTGAAGTACACGTGACGGGTACCAGCAGGTGCGTCCTTTACGGAGTCGAGGAACATATTCACATCAACAGCGTAGGTCAAAAGGTTTGTCCCGCGCATATCACCACTCTTAGTGAGATGACAGATGAGAATTAGAACACACTCAGTAGCCTTTGCCTTCTGAATAAGTGCCTCAATAGCATCCTTATCATCCATACCGCACTTGTCAATGCCCTGGAAGGAGTCGACAACAACAACGCTCATATTCTCCATAGTCGTGAGAATCTTGTCGAGCCTGCTCTCGTTACAAATACCGACCTCGGTAATTCCAAGTCGACGGCAAGCAAACGCTACCTGGTAAATCGACTCTTCTGACGAACAGAAGCCGATACGATGACCGAATTTGGTCAAATTATTAAGCATCTGCAGAACAAACGTCGTCTTACCCATTCCAGCCTTTGACGAAAGGGTAATAACAGACCCAGGGAGCAAGCCGTCACCGAACATGGTGTCAACTGTTTCAATACCGGTTTTAAGTCGACGATTATAGATATCAGGAATTTCGATATCCTTGACTGCAACGAATTCAGTAGATGTATAATTCAGCTTCATGATTCTTTTATATTAAAGGAACTCGACCGGGAGGACAAGCTTTATTTCAGGGACTTGAACTTTTTCTCTGCCAACGCGAGATCTGTAAACGTCCATCCATTGATACCCCATTGAGAGCTACCAGGATATGTCTCAGCCGGAGCAATCTTAGCTCCTCCAAGCTCGTAACCATTATGCTTGCCAATACGGATGACCTCATAGGACTTTCCTTCTTGTCCCTTCTTTGTCTGCTCGTAAATAGCCTTATCACCAACGCGCTTGATCTGCTTAAGATTGAAGCCTTTATTTTGTATTGTTTTTGCTAGTGTCTTCATTGTTCCTCTAGTATGCAGGAATCTCTTTTATCGTGCAAGATTATTTTCCGTTTATTTTTAAAGCTTCGTCCAATGTAGATTGAGAGATAACCGGAAGAGATGCTGTGACATTGAGCTCGGTGCGAACCTCTGATAGAGTCTTGCCTTTCTTGAGAAGGGTCAAAGCTTCCCTGCAAATATAGTTGTCAACAAAGCGTTCTTTGGAACCTGCTATTTTTGCCTTTTCCTCAAGATATGCTGAATTTGTAGGCCGCGACTTTCCTGTAACTATGCAGGTAAGCACGTTCGGATCTTTAGAAAGGGATCGTTTTAATCTTTTGTTAATTTCTGCTGCTAAATCGCTTGTCATATAGTTGAATTAAATTATAGTATTTGTAAATAGAGATGCCATACCTGTTTGAAGTGCAAAGTATGGCATCTCTTTTATACAATCGTCTTAGGCGACGGTGATGTCGCTGTTACGAAGAGCGCGTGTGAAATCACGAGCGTCAACGCGACGAAGCGTACGGCTGTACTGATTAGCCTTGTCGAGAACGTTCGCACGCTTAACGGCGAAGGTGCCGTTACGCTGGCGCTCAATCTGGACGTAGAACGTCTTTGGACGTAGATCTGTGCTGTTGTAGTTCATTTATTATTTCACCTCCTTTCGGGATATAAAATTCATATTAGATGCTCTGAGATTAATAGCAACTAGTTATTTTTTGGCAAAACGTTGAGAAGCTCTGGTTCAGGGAGCATGTACTTCTCTTTCTTACGAGAAGTTGCCTTGCGACCATATCCAACAAGATAGTGCTTTCCGTTGACTTCTTGAATAATAGGTACAAGTCGTCCCTTAAGGGCAAGCTTATGGATTTTATCTGCAGTCATCTTAGACATCGCCGTTCTCCTTAATTTTAATGTCCTCGTAAGGAGCGATAGAGCGACGATACATTTCAAGCTTACAGCATTCAAGTGCTCCAATAACATCATTGTAGGCCTGGTAGTTAATATAGAGCTGTTTTTCAAGATATGCTTTACATGCACTTGTCAGCACATAGTTTAGATCACCGACGGTTATCGGTGGATTGTTTACAATAGCATCAGTCGTCGACTTCAGCATATTGCGAGATATGGATTTAATGTATGGCATTCCTCAATAATAGAAATAAGACTTGAAAATATCAACTGTGGAGTTTATAAATAGTTTCCATAACATAAATCAACATGAAGGGCAAAAAGACCAAAACGAAAGCAAAACCTATCAAAGCAAAGACAAAGCCTGTAAAGAGCAAGCCTGTTAAGGAAAACGATGATGGTGCTCTTAAATCAAAAAACATGACATGTATTGTTACGGGTCTCGTGCGTAGAGTATCAAAAGCAGGTATGTCTAAGGGTATTAAGAAATTTGGTGGTCTTAATGCATTCATAGAGCATTACATTAGCAATGAAGCAAAAAGGCTACTGCGCCAGAGAATTTCACCGGAAGAAGTACAAAAACAACTTCGTCCCGATGATCTAGAGCCGTTCTCAATTAATCACCAGGTTCTCGCTCGTCAAAAACTTCTTAAAAAGCCAAGACATAAGAAGCTTACTGAGGAAGAAGCAACCCTTACAGTTAAGAACTGGAAGCCCGCGGAGCGTAGGTTCTATAGCTCTATTGCGGAATATGTTACAGATAATACAAAAAACGGTTCATGTATTGCTCCACAGCTCTATCTCAACAGTGATAGAACCTGTGATCACTGTAAATATACACAATGGTGTCAATCAACAGCAAAGCAGTTTTCTAAAAAATATAAGCGTTAATATCCTTCGTACGTTTTTGTATAACGGATATTGCGTAGAGTTTCATTTGAATTAGATTTGACTACTGTTTTGGGTGTTTGTCGTTCATAGCGAATAACAAATGCTATGATTATATCGCCGATCTCCATAAGGAAAGCAAGTAAGAAGCATACAAGTGCTGTTATATCTCCAACGACAAGGGACCCAAAAGAAACTTTAATAATATTATCAGATCCAATAATTTTTACTGGAACAAATTTCGTATTAAGGTTTGATGCAATTGATGATATTAGACTATTTGCATTTAATGCTGATACTTCAAGCTCTCTAAAAGATGTTGTATCATTAACCTCTCTTTTACATGCAAGAAGCTTTTCATTTAGAAGTTTATTGGATTGTGCTAAAGCTTGTAGTTGATCATTAATCTCTTGATCAACAGCTGTTGTTTGTCTTTCTATTTCAGCTTTTGAATTCTTGACCTCAATATCTGATTGAGCTTGTAATTTTCTTACTTCTGCTTGTAATTCTTTTGCTCTCGGTCCATCACCTGCTTTTCCCTTAATGCCCTGTCGTTCATCAATTACCTCTTGATTTGCATCTTCTATTTGTTTTTTTATACTTGTAACCTTTTGTCCGAGATTATTTTCGATTTCATTCTTCTTATCTCTACCTCTATTTTTAATTTCCAATTCTTGATTTTGGACGGCCTTTTTACTTTCTGCTTCAAAAAATGATAGAGAATCAGTAATTTGTACTTTGCTTTGTTTTAGACTATCTTGCAGACCTGTCTCAGAATATAAACCTGTAAAGTCAAAGATAGTAGGCAGAAGACTTAAAAATAAACACAATAAGGCCGCCTTGAGAGGAAATTCCTTTCTACCGAAAAGTATTATCTTTACACAATACGGTAGACCTACAACAGCAAAGCATGCAAGACCAACTAAAAACCAATTCCAGGTTATAAGGATATTATTAAGTGCATGGAATGCAAAACAATATGCTACGAAGATAATAAACCAATAAACAATATCGATTGCTTGTGCTGCAATACGGCTTGTAGTATCAAACCCGAAAATAGTATAATAGCTATCTACTTTGTCAGTAGAGAGACGTGGTTGCTTAAAGCTTTCAAATATATTCACACGAATAAATATTTATCAGTATACCACACACTTCTTTTTATTCATTTTAGCATATAGAATAAAAACACATTTATTATAAATAATCATTAGATATGGCTGATAATGCAAGGTTTCACAATAAGCTTCACAGAGCAAACCACTATAGTATCCCGGTACCCGGTTACCCTGATTCAGGCACCGATCCTATCGCATCTCCTGAGGCACCATTCCAGGGAGATTTTATCGTAAATGCAAGTGTCAGCGCTAATAACAATCTTTATGTAACCAATAACGCTCTCGTTGGTGGCAATACAACAATTCTCGGTAATCTTTCTGTATATGGTGATTATTCATATTTTGAAACATATACATCTACAACAAGTGCTCTCTCAGTAATCAATCACGGTCAGGGTCCAGCTATTGTTGCCGTACAGTATGGTGATCAGCCTGTTGTACGCTTTATTGATGCTAATAACGCTAGTGCACCAGACGGTGTTGATGCTTTCTCAATCGAGAGTGGTGGTAATATTGTTATAAACGGTAATGATGCAGTACCTGGTAGACGTGTTACGATAGCCGGAAGTATGACAGCTTCTGGTAATACAGAATTTCAAGCGGGTTCAGCAGCAGGTGCTCGCTCAACAGCATCAAATAGAGGTATTTCTATCGGAGATGATTCAGCATCGTTTAATAGTAGTCTTGCTTATGGAAGTCGTTCTTTTGCAGCAGGTGAATCAAATATAGCTAGTGGTTCAGGTTCTTTTGTAATAGGTTTCGGTAACCTAGCATCAGGTAATTATAGTGTAGCAGCTGGTCTTACAAATATTGCATCAGGTTCTGCATCTCTCGCTCTCGGTCAAAATAACATTGCAAGTAATACAAACGCTTTCGCACATGGTAAAACAACAATCGCCGCTGGTATTCATTCACATGCTGAAGGTAGATTCACTGCGGCTTCAGGATCCAATGCACACTCCGAAGGTGAATACACAAATGCTACAGGACTAGCGTCACACGCAGAGGGTCAATATACAAGTTCTTTAGGATCATTTTCACACTCTGAGGGTCAATACACTGTTTCAATTGGTGCTGAATCTCACACGGAAGGTCAATATACAAGTGCTTATGGGATTGCAAGCCATGCCGAGGGTCTTAATAGTAGATCATTTGCTACAGGATCACATGCTGAGGGTTATTTTACAGCTGCTTCAGCACTCTATTCTCATACTGAAGGTCAGTATACAAGCGCATTTGGAGTCGGTGCTCATGCTGAAGGCTTGCTCTCTATTGCCTCAGGTGGATGGAGTCACGCTGAAGGATATAATACAATAGCAGCTGGTATTGGATCACATACTGATGGTGCTAATACTGTAGCTTATGGTAGCTATAGTCGTGCCGGTGGATTAACTACTGTTGCTGTAGGCTCTGCGTCGATGAGTATTGGTTATGCAACCACTGCGTATGGTAATTATAGTTTAGCGACAGGCATTTCGACATATACAGCCAACTCAGGTACTATTGCAGCAGGATCTGGTTCTCAAGCTTACGGCATTAACAGTATTGCATTTGGTAATAATACTCTTGCTACCGGTGATGATTCTTTTACAGCTAATACAACAAATATTGCAGCAGGATCTGGTTCATTCGCAGCTGGCCGTAGTACACGTGCTCTTGGTGAAACATCATTTACAACAGGATTGGGTACAGTAGCTACTAATTGCTTTACCCATGCTGAAGGTAAATACACAAGTGCTTTTGGCCCGGAGACACACGCTGAGGGAAATTTAACATATGCCTACGGTGCTGACAGTCACGCAGAAGGTTACGGTTCATCAACTTACGGACCTGCAAGTCACGCAGAAGGTATCAATACATCAACTGGTCCTCTTGCATCTGGTGCATACGCGAGTGGTTATGCCTCTGTAGCACAGGGCGCTGCTTCAATAGCTGCGGGTTACCGTGCTTACGCTGCAAAAGATTTCTCTTATGTATGGTCAGGTGATAGTACAGCTCTTTCAGGTATCTCATCAACAAGTACAGGTCAGTACCTAGTATCAGCACCTGGTGGTATATATTTCCCTGGTAATGTAGGTATTGGTACATCTAACAATACTAATGCTTTAACAATAGTCGGTGATACAAGTGCTGCTGGTAATATGACAATTACTGGTAATCTTTCTGTCTATGGTGCTCTTTCCTATCTTGACACTATTGTTTCTATTACTAGTGCATTATCTGTTATAAATCTTGGTACAGGCCCAGCTCTAGTAGTATCACAAAAGGGAGCCCAGCCAATTGCAAGATTTGAAGACGCAGATGGCTTTAACGCACTGTTTATTGAGGATAGCGGGTTCGTTGGTATTAATATTGGTACACCAGCTGAGCGTTTAACGGTCGCAGGTAATGTAAGTGCCTCGGGTGGGTTAAGTGCTAACGGTGGCTATCATGCCAACGCTGTTGGTATTGGTACAAATGCACCAGGTGTAAGTCTATATAGCGGTGCTACAAACACAGTAAAGCTTGATATCAACAATAATACTGTTTTACCTCTTTCAGCTACAACAGGTACAATCGTACATCTTACACAAGCTGATAGCACAAACAGTAGAATTCTTGTTGATTCATTTGGTGCTGTTGCAAATGCACGTCCATCATTCACTGGCCGTCATGCTGAAGGTACCGGTGCAAACCCAACAGCGGTTGTTACCGGTGATGTACTATGTGAATTTACTGGTCAAGGTTTTGGTGCTACTAAATACAGTTCTACCTCACGTGGTAGAATGACAATTAATGCAGCTGAAACATGGACTGATACCGCCAACGGCACTTATCTTACATTCCAGACAACACCGAATACAACTCTCAATACAGCAGAGGCTGTCCGTATCGATCAGACCGGTAATGTAGGCATTGGTATAACAACACCAGCTGAACGCTTAACAGTCGCAGGCAACGTAAGTTCATCAGGTGGTTTAAGTGCTAACGGTGGTTATTATGCTAATAACGTGGGTATTAAGATTAATAATCCTGCTGTTGAACTAACAGTAGCGGGGTCAATTAGTGCTTCAAACACATTATCAGCTAATAATGCATTTTTCTATAATAGTGTAAGTGCTAATTATATTAAAGCCTATTCAACAGAAAGTAATCAAGTAACAGCAAATACTATTTACGGTTTTGGATCTGAAACAGTATTTACCGATGGATCGAGTTTAACAGGTAATGGGATTAATACACTTACGTTGAATTATCTTAACGGTGTTTATAATTCCTCATTCGAAGTATTTACAACATCAGGTGGTTACATTCAGGTACCAACAGTATCTGCTACTACACTATCAGCTAGATATATTACCCTCGTTCACGGACAACCAAACGACGGTGTTAACCCAATTTTTAGAATCGGTGAACAAGACACAACTCTTGATGGTTCTATTATCCGTGGTTTCTCAGGTTTTGATTTATTCTATAATGAAATATCAAACCTTCTAACCTTACAGTCTAACTTTAGTGCTTCATACACTCCTATTACCGCAGTATTAGTTGATCGTTTTGGTAATACAGGTCTCGGAATTGCACCAACAGGTTCACGTCTAACAGTCGCTGGTTCAGTTAGTGCATCTGGTGGTCTTTCAGGCAACAACGGTTATTATGCGGGAAGTGTCGGTCTAGGCACAACAGCGCCTACTGCAAAACTTGATATTAATAACAATGCTGCGGCTCCGCGCTCTGTTGCTTCAGGTACCACAGTTCACGTAACACAAACTGATAGTACAAACAATAGAATTCTTGTTGATTCATTTGGTGCTGTCGCTAATGCTCGACCATCATTTACTGGCCGTCATGCTGAAGGCACTGCTGCAAGTCCAACTGCTGTTATTGCTGGAGATGTGCTCTGTGAGTTTACCGGTCAAGGCTGGGGAGCCACAGGTTATAGTACATCATCCCGTGGTAGAATGACAATTAATGCTGCTGAAAATTGGAGTGATATTGCTAATGGTACATATTTAACTTTCCAAACAACACCGAATGCCACAATAAGCACCGTAGAATCAATGCGTATTGATCAAAACGGAAATGTTGGTATTAGTATTGTTGCTCCTGCTGAGCGTTTGACAGTCGCTGGTAATGTAAGTGCCTCGGGCGGTCTTTCTGCTAACAATGGTTATTATGCAGGTAATATTGGTATTAAGATTAACAATCCTGTAGCTGAATTAACAGTTGCAGGTTCAATTAGCGCTTCAAGTGGTCTATCAGCAAATAATGCTGCATTTACAGGTAATGTATCGGTAACAGGTAATATTGTATCACTAGGTTATAATGTAGGTACAGTACCGGTTAATATCCAAACCGGTACAACATATACAATTCGTCTTTCTGATATAGGTAGCACTATTGGATCTACTAATGCTGGTACCGGCTTAACTGCAACTATTGTTGGTACATACCCTGTTGGCTTTAGTACATCTATTGTACAGCTTAGTACAGCTCGCGTAGCAATATCAGGTCAAAACGTAACAATTAACCAGGCTAACGGTTACTTCAGAACAACCAAGCAATATTCCGCTGCATCACTTGTATACACTGGTGCAATCGGTGGATGGGTGTTATTTGGTGATGTTAGTGCATAACGTATATGCTATTCACATTTTCTCCAGGCTTCTTTAGTGTTATTCAGTTTAATAACAGTCAGACAGGACCAGGTTTTACTACACTTACTACTGGTCTTTGTGCCTTCTATAGCTTTGAAGGAAATACAAATGATAGTACAAATAACGGTTTAAATTTAGGTACAGGAGGGAATAGTGCATATAACTTCACAACTGGTAAAACAGGTGCAAGTGCAATACAGTTTACAAATTACGGTCCCTGTGGTGCTGCCGCTGGATTAACATATCCTAATAATATCTGGAATATCTACGACGGTGTAACAAATGCTAGTTTTTCGTTTTGGATAAAAATACCACAATATTTTCCATCAGTTAATCCTGCATTTAGTACTTGTGGTATGACAATTTTCGGAGCCGATTACGGTAATTTTGGTTTTTCTATTAACCCAGCTGGTCCCACAGGTGCAGCTGCACCTAATATGCTGGTGTTCAGTCTTGCAGGAAATATTACACCGAGTATTACCGCTACGTTTATTACGAATACATGGTATCATTTTGCAGGAGTATTAAACAACACTAACAAAACATATACTGTGTATAGAAATGGTGCTGTCCTTAGTGCTGTTTCATTTACCTCATTAACTGCACCTGGTGAAAACTTCCAGGGTTTTGCTATAGATGGTTCAGGTCAGAGCACAAACGGTGAATATGGTGTTCCGTGTACCTTTGATGCAGTTGGTCTCTGGAATAGAGCATTGAGTGCCTCAGAAATCACTACATTATATAATAATGGAAACGGAATACAATACCCATTTACATATAATGCAAATTATCTCCTTGTAGGCGGAGGCGGCGGTAGTTCTACTGGTGCTGGTGTTGTCGACTCAGGTGGAGGAGCTGGAGGTGTTATAACAGGTAACAATCTAGTTATAACCCCTGGTACAACATATAATATAATCGTTGGTCAAGGAGGAGCACCTGGTAATACCGGTGGTAATACTGTAGCGTTTAATTTAACAGCATATGGTGGTGGATTTGGTGCCGGATCTGGTATAAACGGATTAGGAAGTACCCCAGGTGGTAATGGCGGTTCAGGCGGCGGTGGGTATAATGCTATCGGTGGACTTGGTACCTTGAATCAAGGGTTCAGCGGAGGAACGGGGAGTGGTACTGGTTTTGGCACCAGTGCTGGAAGTAGCGGTGGTGGCGGAGCTGGTGCACCTGGTAATAATAAATTTTATGGCGGCATTGGTATCCCCAATCCAATATCCGGATCCACCATCGGACAGCTCTCTGCTGGCCAGTATTGGATCGCTGGCGGTGGTACTGGTACATCATATGGTTACCCTAACCCCGATGTCGTATATCCGGGTGGATTAGGTGGTGGTGGTAACGGCGGTCTTGTAAATAATGGCTCTACGGTACCAACAGCTGGTATGCCAAATACGGGTGGCGGTGGAGGCGGTTACAATTCTGGTGGTTCAGGTGTTGTAATACTCTCTGTACCGACAATTAACTATACAGGCAACGTTACCGGTTCACCTGTTGTCACTACAAACGGATCAAATACCTTAATTACATTCCTCTCATCAGGAAGCTATACAGCGTAATAAGGATATAAATCCTATGATGCACTAAGGGCATTTATATAGTAGCCGATATCAGATAGTTTTGTATAACCAGCTCTATTTAAAAATATTACATCAAAAATACCACTGAATTCTTGTATAAATGCTGATGATAAAATTAAACGATTGTTATCAACAATAGCATAAGCAGATACCGGTATTTGATATCCTACAAAAGGAGGACAGATAGCAGATACTCTATGGCTATTAGAAAATTGATCTATAGCTGTAGTACTAGGAAATACAGAAGTATTACCTGCACTTAAGAATAAACTCTGCAGATAGTTAAACTGATATCCGAGTATACTGATACTAAGATAAGCAGGCGGTTCAATGGTGATAAAGTCCATTGAAAGTATTTATCTTAAAAATGTATTACTTACGCTTCTTACCTGCGTCCGATCTCTGAGCTCGTGCCTTTACGCCAAATTGACGTTGACGTGCTGCTGTAGCCTTTTGCTCTTTATAAGCAAAGCTATTCTTTGAAGTGGTAGCTCCCCAGACCTTAATGATTTTATTTGTTGCCATGTTGATTATCCGTTAATGAGCTGGGATTTCTTCTCCGTCTCTGTATTATTGATCTTAAGCTTGATCTTGAATCCGTTGCGTAGAACAACGTTAAGTAGAATAAAAACTGCTCCAATATTAACTAGTGACGTTGCAATGTTCAAATGAAACAACATGTTGATACATATAATTGTAACAAACGATTCAAACCAATACAGGGCTGTACTTACAATAAGATAGAACAAAGAAATAATAATAGCTTGTTGATTCATATAGACATAATAATCACTTAATGAATACAATGCAACTTAAATAATGATATGGTCAACTATCTTAAAAAAGCAAGTTTGCAATTAGCAGATATTATTGCCTCTTTTATAGGCTCTTGGACGTTTATCATTATACAATCCATCATTTTAATACTATGGGTTACAGCTAATGTTGTAGGATTTGCTCATTATGATCCATATCCGTTTATTCTTCTTAATTTGTTTCTTTCGTTTGAAGCTGCGTACGCTACTCCTCTTATTCTTATGTCTTCAAACATTCAAGCAGCAAAAGATAGAAAACAAATGTCTGCAGCTCTCCGTATTGATAGAGAAGACCATGAGATAATTAGGGATTTAAAGATTATTATGACTGATCTTCAAGAAGATATAAAACTCGATAGGCAGTCATTACGAGATCACAAGAGATTGGAGTATGATCACTCCGAACTTAAACAAGAGCTCGCTGAATTAAAACAATTGATTCAAAACTTAAAGAAATAAATGGTAGGAGCGGAGGGTAACGATCCCTCTTCTCACGGTTAAAAGCCGTGTGCTTCACCATTAAAGCTTCACTCCCATAAAAGATGGTGCATCCAGTAGGAATCGAACCTACATAAAGGCTTTAGAAGAGCCTTGTCCTATCCGTTGAACGATGGATGCGTAAAGATATTATAGTATCTCAATTAGAGAAATCCTTAAGAAAAATATCCCAATCGGTAACATTGTGTTTATTGCGGATGTAGAATGTAGAAGGGAGAGCACGAGGAACAGAAGGCTGACGAATGAGCTTAAGACCAGCCTCCTCAGGTGTACGAGGTCCTTTCTTCGCATTTACTTCCTTATGACAAATAACGCAATTTGTCCAATTGGTCTTACCGCCTTTAGTACGAGGTATGACGTGATCAATATTTGCCTCCGACCTCGATAGCTTCTTGTTAGTATATTGACATATACCCTGATCGCGTTCCCAAAGGTTATTAGACGTAAACTTCGGACGCTTCATAGGTACCCGATCAAATTCACAGAGAACGATAACAGTCGGAATCTTTATCTCTCCATTTATTGTCTTAATATAGTTAGCATTCTCATCATACGGCAGATTTACCCAATCCTTCCAACGAAGGGGCACCATAACATCAACTCCACGAATATCGAGAGCAGTAGCTGAGTCTTGATACATCATAGTAAAAGCTTCCATGGGAGACTTTGTATGAATGGCTTGCCAGCTACGATTGAGAACTAAAACAGTTTCCTTTCTTAGGTGAGACATAGAGACATTCTAGTTGGTTTTAATTATTTATGCAAGATGAAAGTAGTGCTCAGGGAGAGACTCGAACTCTCACTCCATTTGGAACAAGTTCCTAAGACTTGCGCGGCTGCCGTTACGCCACCTGAGCTAAAATGGCTCCTGATGCTGGACTCGAACCAACAACATGCGAGTTAACAGCTCGCTGCTCTACCATTGAGCTAATCAGGATTAATAAAAATATATTAAGCTCTTAATATAAGATATGCAATAAAAAATATCGGGATGATAGGATTCGAACCTACGACATCTTGGTCCCAAACCAAGCGCTCTAGCCAAGCTGAGCTACATCCCGGAAAGACTGGCTACCCCGCATGGACTCGAACCATGAATAACAGTGCCAAAAACTGTGGTGTTACCATTACACTACAGGGTAGTGGTGGAGGATACCGGGCTCGAACCGGTCACCTATAGCTTGCAAAGCTACCGCTCTACCAAATGAGCTAATCCCCCGTAAAGTGGAGCATGGAGTGAGAGTCGAACTCACCATAAAGGGTTTTGCAGACCCTTGCCTAGCCGATTAGCTTTCCATGCATAAAAAATATTTAATGGGGAGACTATTGGGAATTGAACCCAAATTATAGGTGCCACAAACCTAAGTCCTGCCATTGAACGATAGTCTCCATAAATTGGTATCAAGGGTTGGATTTGCACCAACGTAACCGAGCTTATGAGACTCGTGGATAAACTACTCTCCCACCTTGATATAAAATTGGCCGCTGGTGTTGGTACCGCCCCAACCTTTCATGCTCTTCAGGCACGTGCTAATCTATCTCAGCTAACCAGCGTAAAATGGCGGATAGGGTAGGATTCGAACCCACGGTACCCTTCCGGGTACTTCTGATTTCAAGTCAGATGCAATAGACCAACTCTGCCACCTATCCGTAAAAATGGTACATCCACTAGGAATCGAACCTAGTACTCAACGTCCGTAGCGTTGCGTGATTATTCCAGTTCACCATGGATGCAAAAGTTATTGACAATGGTAATTGAGGTAACGCTGGGCAGCCTTAGCTGTCAACCCACCCTTGCCTTTCAATGATCGTGCTTTTGAGCACGTAAGCTTACCTTTAACCTGACGTTTAAGAATACCAGGGTGACGTGGTGCGTCGATATTCTTCTCTGTAATGTATTCTTTAAAAGTCATAAAAGTATTTATGCTAGATAGGTCTTCATTGGCTACCGGGTCTTTAACCCGCTGGTCGAAGAATTCTAATTACTCTCTGCCTGATCGAGTCTAGCAAAAATATTTAGTGGAGGAAGCTGAGGGATTCGAACCCTCGGAGGTGTATTAGACCTCGGAATTTTAGTAGAATTCTGCTTTAAACCAGCTCAGCCAAGCTTCCATTTAACTTTCTGCCGTTACCACGATTCTTACCTTTGTATGTTGGTAAAATCGAATCGCAGTTATTACAAATTATTCTAAAATTTTTTAATTCACAGTTCTTTGCTGACCCATCTATGTGGTCACAGACAAGCGGTATTCTGACACCCATCCATTCCGTTAAACCGCAAATTTGGCACTTATGCCCGTACTTGTTAATCAAGTATGTACGTACTCTTTTTCTTATACCTGCTTCGTGTAATTTTTTATATTCACCGCTTTCTATAAGTTGATTATTGTAATCAGTGGTTCTTTCAGTAAACTTTTTTCCTTTTGTTGTGCCGGGTCTGCCTTTTTGCAAGCCACGTGATCGAAGTTCTACACCGTGTTTAGTAAGAAAATGAGATACAGGATTTGGTCTGAGACCGAATTTTAAACCAATTTGCTTACATGTCATTCTTTCTTCAACATACATTCGTATTACATCGTCTTTAAATGATTCGAGTTTAGATATCATAGAGGTTTATTGCGTTAATAATATTTATGCTAGCAATAAGCCTTTTTATTAAAATTGGCGGAGCTGATGGGACTTGAACCCACGGCATCATGCGTGACAGGCATGCGCTCTGACCAACTGAGCTACAACTCCGTAAAATGGTCCTCCGTGAAGGTAACGCTCCTTCGTCTATCGATTATCAGTCGATTGCTCTACTTTTAAGCTAACAGAGGAAAAAATGGCAGGGCCGGGAATTGAACCCGGAATCTTCACATTATGAGCGTGACGACTTAACCGTTTGTCCACCCTGCGATAGGGATTACGATTATCGTACCTTTAATCCGTTCGTACGATCGAGAAAAATAAATTCTAAATCAGTGATGTCAAATCTGTTTTTAAGAAATTTTAAAACCTGTTCCTTTGTAAATTTTTTGCACGAAAAAATATCTAATTGTATTAACGCAGGATCTTGTTCATCCCAAACGTGAAGGCTAATATGTGAAGTTTCAATAATCGTGACTGACGTAATACCTCTATTACCTGGTACGTCTAAATATTTTGTATGCGGACCGGATAGAATTTTCATATCTATAGCATCTACCAGCTCCTCAATAACTGTATTACATTCCTTGACACCTGTTACAGGGTTGTTAACTTTTAAGCGAAGAATCATATGATAGTGAATAATTTTATCACTTTTTGCTTCATTCAACGGTAGCAATTGATTTACATATGTATTGAAATCCATATTATTATTTAATCTGTGAAAAGAATTTTTAAATGGTGGGCAGAGAAGGACTCGAACCTTCGAACTCCAAGGAGAGGAGATTTACAGTCTCCGGCAATTGCCGCTATGCGATCTACCCAGTAAAAAATTGGCACGGACGGTAGGTATCGCGCCTACATATGACGGTTTTGGAGACCGTTGCCTTGCTTGTCGAGCCACGTCCGCGTGAAATGTAAAAGATCAAAAATGGAGCCAGTGGAGGGACTCGAACCCCCGTTGTTTGTATACCGCTTTACAAAAGCGGTGCTGTCGCCGCTGAGCCACACTGGCATATTTTTAAATTTTAAGAATAGGAGTAGGTTGCCGCGGCCGGTATTTCCAACCGCGGCTCTACAAACCAACTAAAAATGTCAATGATCGAAAACAACTACTGAAGCTGTTTATTTAATATACTTATGAGTATAAAGGAATATGGCTATTTAGCAAGCTAAATTTTTAAGCTTAAGGGCCCTTGTATAGTTGCCACCTCTCGGTGAAAGCCCTACATTAATGAGAGCTTGTCTAATATTTTTTGAATTTTTTAAGCTTTCCTTTAATTCATCATCAGAGACTTTTTTCTTACCTGCATTAATGCCCTTACCTCGAAAAGTGTCGGTTTGCGAATGGCAGTTAGGACAAAGTAGTCTTAGATTTTCTAATTTACAATTATGTGCGCTCCCATCAATATGATCAAGCTCTAAAGTAATATTTTTTCCCTGCCAGCTATCAATACCACAGCACGAGCATCTCCAAGGCAGTAGATCGAAATCTTGCACAATCTTCTTTAGATAGTGGTTAGAGCGATACTTTGCTTTAGCTTCAGTAAAAAGATCTTCTATCACTTTATTTTTACGGTTTTTAATGGTAATAGCTCTATGCTCATCAGTAAAGGATTTGCACTTACCCTCTCTATGAGCACGCGTTACCCCTTTACGGTTTTTCTCGCGTATAGCCTCGCAACTATTGCTCCACTTACTACAGCGCCATGACCCGTCTCTTAGACGGTATATTCCTGGTTTACCGCATTTGTATGTACATTTTTTATCCATACTAATATTTATGGTAGACACGTGCTTTAATTAAAACAAATATGGTAGCAGTGGTGGGATTCGAACCCACACTTGAGCGATTTTCGTACACCTTTCGGTGCTTGGACTTTGTCTTTACCCGTTCTGGGTATCCCGTGTAAAGTCTCTACACTTGCCCGGTCTTTCGACCTGCTAGCTCGGCGTTATTATCTTTCGATACCTTCACCGACTTAGCGGGATCCACTTATAAGATTCCTCCTATAAGGCTCAATTACTATAAGTCGCTTGTCTCTGCCGTTGGACTACACTGCCATATTTTATATATCTCCTAAATTATCAATACCATTCTAGATGAACTTGCTTACCTGTGCAATCTAAAAATTCGTTTTGTTTGAATTCAATACACTTGTACGTACCCATTTCTTCAAGAAAAAGCTTATCACCAGATGTCATAGGATTAACATACCTCTTACCATCTTTAGTGATAGGAGCATTGTTGCAGATAAATCCAAGCTCACATGCTGCTTTGAGCAATGACTTATCCTTACCAGTTCTTGATACTCTCTTTTGAGCACGCTCAATAATTTTATGAGCTTTCCTAAGAGACTTCTTTAGCTCCTTAGCTTTAGAATCTATATCTTTTAGTATATATTGTTTTGCCATTTAAGGAAGCTGCTCTTCTTCAGACTCAAGAAGCTCTTTAATCTCTGCTTGAATCCTCTTGATCTCATCGCTCGCCGCTCTTGTTACTGACTTCTTACGGAGCTTGGCTTCTTCTAGTTCCTGACAGAGTCTATAAACCCTTGCCTGTTTGTTTGTGTTTGATGTGGTCATAAATTATTTGTGCTTATACCAGAAATAAAGTAAAATAAGAGATGTTACAATGCCAGTAGAGTAGTTTAAAAACCACCAGATACCAAATACATTGGTAAACATATAGATCATTCCAAAGATATACCCAACAAGTCCGAGAATAATCATCAAAGGCGAAACATCGGTAGAAGATTCAGTTTTAATAATTTTAATAATTTGTGGTAAATAACAAGACATAAATGCTAGTGTCATCACTGCACCTGATACTTCTCTTATTACTTCTTTCATGAAGGATGATATTAGCTGCAGAGATAGTAACACTCAAGAAAAAAAATAATAACAGTAAAAATAATTGACACAACTACGACTTTTTCATTATGCCAAAAATTAATCCAAGCGCGTACTAGAGGGTTCATTTTGTTTCTTTTGCCTCCTGTATTTTCTTCTGTATAAGATCCATATACTGATCCATAAGCTTTCTACCCATTTGAGATAACATCTTCTCTACTGAAGGATTTGGATCAATACGTATCTCTTCAACAGGAATTGGTATTTCACGTATCTTTGTATAGCAGTAGAGTTTATGTTTAAAGAAGTAATACTGTGTCAGTCTAAACTCTACACCGTTCTCTCTTATTGTGTATGTACTATGATACAAGAACTTACGCTTTTCGTTTCCTGCTTTCTCTAAACGGATAACATGCCTACCGTTCTTGAGCTTTAATTCGAAAAGATAATCTTGATTCATTTAGTAATTTACACTCTCGTCATTCCATTTAAAGACAGTCTGGCCTGTTGATTGGTTAACAACAAACCTACCTGCATGATGTTGAGCTGCCTCTTGCGCTATACCACGCGCTCCGAGCGTGAGCCCACCCCAGAACGCAATTGCTAGTAGTGCTATTTTTCCTATCGTTTTCATAAACTTTAAATGGTCCACCTGGCAGGATTCGAACCTGCACTTTGCCAGTGTCGCCCAGCTAAACCTGTGTATAAAACAGGGGTTCTACCATTAAACTACAGGTGGGTAAATTTTTATTCCTCTGAAGGTATATATTCGTTTAATTGTCCTCCTGGTAAGCCGATATCATTGTTAGTGAAATTCGGATCGATCTCACCTTTTGTAAGATCGTTATTCTTAAAATCAGCTAGTGTCTGCTTTAAAAGATCGTTAATAATCTGATTAACGGGAAGATCTTGTTCCAAAGATTCGAGAACGAGCATCTCAAGAACCTCTCTCGGCAATTCAGAAATATCTCCCAAATCAACTTCCTTCCAAGGGCTCAAAAAAATACTTCCATCATCTTGAAGCTTACATTCAAATCTTTGATTATCCTTCCATCCTGCGTACTGCTTCTCTTCATCGGTCATTTCGATATAATACTCAGTACGCGACTTAACTGTCTTATGTGTTTGTAGCATATTATTCGTTGTTAGATTTGCGATTACCGGTAGCTCTCGATACTTTCGGAACTTTATTAAGTACGATGAGCTTATTAAATTTATTCTCCTTTAGCATTGCAGCCCATTCCTCATTAGTAAGTCCCTTTGGACGTTGAGTAAATTTTGATCGCTGCCAAGAAGCGCCTGTCTTTATTACTTTAGGACTATTATTGGTAAGATGACTCATAATACCAATATAATAAAGTCTTCTAAATAGAAGTCAAGCAAATTATCTCTTTAATTTAATTTTACGTGAAAGAGCTTTTTCCTTACGTTTACGCTTTTGTCCCTTACTTTCAAATGCTCTTCTATTGCGAACTTCATCGAGAACATAATCAGAGTCCATCTTTTGCTTTAAACGCTTCAAAGCAAAATCAATATTTTCGTTTGGACGAACATGAACTGTGTGCATTATTATTATTTAAGGCTTTGATAAATAATATTATGATGCAGGCTTTTAAATTTCCTTTCGGTGGAATGGGTGTGAAGTTGTGTCTTTATATTTCTGTCGCTTCACTTTCTTCTCTATTATCAGATCTATCACATTATACATGCTCGCACGATCATATAGGTGATATATCTTTAATACGCTGGATTACAATAGCGTTAAATTTTGTTGTCCAGGGTCTAATAGCTTGGCGCGCTTTTATAGATGGCACTGTAGAGCGTGAAGAAATAAGAGAAGAGCAAGAGCTTAAATCTCGAAAACATTAAAAGAACGTTGCATTAATGGTGTGTTTTAATAAATGTTGATATGAGCGAAGAAAACACACTTATTACTCTTACCAATACTTTTGTTGCTGAAGTAGCAAAGTTTCAGAATGGTAACAACGCAGCAGGCACAAGAGCACGTAAAGCACTACAGGAGATCATCAAGTTCTCTCGTGACGAGCGTAAGCGTATTCAGGAAGAAAAGAACAACCGTAAGACAGCCAAGTAATCTCTTTAAGAGTTATAAAACAGTTAACCCTCAGTTTCGGCTGAGGGTTTCCTAGTATATAGGATCAGGTCCTTTTACAAAGCCTTCGGCAATCAAATATCTTATTACCGTAGCAAGCTCACCATCAGGTAGCTCTTCACCTTCATCAATATCCTCCCGGTCAACAAATACCTCTGTATTGTTGTTCTCTATATCTTCTATGACGTCGATCATGTAATCAACGCCATGAAGTTTAATAAGGAAGCTTCTTGTTTTCAAGATTGTTACCTACCTTTAAGTATTTAAGCTTATGGCAGGTAAGCAAATGTGATTACTTCTTCCTACGATGGGTAGAGATGAATTGACCCTTTTTATTACGCGGACGAAGCTGTTTTAATGGCCTATTGTTTACCGATATAGTATGTGTATTAAGAGCAGACATTTTGTGCATAAAGCCTTGATTAATAAGATACTTCATACGCTCAAAAAGATAGTCTTTATTGCCATAGTAACCACCATCCATAATATGGTTCATTTCTACAAGAATATTATTCATCTGATCGGAAAAACCATAATCAAACGGAGCACTAATAAGATTTTTTCTATTCGTCTGCATTTCTCGGTTAATATGCAGCGTGAGTCCAATGCGATTGAGCATCGGGTTGTTTGAATTGATAAGCTTGTTGATAGCAGTGTTGATGATGTTCGTAATCATACCCCTGTTATAGGAAGATAAAAAATTAAATGCAACTCTTTTCTTGAGTTTTACATTGCATATGTTAAATTAAAGTAATGGACCAATACATGATATTTCATATTGACGGTGGCATTGGCAAAAACGTAATTGCTACAGCTGTTGTCAAATCTCTCGTTTCAGCTTACCCTGATAGAAAACTAATAGTAGTAACAGCCTGGCCTGAAGTTTTCTTACATAATCCAAATGTATATAGAGTTTACAAGTTTGGCTTCTTGCCGTACTTCTATGATGATTATATACGTGATAAAGATACTAAAGTCTTTAGAACTGAACCTTATCACACCGAAGATATCCTTTATAAGAGAAAACATCTGAGTGAGATATGGTGCGACTTATTTGGTATACCGTGTATAACCAAGAAGCCTGAACTCTTCCCGACCCAGCGTGAGCTCATGTTTATTGAACGTCAAGTTAACAAGGAGGGTCCGATCCTACTAGTTCAATCGAGCGGCGGTGCTGAAAGTCAACAGCATCCTTATTCATGGTCAAGAGATCTACCACCGGTGTTTGCTCAAGAAGTTATTGATGCTGTAAAGGGTAATTTTAATAAAATCCTTCACGTAAGGCGTGATAATCAGCCTGCATTAAATGGTACAATTCAGGTTACTGATACAGTAAGAAATTTACTTCTCTATATACCGTTTGTTGACAAGATACTTGGAATTGATTCACTTATTCAACACGCGGCCGCAGCATATAATAAAGAGGCTGTTGTCGGGTGGATAGCTAACTCTCCTGTTGTATTTGGACATGAGGTACATAAGAACATTTTACCTACCGAAACAAAGTCATTTAGACATTTTATTGATAGCTATCTTGAGGAGTCAGATTGGGTCGGTGGTAGGTTTCATGAATGTCCATATGATGACGTTAACAAGATATTTGATAAGGATCAATTTGTTGAAGCAATACTTGGTTCAAAGTCTGGTGAGTTGCTTTTTGATATGTCAGCTAATACACTTACATTCTAATGATCTTTTTTAACTCTTCTATGCCTCGTAGTATGAGTACACTACTCCAGTGTATTCTCAATCAGAACCCTGAGATCTGCGCTACACCTACTGATCCTGTTCTAGAGTATCTTTATGGTGCTCGAATGAATTTTACTAATACACCAGAAGTAAAGGCTATGGATCAAGAGTTAGCTCTGAAGACTTGGCGTGGATTCTGTAAGGGCGGTCTTCTTGGATATGCTGCAGAATATTCTCATAAACCTCATCTTTGTGTTAAAACGCGTGGGGGAACTATCCACTATCGTTGGTTCGAATCATTTATGGATGAAAAGCCGAAGATGATCTGTATGGTAAGAAACCTAAAGAGTATCTTCTCTTCCATGGAAAAGCTCTATAGAAAGAGTCAAGAATATCATCAGGAGATTCAAAACCATTCAGAGATGAAAGGTACATCTACAGCTAAGAGAATTGATGCTTGGGTTGCTTCGCCTCCTGTTGGATTGGCTCTTGAACGTCTACAGCAGACGTTTCTCGAAGGTATTAATAAAGAAGTACTCTATATTAGAGCAGAAGATTTAACTAGTTATCCGGATCGTGAGATGAATAAGATTTATGAGTATCTCAGTCTTACTCCGTTTAGACATAATTTTGATAATGTCGAACAGACTGTCAAGGAAGATGACTCTGTATACGGTCTAACAAGCGACCTTCATACTATTCGTCAGAAGGTACAGCCGCTTACACCTGATTACAATACTGTCCTCGGTAAGCAGATCTGTGATTGGATTGATAATAACTTTGCTTGGTATCAGCAAGGATTCGGTTATACAAAGTAATACCTATGGCACAATTAAATTTTAATCTTACAGAATGTGGGAAGAAATTCGTTACGTTTGACATTACTGAAGAAAAAAGATTCTTTTTAATTAAAGATAGACCACGAAATTCCGGACTTACATCTGTTAGATTCTTAACAGATACAAAATTCGTATGTGCGGATTTTAATCAAAAAAAGATTTATCTTGCTGAATTAAAAGAAGACGGAGTGGATATTTTATCAGAAATACCAACTATAACTAGTAACGGTACCCGTGCAATGACCGACTTGCTGGATATCAATTCAGACGGGTTAATTGTAGTTTCAAACTTCATGCAAGGTACCCAGTCCTTCTATAGAATAGAAAATAATACGCTCGTTTTTGTTGAAGAGTTGGATATGAATTTTAAAAACTACGGTAACCACGGTGTACGATTTATGCCTGGTCGTGAGGATCTTTTATGGTGTACATATAATGGTACAAGAAACAAATTTGTCTATATCAATGATTATAAAAATAAGCAAATTATTCATAAGATAGAATTCGATGAACAGCCTCAAGATGTAGCGTTTATTGGTAATTACGCTATAGTACCTGCTCGCACTAATCACGTTGTAGGTGTACAGGCAGGCAGTTATCCCGGTGATATGTACAGTACAATTTACTTGTTACGGTTGCCTGAGAATATATTAGAACAACCACCGGTTATTGTAGATAAAATACACGGTAAGGGACACTTAGATGCTATGCTTGAATTTAATGGTAAAGCTTACTCTGCAAACCAATACACTGATGAAGTGGAGATATTCGGTATAACAGAAGATGAAAAATTACAAAAGGTAGGATCGATTTCCGGTTTCAATATGCCGCATGGTTTAGATATACGCGACGATGGTTTGATGGCTGTTACAAACTATCTAGATAATACAATGAGATTTTTACAGCTTTAAGTATCTCTATGGAGACGGTAGCAGTTTTTTCTAGAATCTCAGAGTGTGATCTACCGTTTTACAGTCAATGGTTAGAATATTACACTAAAATTGGTGTTGATAAATTCTATATAATAGGTGATCCATTGTATGGTAGTTTACCTTTCTTGAAAGATTATAATGTAAGCTTCTATCCTTGTAAGCATTATGATGATGAAAAAGAAAAGATGTCATTTTTTACTGATGTAGTAAAAACACATATACAGGAAGATTATGTTCTCATGATCGATGCAGATGAATATCTAGCATATACAAATATAAAAGAAATTATAGAAGATAAACGTGATTTATATTTCTTTTCCTGGTTTATGATTCCGTCATTGTTTACTGAATATAAAAATATGCACGAGCAATCTGTTCATATAAAAGGATTTAATCTCAATCAAGGTAAATCGTTATATCGAGTATCAAGAATAGAAACAGTCTTTAACTATCATCACTTCAATGGACCGTATCATATGAGAGAGAATTTAAATAACTCTCTCTATCATTTCCGTTTTCGTGGTATTAAAGACATTATTAATAAATGCTGTACATCAAGCGGGTATACGGAGTGGCATAAAAAGGATTCAGAAAAATTAAAAGAATTTCTTTCTAATGATAGAATGAAATTAGAGAATATACCAAATCGCATTATTTTAGCAGCTGCAGAGTATTATTGTCAGAATAAAAGAGAGCAAAAAAAGCTACCAATCGATAGTAATAATAATACTGATGATTCTCTTTTTAGATACGCTGTTGACACTGATATTTTTAAAGCCCGCTTTGAATTATTTCTAACTAATACTAGCTCAATATTCAAAGAGTTTGAATTTGGGGTGTATTGTAAAGCGAGCCTTATAACATTTTTAAAACATCACAATTCAAAAGAGGTTTAAATTATTTCTTTAATTCAGCTACGGTTGCTTCTAACTCTTCAATACGATTGAGTAGGTTCTTAATAACTTCATGGTGATAAGGTATTGCCTGGTTATATCCCATTGTTAATTGCATTTTATCTGGGTGCACCCATCCATCGCTATCGACTTCCTCTGATAAGTTATCATTCGGTATAGCACCTAGCATGTGGTCAAAACCTGCTTTATGAACTCGTTGTGCACTAAATCCTGCTTTTATTCCTTTATCATTCTCTTCTTTTGTTGTATCAGGCTTCCATGTATATAAGATACCATCAACCGATTTGATAAAGTTAATAGCTGATACTAATGGAACTGTACTTATTACGTCCTTTAAGCACTCATCCGATGTTGCATCAAATTCTTCTGCTTGTATGCGACTATCTGTATAAAGACTGAAATTACCAGTTGTACCGCCTCCTGTTCCTGTACCGCCTGCAGCTGTAAAACCATACGCACCAATTGAATATGTTTTGCTCCCGTAGATACTTACATATGCTTTAACAGTTGTTGAAGAACCTATAGTGATACCGTTCATCACTGAACCACCTACTACAGGTATTTGATTACCTATGCTAAGCTGTCCACCATTGGTGTTAACCCACATTGTTTGACCAGAACCTCTACTATGAATGTGCATGTTACCATCATCATAGATTTGACTATTGTTGTTATTAAATCGTATTGTACCTGAAACACCATCGTTGCTTGTTGATGTAGCGGAATTATTGCCGTATATGTTAATATTACCCTGTTGGTTTATACTGTAAATATTCTTTGAATAATCACTGTTAAGTAGTTCTAATCCACCTGTACTATTTGTACGGAACCATAAATTATTAGCACCAGTAGGATTATAAACTCTTAAAAAATCATTATACCCTGCTCCTCCCTTCGTATTACCTCCTGACAGCACTACAGTAGAATCAACAGCGCCACTATAGTTAGATGATATTATACCACCTACATTTACTCTACTATTAAGAGTTGTTGTGCCTCCTATGAAGCCAGCGTCTTGTGAGGAGATATTATTAACGAATGTATAGTTATTAGCACTAACTGATATATTAGAGCCTAAAATAAAATTATTTGTACCAGAGAGAGAATTTTTATATCCATTAAGGATAGTATTGTAATTACCGCACGCTATATTACAACAGCCATTAACTAATGAAAAGGAACTATTTTTTGAGATAGTGTTTTTAGCGCCGTTTATTATTGTTGAATATGTTGATGATGTGTTGCAGTTTGTTACAAGACATCCATCTACTATATTATTACAGGTACCGTTAATAATTGTTGAGAAACTTGTATTTGATATAGCACCACACCAACCACAAGGTTGACAAGAACCTATATAATAATAATAACCACAACCGGTTGCTAGAATGTTATTACAACACCCACCGGCAATGAGTGAATGTTCAGCTGTTGTACTGTAATGACTATGTGTACAATTATTAGCATTTAACCCAATAATAGAGTTGCATAAACCTGACGCAATAGTAGCGGATGATTTGATCTGATATTCAGCGGAACCGGTGGAAATACAATTACGTCTACCGTTTAAGATAGCGGAACATGTACGCTCAATATTTGAATAACCAGGATAGCTATAACTTGTAATTGTATTGCAGCCGTCGTATTTAAAGCCGTAGCCTCTATCTGCACATATATAAATTATAGGAGGTATATTTGCTAAACTACCGCCATCTCCGTAGTATCTCCCGGTAACACACATGTTGTTTGCAAACACAGTATTTGAATTATTTGCAGATATACCGGTACCTAGTATTGTTACATTAGCGAGACCCCTGTCATCATTATAACTACCATTTAATATAGTTGAATAAGCACCTGATGATGTGTTATTACGACCGTTCAATACTGATGAATAGTTATTACATGTTCTATTACAACAACCGTTACCAATAAAATTATAGGAATATGTCTGTGAGCTATCGTAAGCGCCACAATATGCTAATATACTATTACAGCTTCCATTGCCAATAAACGATGAATTATTAGATATAAACCCTGATACGCCGTTCAATATAGTAGAGTTACAAGATGTAATTTTATTATTATTTCCTGTACCAATAAAATTATTAATAATACAGTTTGTACCGGAATATCGATACGGCTGATCGGAGCCATTATATACCATGCAATTATTTTGTATGGTATTATTTGTTCCATTTAATATAGAGTTTAAACACGATATCGTACAGCCTGCAATATTGTACGTCGTACAGTTACCGTTATCATAACCACCGCTTGATGCAGCGCAGGCAAGTATAATATTGTTCGATCCACCTCCTATTAAATTGTTGCAAAATACATTTGGTGGTGTGCCATATTGTCCAGGAGAACCGTAGGAGTTATAACTAATAAACGCACAAGTACCGGATATAGAATTATTAGAACTAACTAGACATACATTATTAATAAATGGAGTTGCATTAGAACTTAAAGTTATAAATGTTGAACTTACTGAGCGATAACCTGTAGAGATATTATATGCAGTATTCCAATTACCACTTAAAGCCGAAACAGTATTAAAGGTTGATTGCCAGTTACCTGTTAGAGCTTTAACATCAGACCCGTTATAGGTACTAATACCTGTTAATTTAGAACCGTCACCATAGAATGCACCAGATAGAGCTGTAGCAGAAACAGAATTGAATACCGCACTGCTTAAGCCAGTTACGGTATTATTAAACTGAAATGGTTGAGTCTCTATCTGTAGAGGCATATATTACGAGGAGATTGATGCGTATAAGCTTAAATCTGCAGCATAGATAACATTCAAGCGATCAATTTGCACTTGTGTTAATGTCGGTTTTGCAGAAAGACTTGGCTCAAAATATGTTGCTGCTGGTACCGGGAGACCTAGATCTACCGAAACAGGATCGAGACCTTTAGCAAAATCATAATATTTAACACCGCTAAATGATCCAATGGTCGTTGTCTGTGGTATAAAGAACGGATTGACGTTATCTTGTCGCTCAATCTGATCGATAACATTATCAACAGAAAGCTGCAATAGAGTATTAATGGTAATGAAAGCGTATGAGCTAATAAAACGATCGATGGGGTCGCGTACAATTGCACAAGCCTGGCCAACAGGCTCGCTGCTAAGAGGTATTAGTGTTTTGTTAAATTCCGGAGTACCAGATTGTGCTGCATAAAAAGTATCGAGAATAGCCGATGTAAGGGTACCAGCTCCTGTTCTTTTGATATCTGCTAGAGAATTACCGTTTGGTAGAATGAAATACGAAGGTTGCATATATAGAGTTATTTATAGGTTATGATGAATAGTTCCAAAGTTGAATTGCTTGATTGGTTCCATTGACATTTACTATTAAGAAGGTACCGGAAGCTGTTACAGGGTTAATAAACGTTGTCGGTGTTTGAATGATTGATATGTTAGTTGCTGCAATCGTGCCTTGAGATGAAAGATTGTTAACGAATGTATAGTTATTAGCACTAACTGATATATTAGAACCAAGAATAAAATTGTTGGTACCACTTAATGAATTATTTCTACCACCTACAATAGAAGAATATGTGCTATTGTTATTATTTTTACATCCTCCAAGAACGCTTGAATAGAACCTTTTAACGGAATTACACGTACCACCTACAACAGATGAGTAACTAGTATCTACATTACTATTACAAATAATGTTACACAAACCACCTGCGATGTTTGAATTTTCTCCAAAAACTGTGTTACTTCGACCACCAGCAATATTGGAGTAATAGCCTGAAGCTGTATTCGACGAACCACCTGCAATGTTAGCAGCATGAGCAGTTACAGTGTTGTAAAATCCACCTGCTATATTTGAGCAATTTGTTTCTGTTACTACGTTTATAATACAGTTGGACAGACCACCTCCAATTGCATTATAATTATTATTAACAATACAGTTATTTGAACCACCAACAATAGAGTTACTAATACCTCTATAACCACAAATACTAGGATCATAAAATCCTGAAATAGTGTTACTTTGACCACCAGCAATAACAGGGTAAACACCGGATGCTGTATTACTAGCACCGCCTCCAACTACTGAAAGATTACCTGAAGCTATATTACTATACCCAGCGCCTACAAACGAAACATATCCCGATGATTGATTACCTTGACCACCAGCAATAACAGCTAGGCCTCCAGATGCATTATTATAATACCCGCCACCAACAAAATTATAATCATTAGAAGTAATATTTTCACTACCACCGCCTATGTGTGAAAAATAACCAGAAGCTGTATTACAGCATCCACCAGCAACACTAGCAAAACATTTTGTTGCTGAATTATTACCGTACCTAGGTACAATTGAAGCCGTTGTACTATTGGTTAGCGTATACGCTTGACTTGAGAGCTTACTAAAATTTGTAGCATTATAAGTTGGGTTATTTGTAGCTGATGTGGATCTTACATAACTATAAACACTATTCCATTGATCCGAGCTTCCGTTGCCTTGTGAGTAAATTTTACCGCTCGTTGTAATATCTGACGTAGCAGATATTTCACCTACAACTGTAAATGTTTTATTAGGTGAGCTTGTTTTAATACCAACATTAGGGTACGAGCTATTAATACCACCGATATGTAAAACTTCTACGTTTTGATCTATATCGTAAAACGAAGCGATGTCACCGGTACCATTATTACCGACGTATAATGCAGGTCCAGCGCCAATGTGAACAACGCTGAGAGCACTTGTTACAGTGAATATAGTGTTTGCAAAAGTTGTAGTACCTGTTGCTGTTAAATTACCGTAAACAGTTACGTTACCGTTGAAGTCTGTTCTTCCTGTCACGGTACCACCGGTAAGACTGAGGAAGTTATTATTAACAAAACTTGTTGTAGCATAAGAAGCAGAATTATTAGCGTATACTGTAGCTGTATTATACGCTGTATTCCAATTACCGCTTAATGAGCTTACTGTATTAAATGTCGAATTCCAATTACCAGAAACAGATAAGAAAGAAAGATCCGTAGGCGTACTACTCAGGGACGATAATGAAACAGTGTTACCATTAGATATAGAAAGCCTATATGATGATGGTGTATAAGAAAGTGTCTGACTATCTGTCTCATGCGTAATGAAAATCTGATCGAGGTTTTTACCGCCAGATAAAATATTACCTGTCGTATCAACATTGCCAGAAACGGTAAGTGTACCATCAGGGCCTGTTATATTACCCTGATCATCTAATGTCCATGTATATTCATCTATAGTTTTAAATACAATGGTATTGCTTATACTATCGAATGTTATTGAATCACCAGCGCTATCATAAGCTAGAAAACCGTGCGGTGTGAGTGCAATTTGAGTAAACGCTGAAAGAGTTGTATTTTCTGATTCAAGAATTAATTCCAAATCGTTCGGTGAACGGAGTGTGTTATTAGGTAATGATACTGTACCGTCGGAGTTAAGGATAAGAGTCTCACCACCTGCTACAAGCCTGTCAGTTGTACCGCCACCGCCGCCGCCTGTGCTGAACAATGTCGATAATTCAACACCAGCGGAGAGGTATTTTCCGGTGACATTAAGATCGCCCTTCATTGTACCGCCGTTAGCAAATTGCTGAGCTACACTGCCGCCACCTCCACCGAGATCAAGAATACGTCTCGCATATGCTTTTACTTCATCTGTAATTTTAGCTGTCTGTGTCTCTACTTGTTGTGATATTAGTGTCTTAATATCATTTGGTTTTGTTACAGGCTTCTCTATCTTTTTTACTTTTTTATCGAGAGCTTTTAATTCACCGACATACTTTTTACCGGGCTTTGCTTCACTTGTTTCTTTTTCAACAGGTGCTTGTTCTTGATCAGCTATCTCTTCGCTTACTGTAGTAATAGGCTCATGGGCAATTTCTTCTTTATTATCATCTAATACAACAGGCTCTTCCTTGCTTTCCTCTTCAACTTTCGTTATACCGTTTTTTAAATTGTTGATGAACTCAAGAGTAGTAGCTTTAACTTTCTTCTCTTTATTAGTCTTAACAATATTTTGAAACTTATCAAGAAAGCTATCCAGCGGATCACCTTCAATTATGACACTTGTCTCATTAGCGATGGGCTCTTGTATCCCCTGAGGTTCGATCGCTGTTACAACTACAGGTACTTTGATGACTTTTTCCTGTACCTGTATTGCAGTTCTTTTTTCTTTCTCTTTTTGGATACTATCAGATAGAATGGAGAGAAATGAATTGAGAGAGGTATCCTCAATTTCAGTTTTTAACGGCTCTTCTACAGATTCAAGAATTGGCTCAATTACATTCTCTTCTTTCGCTACACTTACAGGTGTATCCGACATCTTTTCGACATTAGCCTTTCTGTAAAAATCGATGATATCTTCGGACATATAAATCGCTTTATTTATTTATATTGTTATCGACGATCATCAATTGTGAATTCAATCATATATGACTGAAAACGCATCTTTATGCGCACGTTTCAACTAATTTTGCTTCTGCTTCACGTCTTGTTATTAATCCGTCGAGCCCTTTTCCCTCCCAGATTCGCTTCATCTTACGTAACTCTTTTGCTATGCCCTTATAATCCTTCTTAGGAACAAGATCGCGTATATTTCTCATCTCTAAACGACTATCACCTGTCATTGATGTACCTCTATTAAAGACCAGAGATACCAGTGCACCGTATGCGTTATCACAAAGCTGATCAAGTCCAGGAAATGCCTTTTCAGCTAATTTAGCAAATTTCGGCCAGGTAAGTTTATCAAAGATCTCTTTTGCTTGATCCCATGAAACAACGATACCTGCTTCTCTTAATGTCTTTGTATACTCCTTACCTGCAGCACCTGTTTTACCACTAGCACCTTGAATTAATTTAATTTGATTATTATCTAAGAAATAGAATATTTTTGCTAATTCATCCTTTGTATAATAACCGCAATCAACTCCGATACCGATGGTCGGACCCGAGGCACCACCTGGCCAGGTAAATTTAGATAGATACTTGTCATAGTATGTTTTGCCTCCGCCGACCTCATACTCGAAAAGTAAATTTAGTGTTTCTGGTGATGGTGATTTCATTTTAAGGTATAGTCTTCGTCTTTAGTGTTTTGTGTCAAATTCTCTATTACTTCTTCTTTAATTGCTTCAACATTACCTTCTATTGATGCATCAGAGCTACTATTGTATCTTAAATCAACCGCAGCCTGTACACCAAGATAGGAAGCAATAATAATTGCAAATATCTCTATGGTTTTTGAAAATATTGTAACAAATGCTGCTACATGTTCAGGCAGAGTAATTGTTAATAGTATTGTAACGCTCGAATAGTAAAGTATGCCGAGCATCAAAACAGAAGTAAAAATAATAAAGAATTTTTTGGAAGACAGATGATTTGTTTCCTCCATCTTTCTTTTTAAATATTCAGGTGTACCGGGGGGTGCTTTTCCGGTCTGAAGAAAAGCGCTAGCACTTTGTAGGGTTCTTGTAATATTGTCTAGCCACATACATAGATATTTATCCAATATGCCATAGAACAGCTTTAGCTAGTTCATAGCCAAGTAATGCACTATAGAGATATATAGCAGTGCGAAGATAGGTCTTGCGTTGGTAATCCTCGTTGTACATACGATTAAAACAATAGGCCTAAAATAAAGCCTAATACAAATAGACCAATCGAAATTGCGACACGAGGATTCCGTGTTACCCAATCCTCGATTGAAGTCGCTATAGAAATAAAGGTCTTTAAGATTTTATCCATAATATTATTTATGGATAAAAAATAGTTTTTACTTAAAATAGAAGGAACCTACTGGCTCTCAAGTAGATATAGCCCACGATAATTACAAGTAATCCAATAATAATTACGTTACGCTTCCAAATTCCAGCTTCAAGCTTATATACTCTTGTCTGTAAAGTAGCTGCATTTTCTATAATTTTATCGCGCATCTCTTGTTGTTTGGCGAGCTCTTTTGCTGTATTTTCGTTACTCTTCTTTAGATTTTCATTATCTTTTTCTAACTGCTTCTTAATATCTCTATCTTTAAGAAGATCTTGATACTCTGTTGAACCAACGACAACAATTCTATCTCCCTTATATTTGTCTGGAACGAGTACAACCGCCGTTCTCTCTTTCTTCGGTCCATCCTTTACAATCTCTCCCGCCTCATATACAGGCTGAATGGGTATGCGACGCTTCGGTACCTTTACTAGCTTTGTTGTCTCATTGGAATAATAGTATGCCAAATCAACACGCTTATTATTAAGAGAATCAGAAGTTGCATAGACATTCTGGCTCAATGCCTCTGATTGCTTTTCGGTATATAAAGTACAAGAAGCAAGAAACAATACCGACAGTAAGAAGACCTTTTTCATACCTATAATTACTATAGTATAGAACGATTATCAACTATGTCTCTGATAATTTTTGTAGTTCTTTCTATAGTCATTTCACCAAAGAGTGTACTCTTAGGATGTATGCGCACATCCGGAAATTCTGGTACTTCATATGGTGAATCAATACCGGTAAAGTCCTTTATTTCACCAGCCCTTGCTTTCTTATAGAGGCCTTTTGGATCACGTTGTTCGCATATCTCAAGAGGTGTGTCAAGAAACACTTCAACAAATCTTGCACCGCAATATGTCTCTATAATATGTCTGGCGCTTGTTCTCATAGAACGAAGAGGAGAAATAACAGCAACAATAACGATTTCTGTCCTCTGATATGAAAGCATATTAGAGGCCATATATGTGACAGTGTTGACAAATTTCTCTCTATCCTGTATAGAATAACCGAGGGGCTTCTCTAGAGACGCACGAACTACATCACCATCGAGAAGACCGACCTTATATCCACTATTTTTATAAAATTGATAAAGAGAATTAGCTACGGCCGTCTTACCAGCTCCCGATAAGCCTGTTAGCCAAATAACAGTAGGTTTCATATTAAAAATCCCAAATATATAAATCTCTATTCTTTCTTTCTACGACTTCCTTCTCTTCTTTAAAGAGATGAGCATGACTCTCCCCTGAAACAATATCAAGCATAAAGCAAGTCATAGAGTCTATAATTTTATCAATCAACCAGAACATATTATTAATCGAGTGTTATATTATTCTCTTCCATAAGCTTATGAAGCTCATCTCGAAGTTCATAATAAGCAGCAATCTGTTCTTCCGTTGCATTATCATCAGCGTACTTGGTTTTAGACCTCAAAAACTGATCTAAGTCCCAAAGTACAGAGCGATATTTGCCAGCATTGACTGCTTGTTCGAAATCATATTGCTCTTCGTTTAAATCAAATTCTAGGATTGCTTTTGCCATATATTTGTAATTTTAAGCTCTTCTATTTGTTTTTCAAGCTTTATTATTTTCAAAGCTAAATCAGAAGCAGCTTCTTCCCAAGACTTTTCTTCTTTGTTTTCTTTGCATTTATTACAAGGGCACTGCCACTTGTCTGTAGAAGAAGTAGTTACTTCAATCTTATTAAAATAATCGAGAACATCTTCACCCTTGTCAAACTTCTCTTCTAAATTCTCAGCTGTTGTTTCTGCATACTCAGTAGCTCTCTTCAAAAGCTCTTCAGCACTAAACTCAATTTCCTTATCAATGTAAAGTACTTTATCATATCCTCCCCAATGAAAAGGATACATAGGGTGTTTTTGAGGTTCTTTAGCATAAGCATCTTGATAATATGCATCATCTTGAGCTGGTTGAAAATATGTCTGCTTTTGAGACTCTTCCTCTTTCTCAATCATAAGCCCATCCTTACAGAACCCACAGCCTCCCCAATAATTGGTATCATGAGCTACTTTATACTTGCAATGATTGCACTCATAGTACTTTTCTGTCTTTGCTCCGTTTAATTTATTCCAGTCTTGAGACTTCTTTAGCTCATTAACTTCATCATCTTTTTCAATTACATAATCAATAATATCTTCCTTGAGCTTTTTAACTTCAGCTTTCAGTTCATCTCTTTCCTTAAGAAAATTCAAACAAGTATTCGCCACAAACCCTCCAAGAGGAGCATCATCATGATCCCTGACATAACTATCAACCTTATCCCACCAGCTCTGAACAGTCAATTGCTCCTTCTTCCATCTCTTGAGTTGCTCGATCTCCTTATTAGCTGCATTGAGCTGATGTTTGTATTCATCTCTTTGTTCAGCACACTTTATGTAGTCATTATGAATAATCTGAATCTGAGCATCCTTATAGGTGAGACCTCCTTTATCAAGAAGAGCTGCTTTCTCTTCAATTAGCTTTACATTCTCTTCTTTAAGATGTCTTAACTGTAAAATTTCCTTCATAAGCTCATCTACAGCATCTGCCTTTTCATCATATAATTCCCTCCATTTTACAGAACATACTTTCCAGTTGTCTATCTCAATCTTTAATTGAGCATTTTCTTGTCTAAGTTTTACAGCTGCATTATGCTCCTCTGTTCCATCTTCTTCAATAGAGTTGAGCTGATCCTTGAGCTTCTTGTTCTCTTCATAGAACTTCTCTGCTTCACCTCTAAGGTGCTCTACAGATTCACTGAGCTTATTAAACTTCTCGATAAGCTCCTGTACAGTAACATCTTTACCTTCAGCATCTTTAATAACAGTTGACCAAGACCAGGATGGGTATAAATTACCTGATTCTGTTCGTGTGGGTGTTGAAAAGATATTGAACATATTTAGAATTATAGAGCAAAGCAGAGGAAAGTCAAATAAATAGTTTAGATGTCCAATATTCTAGTCATTTCAGACATTCATCTAGGAAGCCCTGTATCAAAGGTCAAATCATTGGCCAAGGTTCTAAAGAATGAAAAGTATGGTCATTTAATTCTAAATGGGGATGTGTTCGATAATCGCTATCTTCATAGATATAAGAAAAGACATTGGAACATTCTGAGTCTATTAAGAAAGATAGCCAAGAAGAAAAGAGTAACATTCATTATT